TACCTCAAGGAGGCAACTATCTTAGTAACTCTTTTTAAAGAGCTGCTAATTGTGATAGTGACTCAGAGAAATCTACTCCTGCAATAACAGGCTCTAGATCTTCTACTTTAACTTCGTTCATTACAAAAGCTTTACTAGCCCAAGTCTTAGAATTGACTGCTGCATATTGATTACTATCCATTAGGTTAGTATTATCAAAACAACTGTTAATAGTTCCTACTTCAAGACCTCTCATGATAGCCTCATCCATAAACTTAACCTTCTTGCCTACTCTAGCAAAGACTGTTAACCAATGGTCAGTTCCAGCAGGATTAAACTCTACAGTTAGTAAAGCTCCTCTTTTAAATGCGTTAAGTAATCTACCTGGATTCTCACTATACATTTTATTCTCTCTATCAAATCTTACTTCATTACAAGTTGGATATCCAGCTCTACATTTAGAAATAAATCTAAATTTACCAGTTCTACCGTCGATGAAGTTTACTGTTCTTAAGTCCTTGATTGTGTTGATAATTTCTGTCATAACCTCTATTTGTTTTTATTTATACTTAAAGATACGAAATATTACTCGGGGAGGCAACTTTTCCCCGAGTTATTACCGAGATTTATTCTTGGTCGGTTAAATTTTTATTGTATACTAAGTTGTATATATCGTCGGCGAATTCGGGTGTAATCGAATTAGATTCTAATAGAGATTGAGTAATTTTTTTGATGTTGTCGTCGGTGTGATAAATTGGTTGAATCATATGAGAATAAATTAAGTTAAGTATGAAGAGAGTATATCTCTCTTTCTTTAATACTTAAAGATAAGAAGAATATTCCGGAAAAGCAACTACTTACTAAGTTATTATCCAAATATTTCTACTCTAATATCTTTCATCATTTCAAATCCTAGCTTATCTAAGTGAAACCTTCCTTCAGAAACCATTCTATCCCAACCACAGAAGTAAACTAATGGTTTATCATCCATCACATGAATATCATTAAGGTAATGCTCATGGACGTGTCCTTTTTTATATCCTAGTTTTTTCTCTTGAGACAGTACAGGAATATATTCAAAGTTAGGCATTTGTTTAGCTAAGAATTCAAACTCTTTTCTATATAATATATCTTTATGAGTTCGAGTACCGAAGAATAGTTTAATGCTCTTAAATTTTATATCATTATCATATAAGTAATTGACCATTGAACGAAAAGGACTTACTCCTGATCCAGTAGATACAAACATAATATCTCTATTCATAATGTCTTGAGGTAGTGTAAATATTCCCATAGGACCTCTATAAAGAAATTCGTCTCCTATCTCTGCTTCCAAGAATAAGTAATTAGACATATGACCTCCTTCAAGATAAGTTATAACTAGTTCGAAGTTATTACTACCGTCCGGCCATGAAGCAATGGAATAGTTTCTAACAACTGAGCCATCTGCTCCAGGCTTAGCAACTAACTGTAACAATTGCCCGGGTACATATTCTAGTTTCTCATACAAAGGTGATTCAAATATGAACCTCCAGTTCTTATCTGTCTCTTTTATAATCTTAGTTAAGATTGCTACATTCATATTAGTAATCGTTTTTAAATATCTCTTTCAAGAAATTATAAACAAATATAGACAGTGATAAAGGCCATAATACTATATGGTATACTCTTTCATTATTAGTCCAAGGTTGACCTAATCTTCCTTCTAAGTTATTAGTAGTCCATGTCTCTAAAGCCATAGAGTATATTACTCCTATAATAAAATAAGTTGCTATTGCTAAAATCATATTTATTCTTTTTTAAAAGCACGAAACGTACAAGCATTCCTTCCATTAATAAGAGGCATACCATGTGTATCGTATGTTATTGAGTCTACTTTAACTTTCTTATTCTTAAACCTTCCAGTTAAAATATAGTCTCCTGTTTTTATTCCTTGTAATTTAACCATTCTTAATAGCTTTAGTTATGTGTTTAGCAAACTTATGACCACCTGCCCATCCCCAATGTCCATCTTTAATCTTACCTTTTGTCTCTTCTTCAATACTTGAGAAGTCTCCTACTATCTCTACTAAATTCCAAATATGACATTTAATACCTTTTGTTTCTAGGTAATCAGTAACTAATTTAACTCTTAATGTATCTTCCACTTTAATTAAGTTGTTATTAGGTACTTTATAGTTACGATTAAAGTTAAGCATAGCTATAGATAAATCCTCTGTCTCTCTACCGTATAATTCAGTTAGCCTATGTTTAAATCTATCTGGGGGATAGATGTTTTCAAAGTTATTACTAATAGTCTGGCAGTAAGTAGGTCTGGTTATATCTCCGTTTATGTTTACCGGTTCTAAGCTTTCTCTAGTAGCTTTATCTACTATGAAATCAGTACGTTCTGTCCAGCCGATTGAATAGAGAATTGTATCTCCTTCTTTAAACTTATCTAAATCAGCTAAAAACTTCATAAATACTATATTATTAGATAGTCCACCTATTCCCCTATTTACTACGTTAGCATTAAGATTTTTACCAACTATATCTACCCAGAATTTAAACTTAAGAGGGTTAGGAACATCTATTTGGGTTTTACCATCGTCTTTAACTAATGGTACTCGAGTTCCATCTCCAGCTGTAAAGCTATCTCCGTATGTATATAATTTAATCATCGGTCTCTTCTTTATACTCATACCATGAAGGGTTAGGTAGTTCTGAATAGTGATCCCATAAACCTCTTTTAACGATTTCACTTTCTTTACCTATTTCCATAGAACCTGAATTGCTACTAGTATGAAACATAATGATAAACTTACAACTGTTTTAGTATTTATTCCTTCACTAAAGTGATGGTTAAGTAGTATTGCGTATAGTATCATACCTATACTAAATCCTATGAACCTTGCTGGCCATAGTAGTCCATCCATTCCGGCAACTGTATACTTAGTTCCGTAAATATAGAAATAAGATAATCCTATACCTGCAGCAGCTACTAGGAACTCATTCTTTCTGAACCAATCTGTGGTCTTTAAAAACTGACCATTTAATTGGTAGAATGTTATAAAATGAGCTCCTAGAAAAAATAGTATACCTATTGCTAAACTTTTACCGTTTACCATACTATGCATATATTACTAACTTAGTATTAGATTCAGTACTTAATAGAGTACGCTTTTTAGCTCTCCCAACTGGTCTCTTACTTAATTGTTCATACTGATACCCATCCATCATGATGTGCATTCCTGGCATTACTAACTCTTGAATTCTAGCGTTGATTCTTGTTGCTTTAACAAAGAACATTTGTGTTGGTTTTTCCATAACTTTTATTTTTATTATTTATTTCTATAAAGATACGAAATATTATTATCGTATCAAACTGTCTGCTATTAATTGTTTAAACTTTGTTGTAGACCAACCGTGACTTCTATCTAAATAATGAATAGGAACCTTTAAATTATCTCCCGTAAATGGTTTGTTTATGTAGTCATCTCCTAAGAATCTAACATCAAACTCACCCATTTTAATAAGGTCTAAGAGCTGCTCTTCGTATGTATAACGTACTACGTCATTAACATATTTCAATGAAAGCAACATATCTTTACGTTCTTCTACGCTAAGGATAGGCTTTAACTTAGATGGTCTTTCTATGGAAGGATCGGTATGAAGTAACACAACTAAGCAATCACACTTTGTTCTCATCTCTTTAAACATTGCTATGTAGCCTGGATGTATTACATCAAAATTACCTGCTATAACTCCTTTCATATAAGTTTGTAAAATACAATTCCATAACCTATAATTAGGTTTAAATTTACTGCTACTAAGTTCCATTGCTTAGCTATCCATACTTGAGGAAGACATAATAATGCTCCAGCTAAATAGGTATATACTCCTATATTATCATAAGGTAGGAGGTAGGGAGACAGCATAATAAATGCTGTTCCCATATAACCTACTCTGTTTGCTAATCTCTCTATTGGTGTTAGCTTTCTAGCTTTTACTAATAGGTTGATAAACCTAGTTACTAATTTCTTACTCTTCATTATATTAATGCTGTTGCTAATTTAAACAATTCTTTATTGACACTTAAGTCCTTTTCAAAAGATTTAATCTTACGTACCTTCCTTACTTTAGCTCCTTTTAATGCAGCGTGAAACTCTCCTTGAGTAATCTTCTCTTGAACTACGTTAAATACTTTCCAAAGACTATCTCCTTCATCTTCTTTTCTCTTAGGTTCTAAGATATCTACAATAGTTTCTTCATCATATTCGAACCCCTTAGCTTTATCTGAGCCAATTTTAATACCGGCTCTTACTAGCATTGCATCTACTGCTAACTTATTCTTTTCCTCTTCAGTAAGAATTCTATTTCTCATACTGTTTAGTACCTCTACCTTGTTAGGAAGATCTTTAACTGCAAGTGATACAACGTCTCTTAGCTCGTTAAACGTATACCCTTTATGCTTTATTTTGAAATCAGAAAACTTCTCATCAGCTACAACTAATCCATTCGAACAAACTAGTCTAAAAATACCAACTGAGAATTGAAATGACTGTAAACCATCGTGAGAGTTTGTCATAATAATACGTGGGAATGCATTATCTCCATCTGTACTAGTAATTTGGATATCAGGATTTTGAAACGATACCATGTGTTTACTAAAGATTGTACTGTCACCTCTTTGCTTTCTTTGTGCAGCAGTCACTGGTTTCCAACCTAGTTTATCTAGATCATCAATAATAGTTTCCGTATTAACAAACAGATACTTTCCACTAACATCAGGGTTAGTAGGAGCTTCAGCGAATGCTAATGGACAAACTTCTTTTACTTGCTCTTTGGTAAGGTAAGAGTCTAAACCTTTTTGAAAATTTTGAATCATAATTATAACCGTTTAATTTTATTTATAATATAAAGATACGAATTAAAACGTTGTGAGGCAACTAATTTAGTGACTTTATCCAGTTACTTGAAAATAAATCTGTACCGCTAAAGTACTCGTACATCTTTTCGCCAGGAGATAATATAGGTTTGTAACCTTTTTTTATTCTATCATCTCTAAAGTAACTATTAACTTTAAGGGCATAGTCTTTTCCAAAGTGTTTTACTATATGACCTATAAGCATAGCTTGTACCCATGCTATAGTTTTATTTGATCCTCCTACATGCCAGAATTTAAACTTATCTAAATTCAAATTAGCTTTAAACTTTGATTCGTAAGGAATAGTATGTGACATTGAATGAGGTTGGTGACAGGAATTACAGTAAGCTTCATGCCAAAATGTTAAAGGAAAAGAAGGAAGAGATTCATTAGTAGCTGTAGAATTTTTAAGTTCATTATAGAATGAGCATTTGACTGGATCATCTTTAAACAATACGTGAGTATCTATCTTAGTATCTTCTGCTCTAATTTGCCATTCTTGGTATTCTTTTGACATCGCTTTAAGGTACGTGTGAATACATCCTTGCTCTATAAAACAAGATAGTTCCCAAGGAGCTTGTTTTTCGTAATCTACTATTATACTTTCATAAACCTTTTCTACTTTCTCTATAACAGCACTGAAAGTTTTTACATCGTTGACCTTTATTATATTCATATTAGGTACTGTAGATGCATCGAAGTGGTGTATTGGAAAGTCTAATTTGGATAGGTTCTGCTGGTAGTAACTTATAAATCTGTAATAGGCTTGGTTAGCTTGCTGATACCATTCATCCTTGTTAAGATGGTTAAACATATTAGGAAGGCTTAAACGTTTCTTCTTTGGTTTCTTCTTTACTATTGGTTGATCTATATGCGAGAATAAAAAAGGTTGTTCCGGAAATGTAGGAGGCTCAATAACCATAGAGTCTAAGTCTAAATGTAAAAATGGCTCTGTTTGAGCTTTCATAGCTTTTAGCTTAGGCATTGCAAAAGCTTTAGCTTCTTCTTTAGATAATACTTCTGTATCTATATTAGTATATGGAATACCTATTTCATTAAATACCTTTTTACATACTTCATTTGTATAGATATTCGATTCACCATAATGCTTATTAATTAATAGAGAAGAAAGCATACTAACATACATCTCATCCTTTAGTGGTTGAAATTTATTTGGACTATTATACGGTATGTAACTCTGTATTACTTTCATTCAGTCATAATCTTACATGCTTCTAATAGCTTCCATGTATCAATACACTTATCTGTTTCGCCTCCTTTTTCGTGATAGAAATCTAGGCACGACTGTAATGCTATCGTCCATTGACTCTGTGGGAGAGTAATTTCATATGCTAATTCTACATCATCAAATGAAATATTAAATAATTCAGCTTGTTTCTTTTGATTAGTAAGAGCTTTTTCTACTCCTAAAACTATACCATCAGTAACTTGTGTATTCTTTTTACGGAATAAAGTTTCGAATTCTTCAGTACTTGAAAATTTTAAATTTATCATCCTATAGTAATTGTTTCTTAGTATTAAACCAAATTATCAGAGCTTCTCTCTTTCCAGTTATTACCTCTTTAACCTCATGTAAGTTATCATGTCCGTTAAAATTTATATAATCTCCATTTGAGTATAGTCCTCTATCTATACCCTCTATAATAGTTTCTCCTCCTTCAATAGCTCCTTCAAGTATTAAAATTGTAGTCTGAGTTGAGCTTTTTACATCTTTATGAGGAAGAGATTTGTCTCCTTTAGAGTAACTAAGTTTATAAAATGTATCTACTACCCAATCAGGTTTGCCAAATTTACGTACTAAGTAATCATTGAACAGTTCGTTCTCTGTACTATAATATTTTTTTGTACAATCTATAATATCTACTCCTTCAAAGGGATCAACTACATAAGGATGTTTAGAGCTGAATCTTCTCATCTCTTCATCAGATATATTAGGAGTCCTATCTAATGTAATCTTAATAATTGCTTTGTCTTCGTTACTTAATTTACCTTTATTTATCATTATTCTCTTGATCCTGATTTCTTTCTAAACTCTAATGACTTAGTGCTATCGATAACCTTTTGAGTATTCTTATAATATACCTCTCTATTAGTTAGAGACATATAAACTGGTCCATCAGTAAAGTTTACAGTTCTCATAGGAACATCACTAAAAGACATTCCATGCTTTGGTTGCTGTATAGGTTGTCTATATTGTCTAGGACCATCATAAGATCTAAATACCATAGAAGTTACTCTATGCCATCTATCTAATTTATCCATCCATATTTCTAATACTGCTTCCGTAGGGAAGTCATATCTTAGCTTCTCAGTATTTCCACCTTTTTCTGCCATAACCTTTATTTTTATTATCTATTACTCTGTAAAGATACGAAGATTATCTGTATGCTCCAACTGTTTATACATAATATCTGCTAACATTTTTTGAGTACCTTTGTCAAAATGTTTACCATCAAACCTTCTATACTGATATGCTTTTGTTAACTTAGAAGTAAACGATTGTTGCATAACTAAATATGGAATCATCTCCATATAGTATGGATTAGTAGCAGGATTGTATAACTGTGTAGGGTATGAATCTACATGAAAATATAACATCTTACCACCTCTATTTTCAATGAAGTTTTTAATAGAGATAATATCTAAAGCTAATTGTTCTAGAGTAACATTTTTAAGTTGTTGTGATCTAGGAGGAGCTTCATATGTAAGTATGTTACTTGGTTCAGTAATACCTACAAGTACAGTTGCGTTTGATAGATCCATATTAATTGGATCACCTTTCCAGAAAGGCTCTTTTAAAATTCTTCTGTAAAGATCTTTATTACTTATAGCATCAAAAGATATATTCTCATACTCTATGTTTATTTTATCAGCTAACAACTTACCCCAGCCGAACTTCTCTCTTATAGATGTCATTTCATCCTCAGCTGGAGTGCCAATAATTTTAGGAGCCATAGCTTGTACGAATTCCTGAGCAAGTTTAGGTAAATTCTCTTGACCTTGTCTAATAGTTCTTAACCATGAATGTTGATTAAACTCTATTGGTACTGGACCTATAAATTTATATAGATCAGGCCACTCAGTTCCAAAACCTGCACAATGACTATCTCCTAATAATATTAACCTTTTCTTATTCATTTTATTAATTTATATTTAATCTATACTTACTAAACTGTACCATATAAGAAGTAATTTTTACTCCATTACCGTCTTTTCTTACAGTACCATTCCTAAACCATTTCTTTACACTACCAGCTCCTCCTAAATGAGCAGCAGCTAATAATCCAGATTCAGTAACTAATACACCGTGAACTATTTGTCCGTTATATTTTTCAATATACTTACGCAGTGATCTTTTATTTCGTATCAAAAGTTGTTGCATAGCATATTCTTGTAACTTAGGGCTACTTAAAAAAGCTTCTGGAGATACTTTTATTTTTAGGGTCTTTAGAGTTGATTTACCAAATTGGTATTTACCCATGTAACCGTATCTGTTTACAATATCGTATCTATTACCTGATTCTCTATGTCCAAGAGCATCTAAGAACTCATTGTGGCCTTTTACTTTTATTTCTATTTTGACTAGTAATGGTGAATCTATTACTAAGGGTTTAATTGGTTTAGGTTCTAACTCTGTAATTGGAGTTAGCATAAAGGCAGGTCTCATCGATGGAGCAAATGCCATAACAGCTGTGATCATAATTAGAGCAACAGGTATTAAAATTATTTTTTTCATATTAAAGTTTTAGTTAAAATAAATCTAGGAAAGATGTACCTATATCTTTCTCTCGTAACAATTCGTTACGTTCGTGTTTTCTGACTAAGTCATCAGCAACACGTCTCTCTAATGGTTTCTGCTTTTTAAACGTTGATAATTTGTTTGTTCGCTTTTTTGCCATGATAATAAATAGGGTTATTGTCTCGATATAAACTCATCTCCAGGTTTAGAATCATCATACAGACCTAATTCCTTAAGGTGGTTAATAGTATGATCATCCATTTCCCATTCAAATTCATCTTTAGATTTATCTACATAATGTTCCATAGCATCTACTTCTTTATCTGATATAGCTGATTTAGCGTATAGGAAAGCACAGTTATAACATAAGAACTCTAAATTCTCTAAGTGCCAGTTCTTTCTATTACCGTCTTTATGGTTTAGTATAATTGGTACCTTAGTATCATGCACTCTTCTTTCTGAGAAAGTACAATGGTTACATTGCTCTTCTATTAAACATTCCTGTATAATTCTAGTTTTAACCTTCTGAGGGTCGAAATGTTCTATTGGAACTCTTCCTTCTAGTAAATCTATAAGAGGAGGTTGGTTACCTTTATTACTTAAGAACTTAGGTATCCCTTTACCTTCTTGGTTCTTATGAACTTCCAATAGAGCCTCACCATCTTCATCCTTATACATCTTAGCGTACTTCTTATAATGGTTATAAGAGACATGAAGATATCTGGCTGCTGCCATATTAGAACGAGTCATCTTCATCGCTCTTAATATATCTTCTTTAGGAAGTATTTTGGAAGGTCTAGCCATTAGTAGTCTATTCCGGAAATGCCATGCTGAGTATCATCTACTTGAGATTGAACTTCAGATTCGCTATCCAATATGGTTATGAGAGTTTCTTTTACTGATTGGGATACTGCTAACTCACTATGTTCTGGATCGTTCTCATAAGTTGAGTTAATCTCTAAGGTAGCTTGCTTATCGCCTCTAAGTTCAGCATCTTTAAGTGCTAACAATCTAGCTTTACCAGCATCCATAATAATAATATCATTGTACGTATGGTCGCCAGTACCTTCTACTGTAGTAATACCTACCACTGACTCTACAGTCGAACAATTAACACAGAAATTATATCCGTATTTAGTCTTTCTTAGTTCAGGGTAGTCTTCTTGGCACTTAGGACAAGGAATCATCTTTAAATTTTCTAACATATTTATAACCTTTATATTTTAATTATAGTTAAATATACGAACATTTAAGTTCATAAGCAACTAATAGTTTAATTGATTGCCTGTAAAGCAGTCCATACATCATCGACTGTTTTAAAGTTTACGACTTTTTCTTGTTTATCTTTACCTACTTCTATTGTAATTGTTCCGTCCCATTCAGGATCAGGCAGCAATTGATAAAGATAGCACTGTATTAATGCTTGTTGTTCTTTATTAAAAGCCATTTTAATTAAGTTCTCTATTACATCGAAGAACTTATCTTCGTATGCAGTTACATCCATTCCTATTTCATCTTGAAGAAAGTCTCTTCTATCTTCAATCTCTCTAAGACCTTGGATAACTGCTTTAAAACTTTTTTTATCCATATCTTCTCTGCTGGGTTGTACTTGTTTTATCCTAAACTTAAGAGGATGTCCTATATCATGAAATACTTTTCTGAGTTTTTTTATTGGTTCCGTCATGCGCTTTTACTTTGAAAATTTTTTGAAATTCTGATAGAATTAAACCTTTTCTTCTTGCGAAGATGCTTGTAGCTTCATCTATTGTTTGCGCTTTAGACTTAGCGATGATCTCTTGAGAAGGATCACTTACCGAATAATATCCGTACGACCACGACATATTAGACAGCTGGTTTTTCAAGTTCAGGTGCAGCATTAGGATTCTGTCCTGATAATGCTTTCCTTATTATCTTGTCAAAGTATTCAATATAAATAAAGAATCCAATAATAGTCTTATCTTTTAAGTTTCTATCTCTTTCGACTCTTAACTCATACTCTCCTAAACCTTTTTCTAGTCTAGTTTCTAATTCAATAGCAATATCATTCTGTTCAGTAGGTGTTATCTTACCGAAAGTAGTTGGTAGAAATTGAACCTTTACTCCTTTTTTCTGTGGATCTTCGTTAGTGTCCACTTTAAGTACAAACGTATGACCTGCAAATGTTACTTTGGCAGCTTCGTTAAGTACTTGTTTTACTATTTTTTCTAGTTGTTTCATATTATAAAGATAAGAAATAAAATTCAGTTATACAAATAAATAGCTTGTTATTATACTATCCAAATAGCATTGCTTTACTATTCGTATTGTTTTCGTTTATTACATTCCACTTGGCAACTGCTCTATTTCTAGACCATTGGTCAATTGTCCACTGTAATCTGTCTGTTTCGAATGTGACTCTCTCTTTAGAGCCGTCCATCATTTTAAATTCAACTAAGTACTTCTTCATAATATTTTATTATTTCTATTTTTAAATTGCCTAAGGTGAAAGTACCTTTGGACTGCTCGCTTTGTTTTACTATGGCAGCTAATTGCATCAGGTATGTAAAGTCCTGCTGGTTAAATGTCTTTCCATCTATTGTTATAAATATAGCGTTTTGCTTCTCGTTGTCAAGTGGAAGTAACTTTCGTTTCATATCCATTATGCTAACCTTCTGCTCTTTATCAATATACTCTTTATAGTCTAAGTCACTATATAATGTATCACACCAAGGTTCTAATGCTTCTAAGAGCTGTTCGTTACCATTATGTAATATAATTCCTCTATCAAACTTAGGATTTATAGTTGGGTATTGGTACTCATCATTCTGTATCCAATCACCCCACTTACGTATGTACTCTTTACGGCAACGTTCCATAGTATCTTTATAGTCTGAGTTCTCTATACCAACTCCAGCATTCCATTTATGACCTCTACAAGTCATATGATAACATAAAGCATCTCTAGATTGAATCATTTGATAACCTGCTTGAATCCATCTGTTAAATATATCAGAGTCTTCATATCCATAAGGAGCAAATCTTTGATCATGTCCTCCAATACTTAAATGATCTTCTTTATATAACATCCAAGGAGCAAAGATACCTTTAGTAGTAATACCAATTTGCTTATTGCTATGGTCTTCTACAAACTTCTCAAATAGATCCCATTTAAAGTCTTCAGCTTCCATACCAAAGTCTCTTACTATCTTCTCTTTACCGGCAGGATGGATTGGTGGCTCTATTCTAGTAGCACAAACTATACTCAAAGGCTTCAAATGCTTTAACATATTTTCAAAGTATCCTGGACCTATTATCATATCTGAATGTAATATAGAGACAATAGGAGTATTAGCCATCTTCATACCCTCGTCGTACCAGTGTGTATGCCCACGTCTCTCCTTAGCAATATGAAATGTTAAGTCCTTATTAACTAATGTACCTAACCATTCAGCTGTACCGTCAGAGGATGCATCATCAATTATAATTATATCAACATCTTTAGCATACTTAAGTAAACTACTGTAAGTGTTCTTTAGATGCTCTAATGTATTATATGATGGTATTATTACTGTATGCCGCATATCATTCCGTATTCGTTCTTTTTAGGCATTCCGCCCCATTTCTTATAAAATTTTTGAGCATTTATTTGCTCATGTTTACTTTGTCTAGCTGAGGTCTTATTATCATTCTCTTCTAATCTATGTGAACCTCTTGCACCGAAGTGCCATACTACTGATTTAGTAGGCATCATAAACTCTACTCCATTCTGTATCATTCTCCAAAATAGATCATAATCATCCCAGCTTGTAGGAGCGAATTGAGGATCATTACCTCCTGTTTCGTCCCATACTTCTTTCTTAACCAATCCAGATACTCCTTCACCTTTAGGTATCATAAAATCATTCATCTTAGCTAACTCTTTAGCATACTTGAACATAGCATGTTGGTTAAAGTCATCATGATATGCTCCGAATGCTTCTTTAGGAACAAAATGAGTACCGGGTCTATCTGTATCGTTAAACATATTAGGCTCTATTCTAAAAGAATTAACCCATAGTTTTTTATCTTCATTATCATCATGCACCTTCATTAATTCTAAGTCCCAGTTAGGAGTTACAACAAAGTCTGAATGTAAGAAGTTAATGTATTCTGTCTCTACTCTTTCAGCACAGAAGTTCATTCCTCCTCCTATACCTTTTGGCTTATCGTTTGTATCTATATAATAGGTTACGTCGTAGCTCTCAGCAAAACCCTTTAGCCATTCATTAGTTCCGTCGGTACAATTCTCTGCATGAATAATAAATGGAGCGTCTTTCCAATATGAATGCTGCCTTACAGATCTTATAGCAAGCTTAAGGTACGGTAAGTTGTTATGTGTACTAATACAATGTGTTATCATAGTTCTGTTAAAAATTTACTCATAGCTGCTATACTAGCTGTTTGATAGTCTTTAAATACTTGATCGTTTCTAGTAGCATCTGTTCCTATACGCTTACTAGGATGTTTATAGTTATGTCCTTTCAATCTAGAAGTAACACATAATTGTATTATTTCTTTCTTTCTACAATACTCCTCAAAGCAAGTATCTTCTCTAACAAAATGCATGCCTGGTGCTATAAATGGAGTATCGAATCCTGAAGAGATACAAACTAAGCTTCCATCTATCTTAAGAGGAACTTGTTTAATATTTATGTCACCAGCCTCGTCGTTAAATTTATCTAATTCTTTCTGAGATATATAATCCTTATATTTTAAAGGTGCTTCTAATAATTCTATACAGTCTTCTCTATGATCTGAGGTACATTGACAGGGCTTACTATATCCTTGAAGCTTATCATGAGTAACTATATCCCAAGAGTTATCCCACATAGGTCTTGAAGCAAACGTTACTACATGCTTAACAGGTACTTGTAATGCTCCTAACACAGCAAAGAAGTCTCTCGGCATTAGACAATCAGACTCTCCCCATACAGTATACTTTGCATCTACATCGTATATTTCTCTTCTCCAATCAGCTATATTATAGAATGGATCTTTATCTGTCTTAATAGTTAATTCCGGATTAAACTCCTGCATTAGTCTATGAGTCTCAAACTTGTTAAAGAAGTCTCTAGGGGATGCATGCTTAGGTTTTTCTATATAAGTCTGTTCGTTATAACAGATCTTAATTTTAACCTCAACAGCTGGTGCTGACTTAATAGCTCTGTATATAGAGTCCCAACATTCTTCTATAATGTTAGACTCGTACCACATATGGTGTAATTGTAATAGTATCATGTCCAGTTGCTTTGTAATATTATTCCGTTATAATTTTTAGATATCTTATCCTTATCGAACCATTGGTTAGTGACTTCGAAATCATATAACTCTTTCCAGTGATATACTTTAAAGAATGGACCGCAAGGTATAATTGGTATAGGTCTAACAGCATGTAGATACTCACCATACGTTAATGTCTCTCTAAAATGAATACCATATTGACTCTTCATAGCTAAACAAAACTCTTCCATCTTAATATTATTAACCTGAAGGTATGTTCGCTTGAAGCTATCGATTACTTCTCTATTCCATAGATGAGGATTAGGACCGTAGTCGTATATCTTATCTCCTTTACCGCCAAAGATAGTTCTATAAGCTCTTACTGCTTTAGCGTAACCTGTATTATTATAGTCTCCTCCTTTAAGTAACGTTTCATACTCCATCATTTGCTTATTCTCATACATAATAGTATATGGAATATTATCATACGCAATGAAGTCTTTTATGTAAAATGGTTTAATAAAGTAAGCATCTGAGTCTAATATAAGAATATTATCTGCAGGTATCTCATCGAAAGCATGAAGCTTTATTAACATTTGGTCTTCCCATCCTCCTAGTTGATTCTTAATTTTATATATCTCTTCATCAGATATAAAAGTATACCCTTCATCACCTATAAGGTCTTCAAGCATTCCTTCTTCTAACTTAGGACAAGATATAAAGAAAGGTATATCATCTTCATTCCATTGCTCTATTGAGTCTAATAGTCTCTTTACTCTTTTAAAGTCTCCTTTATATGTCTTACAGTATAGTGCTAATTTACAATTCATCTATATTTATTCGTTCAAACCTATTATCCGCTGGGTTACTCTTAGACAAGATACGAACTTTTATTTTATTATCCAAGAACCAATCGTACATTTCTTTAGTACAATCGATAGTTTCTTTTAGTTCTAAATAGTCTGGTCCTCCATCTGCTTTTATTTTATACAGTTCATGAGCATGTTCTTCATGCCAAGCATCACCTAACTTGAATCCCTTCTCAGGCTCAAATTTAGATAAGTCTCCTATGTCCCATCCAATAGTAACAATGTCTTTACATCCTAAATGTAATGCTAAAGGGAAGCCTGACTCATACATAATACCGGGACCCCATATCGCTTTACCTTCTCCATATGCTTTCCAGTTATCAAACTCTCTACTAAATGCAGTTGTTTGTTTCATCTGTATCCATGGAGTAGAGTAACAAGGTATTAATATATCAGCTGGTGACTTCCATTCGTTCTGAATTCTATTAATTTCGTATGGCATATTCATTGCTGTTAACTGCCAATGTACAATCGTATCTTCGTTATGATATTCATATGGTTGGTAAGAATAGCAAGACATTAAATGAAACGTTGCTACTTCTTTAACATACTCATAGGATTGTTTACATGCTATTACTAGTTTACCTTCTAGCTTTTCAAGTAACTTAGATCTATCTAGCTCTGTTAGTGAAGGTCCGGCAGTAATTAAGTATGCTGTTTGATCTTTAAACTTATCTTTGAGTAACTTAATTCTTTCGTAACTGTCTTCAACTTTATATATTTCCTTCTTTAAACTCATTGTATAGTATTTCTCCTACTTTAAATTGCCATTCATAATCTATATCGAAAGCTTCTAGTTCAGCCATAGGGAATAACTTTATACCACCTTCTCTCTCAAAGTCTCCCATGAACCTGTCATCCTTTATTATATCTAATCGTGAAGCGTATAAGACATGAGCTGCTTCAGATGTAGGTTCTACAACTTTAGTGTTCATTATTGTTTGACTTTCAGGCCAAGGAGTAACTAAAGAGCCTTCTTTATTCCAATAGTATTGTTTCTTCTCCATTACAGCAAATAAGTTCTCTTCATCTTGCAGAACTAGTTCATTGTAAAACTCTCTAATTGTTTCTGGTTTGAGAAGTGGATTACATCCAGATACTAACATTACATATTTGTAATTATTTGGTAGCTTATCATGCCATTCGTATATCTTCTGCAATGAGTTATCATTATTAGCCGACTCATGACTTCTATTGAAGATATTAACTCCCTGCTTCTTAGCTATTTCTACTAACTCAGGTTCGTATACTGAAGCCCATATATGTTCTTGTTTACTTGGTAGTGCTTCTTTGATCTTCTCTAATACTAAATCATATAGAGTAGTATCGGCGAATGGCCTTATCATCTTTTGTGGCACCCTTTGACTGTTTAGTCTAGCTTGTACTACTATTGCTATCTCATCTAATCGTTTCATATATATCTTTTGATAATGGAAAATACTTCTTACTAAGCTCAGTACCTAAATTATAATCTAATCCTTCTCCTAAGTTCCTAAGTCTATTATTATCTTCTAAAGAAGCTAAAACTGTATAGGCATCTACAAATACATTTACAAACGAATGAATTGAATCATTCCAATCTCTTCTAGTATCAGTATCTTTTAATCCTACTCTACCTGAGAATGCATGAGCATTACTAAATTCTTTATTGAATCCATCAAATCCTACAAAATTAACTTTACGAGCTCTTGTTGCTTGCATAGCTAATAGTATCATTCTAAATGTAGCTCCTGATTTTTGAGCTGGATTATACTGAACTTCACCTAAGTCTATATTCATTGCAAGAATAGGAGTATCTATATACTCTTTGAATGCTATGAACTCATCTGATTTTTCTTTATTGTTCCTAAAATGCTCTGGTTCGTAATATACGAATGGTTTATCTGCCTTTAGCTTATCCATTAATACCTTACTAGTTATATCAGTTTCATAACCTAATTGGTATAGGTCTATCTTCTTTGACAATACCTTATCATTCTTATAGAAATCATTACAGGTCCAAAGGAAATCATAATCTAACTTATCCCAATTTCTGTCTAAAGTAGATGTTCCTCCACCTACTATTAAAATTGATTTACCTATATAGTCTTTTCTAAAATCCATATTTTTCCGGCTCTAAATAGTAAAGCTCTTTAAAGTCTTTTTCTATTTCATTAAAGTCTAACATATGCTCCATACCTTCTGTATTATTATCTATTGTACATTCAATATGTCCTTTAAAATAAGGTTTAAGTCTTGTATATTTATCATTTAGTTCAAGAGTATCTACTTCACGGTTACTATAGTTCTCCATAATAAAAGAGTATAGCTCTTTCTCATTATTAGCAGCGAAGTGAAAGTATCCATTAGGGCCGTAAAGCATCTGATCTCCTTCTGTCTTCCACATATTAGAATCAAAGGAAGCTGATGGAGTCTTACCTGCAAAAGCCATAACCATTCCGTGATGACGGCCTGTAATATTATACTTAGCAGTCTTAACAGCATCATAGTAATTCTCAAATCCTCCTGTAATATGTTTAATAGCTGGATGTAATCTAGAGCCTGCAATGTTTAGGTCACTTGCTGGGTTGCTGGGAAAATCTAAGAAAGCACATTTGTATCCTTCTTCAGCTATTTTATTAATTACATTAATATAGTTCTGTAAAGGTTTTTCAATTTTTTCTCTCATCTTAGTAATAGCTCCTAATCCGAAACAAAAGTCTAATGTCTTTTTGTCTATACTTTCTTCTTCAAAGTAAGCTGTACCCAAGTCCGGAAACAATTTGATATTAGTTAACCCTAATTTCTTACAGTACATATAACTTAGAGGCTCTCTTAATGCTACTACTTCTAAACGATTTAGTAAAGGAATATGAGGCTCTAGTATTTCCTTACTTACTTGTATGGTTACATTTACTAAGTATATAGGAGTATTGGAACTTAAAAAGTGTTTAATTATTCCTATCATTTGAGCTTTAAAGCCTCCGGGAAGTTGAAACCTATGCCCGAATGATCCTTCTCCATTGATAATTACCTTATCGAATGTTCTAGTCTCTTTTGAATAAGAGCCCATAGGTTGATAATAAATACTAGCTGATGGGTATACTTCTCTCATAGTCTTTCTAATGGAATGACTAACAAGTTGGCAACCGTAATTGTCGCTGTTAATTGTATCGTTTAGTATTAGAATATCCATTACCCTCTTAGTTTTTTCCTTACTGGCTTTTCTGATTCTGTAACTTTAATTACTCCATCACCATAAGCTAATTCTAATTCTCTAATGCCTGATACTAATTTGAATAGTCCATGAGGAGTTACTGATGCGCTATGATCAGATCCTTCCATTGACCTATCTAATGTTATATGTCTCTCTATAATAGAAGCTCCTAATAGAACGGATGCTACTGTTGTACCTAATAACATTTCATGACCTGAGTATCCTATTTCAAAGTCAGGGTATTTATCTGCTAAAGTCTTAATAGCTGATAGGTTTAATTCATCTACTGGTGCTGGGTATGTTGAATTGCAATGTAGTAACCCTATTGGTTCGTCTTTTCTAAAGTAAGCCTTAGCCTGTCTTAGTATCTCAACTGCATGATCAATTTCTTCTTCAGTAGACATTCCTGTAGAGAATATTACTTTAGGGAACCTTTTAACACATGCTGTAAGTAGTGCATCGTCCGTAAGAGATGCTGATGGGAGTTTAATAAATGGTAAGTTATACTGTTCTAAGAAATCAACTGAATCTAAGTCCCAAGGAGAAGCTGACCATGCAATTCCTTGCTGCTTACAATAGCGATCAATTTCATCATACTCTTCTTTACCGAATTCAACTTTATACTTGTACTCTAAGTATGTCATATCTTCTCCAGCCCAACGTCTAGGTTTATTCTTCTGTGCTTCTGGAACACATACGTCAGGGTTTCTCTTTTGAAACTTAACTGCATCACAACCTGATGCTGCTGCTATGTCGATTAACCTCTTAGCAATCTTCATGTCTCCTTGGTGATTGATTCCAATCTCTCCAATAATGTATGTTTTTTTCATAACTTAAATTTCTTCTATTCGTTTAGTTTTATCGCATATCATTAAGTCATATGCTGGCTTTTCGCCGGTAATTAAATTGTGATACTTTGCACCAGCTTCTCCTAATTGATCTCTAGTTAGTTCATAATAGTCAATACCTGATACAGATCCTCTAGCTGTATAGTAGGTAATGGTATTACCTTCATCATACAGTTTGTTTATCTTATCGATATTCATATCAATAGGTCTTGCTAATGAGTATTCTGTACTATCTTCTCCTGGCTCATAGTCCATAATAGTATCGTCTATATCTACATATATATTTTTTCCCATATATACAATATACGAACTTTAATTGGTTAAAGCAACGATAATGATGGAAACTTTTCAGGCAAATATTTCTTATATCTTTCTAAATAATTACTGTATTTAGCTTTATTAGTATGCATAGCTTTTTGTAACCATTTTATTTTATCTAATGCTGTTCTATGTTTAACTATTACTTCTCTTTCGTTACATAAAAGAGTAGTTGAAGTAAGTTCATTGACTTCATCTGATATAAATACTTCTACTTTAAGATTAGAAATACCATCGTATGCTCGCCATTTTGGCTCAACCAGATGTGTTAGCTTTAAACTACATGCCATTGCATCTGGGAACATTATGTGCCATTGCTCTAATGCGTCCTCAGTATAGATTCTTATATCAAAATCTCCTACGGGTCTTTTCCTAAATCGTGAACCTAATATGCAAAAGTCTTCCATACTACCAATAAAACTCCAACTGTTGTCAGGTAAATAGTAGTTAAGCTTTTCAATCATATTAAGCTGATCTTGTGTCAGCTTGTCAGTCATTAAGTCATAACGGAACGAGTACGTTTAACTCCGGATTGAATTGGAGTTATTGTTCTCTTTGTTAACTTAGCAAAAGCTTTGTTAGTTTCTAATTTGAATTCAGATGCATGTAACGCATAAAATTCATCCACAGCTGATTTAGTTCCTGGAAATGCTTCGTAATCTGTTATTATAAAGGAACCGTTTACTTCCAGCTTGGAAGCTAGTTTTTCTAATGCAAACTCTGTACTAGTATAGCTTACTAAGTGTGAGTGTACTAGTGCTACTGGTTCTGTTGATACTTCTTTAAGTAAAGTGTCCTCTATATATCCTACTTGTACTTTAATATCTCTATTAATTAGATGTATCATATCAAATGCTGGTTGAGGAGGTCTTTTAAATTCACCTTTCTGGAATGCGTTATTATCTTTTTCTGATGGTGTATTATATCCTGAGAAAGATTCGTAAATAAGGATGTTTCTTTTTATTATACTTCCTTCATTCATGTATCCTATAAATTCTTTAAGGCTATTTCCTTTGCCAAACCCTAACTCTACCAGGCTGCCTGGGATGTTATTTGCTGTCGCTAATGCTGCTTTGTAGTTCATACTTATAAATATACTAAGTTAATGTATCATAGTAATCGTTTTGCTTTTCTTGCTTTACAATATCTTTTGGATGATAAAGTGCAAGTTCTTCTTGAGGCGGTAAAGCTGAATGAGATTTAAATCCTTCTAGAACTTCATGTACTTTATTGACCCATTTAATTTCAGGTTTGTTCTTCCAAATTCTCATTTGATAATCAGGCCAATTAATCCACCCTTTATCGCTTACATTCCATCTCCATTTATTAATATGCTCTTCTGTAAGTCCTTCTACTGTATTTACTCTTGGTACATAGTATACATCCGTGTCGCTATTACTTTCTAATATGGTTGGTAAGTTCTTTATAAGTAATTCATTAGGAAGTTCATCGGCATCAATTTGAAATATATAATCTCCGTCACAATATTCAGTTAATTTATTTTTCCAATCTGCAAAATGTCCTTCAAAATATCCTCTCCAAAATTGATGATTAGGTTTAATATTCATCTTCGTTAGCCATTTAGCTACCTCCGGGTCACCATTCTTCTGATCGTATAGAACTACAATATCATCATGAGTTCTTTTATGTTTCAGAAGAAACGTAACTAGTCTTTGTATCTCTACAAATTCAGTACAGACTGTTATTGCATAAGTTATATTCATCTATCCTGCTACTACTTGAAAGAATCCGATATGATCAACTGCATCCATAAAGTCGTTTTGTCCGAACATCTTTCTATTTTGCATATCCATTTTAAACTTTTGATCGGCTGGGAAAGCTTTTTGTTTTCTATCTACTTCTGTAATAGGGACTGCCTTAACAGCAGACCAAGTCCAACTATCTTTATCAGAACCGTCTAAGAATACCATTCCTTTTTCTGGTACTGTAATAGTAGCTGGAGCCCATATGTATCCTTTATCATCTTTATATAGTAAGTCCACATAAAGTGAAGGAGAAGTTTCTTTTAAGTTAGTTACTATAGTACTTCCTTCAGTCATTAAAGTAGAAGTTGTAAAACCACAACCCATACAAGTCCAAGTAGTAATCTCTTCTGTTGATCCTTCAGGTGTAAAGCTTTGCTCGTAGCAGGCATCACTTCCACATTTTCTGCATTCAGTTAATTTATCCATTTTTTATAGTTTAGGAAGCTCAAGCTTCGGTAATGTTAATTTTATTTCTTTAGGAAACTCTGGTAAGTTATTATCTAATGTTTTATCTAAAAGCTCTACCATTTTGTCAAACGTAAAATTGTTTTTAATTTTATGTGCTTGTCTCTTAGCTCCTTCTTGTGTCTTTTTATAATGCTTAGTAACTTGTTTATATGCTTTACTTACATCGCTATCATTAGGTCTAAACCATAATGCTTCTTGTGTAATCATATTTTTAAGTACCGCTGATGGATGTACCTTTTGCAAAGTACCTCCTAATAGTATAGAATCTTCTCTATTTAAGAAGTCTACTTGTCCTGACCAACCTGAAGCAATAACTGGTTTACCTGTTGCTGCAAATTCTAATAAAGGTCTTCCAAATCCTTCTCCTTTTGTATGACTAACATATGCTTTTACTTTAGGATGATTATACAAATCAGCCATTTCATCATCAGTAACTTCTCCATGAAGTAAGTATATGTTCGGTAGAGTACCTGTAACTGTAGAACGTATTTGATCTATTTTAGCTAGTATTTTATCTCTATCCATAATAGAAGTACCTACTGAGTGAGTCTTAAGAATTAAAGCAGGTATCTTTTTTGACTTAAATGCTCCATTTTTATATGTCTCTAAGAACGTTTTAATAGTGTACCCTATATTCTTTCTATCTTCTCCAAAGTCTCCTTGCATCCAATGCCCTACACTAAGAAAGCAAAACTCTTCTTTTATCGTACTAATAGATTTAAATAAATCTGATTGTTTATTTACTGTTAAGTATTTCTGTACGTCGATACCTTCAAATAATACTTCGACTGGTTTCTCTACTTTAAGCTCTTTAATTTTTTGCTTAGTCTTAGAATCGAAAGCATCTAACTTAGTTCCTAAGAATACATTTTTAGCATGCTCAGATGATACCAGGTTTAAGTCCATTCTATTGAGTCCTTCTATCCAGCTACCATCACATAGTGTAGTTTCTATACCAGCTGTCATACCTATATTATATTTACCTACAGCTTGGAACTCGTTAGGAACTGATATTTGAATCCATACGTCAGGTTTAAATGATAGTTGAGGTATTACTAAAGATGTTAATTCATCTTCGTTATGGTCTCTTAAGTACCCACTTCTCGTATTGCCCCATCGTTGTGATAGTACATTTATATCGTACTTACCAGTCTTTATTAAAGCTTTTACTACATCTCTTGCTCTAGCTCCATAACCTGAATATGTATTAATTGGTGCGCTTATAACTAATGATATCATATTAATAATTTAAAAGTTTATGTTTAATATATTTTTTAGGTAACGTTTCTATTTTGATTAAGTCGAACTTAGTCCTTGGAACAAACTTATCTAATGCTTCGTTGATAGTAGTACCAATAGCAAATGACATATTCTTAGCTGTAAAACCAGACTCATCTGACATTGACCATTCTCTACCTTTAAGTCCTCTATTATTTCTCTCTTCTTTAGATAAGTTAAATGATTCTAGGATAGCTTGTGCTACATCTTCTGGTCTACATCTATCGTCAAATATATAAGGAGTAGGTACTGAGCCAGTTAGAGATATATTAGATGGAAAAACTGGTATAGCCCATTCACCATGATCTTTTACTGTCCCTCTATGGTTAGAAGGAAAATCAGAATCAAAGTCAATCCATTTACCATCTTTTTCAAATCTCATTTGATCTTGCATTCCTCCTGTAACATTGGCTATAATCATAGTCCCTGCCATCATAGATTCTGTCAATGATAAACCCCAGCCTTCGTTAGAAGATATTAAACAAGTTACATCTGCAATATTATACAGAGCATTCATTTGAGCTGGATTAATTTTCTCTTGAGAAAAATATACGTTCACATATTCTGGATCACATAGTGCTTCTTTTACTGCATTTAAGTCTGTTCCGTTAGGATCAACTGCTGCTGTATGCATTACTAAAGCACATTTTTTAGCTTTCTCTTTTGGTATTGAATCACAGAACATTCTAAAAGCTAGTATTACATCTGCTGTCTTTTTACGTTGGATGTTCCTAGAGTTATAAAACATTACAAAATCAATATCTTTACCAGTAAATAATTCTTTCCTAAAATTAGTAAACGTTTCGAATTCAGGATCTTCTTTCTTTATAGGTTTAAATACATTTTCATCTATACCATGTGGAATATACTTTAATACTTTATTCTCTGCTTCTTCTTCTAATACTAGTTTATTAATGTTTAATGTCTGTTTAGATATAGCCATTAAAGCATCTACTGAGTTATAGTAAGTTTTATTGTATAAAGGAGAAGGATAATCATCCCATATGTTTAACCATACAATAGGTATTTTAGATCTAATCTCTCTTTCTATATCAAATAACCAAATCCAATATCTTGGATCAGTAAAAATAAAGATAGCATCTGGCTTTTCTTTTTCAATTAACTGACGTACTACGTCTGCATTACCGTATCCATTACTAGGAAGTATCTTGACGTAACTATCTGTTAATTTTTTACTTTTATTGATATCATCTGATAGATCGAATATCTTTCCTTCATCTTGATGACCTACAGCTGCACCTAAATTAAGCCAGTTAAAATGTTGCGCACTATTTACTACAAATTCTCTAGCCATTGTAGCAATCCCTGAATGCATACGAATGTCATCGCAAAGGAGTAGTATTTTCTTTCTATCTTCCTTTGGAATATATGGTAACTCTTTATTCATAAACCTTATTTAATTTTTATATTATTTTGATTGTGTACTTTATGCTTAAACTCCTTATCAGTAAGATAAAGAAAAATACTACGATCGGCAAGCTTTTTAAAAGAAAAATTATTTTGTAAGCAAGCCATTTTAAACTCATCAAAGAGTGGTTGGGTAATTTTAACTGATGTCAGTTTTTCATCTCGTTTCATAATGCATAACTTTAATTGATTATATATAAATATATATAGATTACAAAACCGCTACAGAACATATTCTCATATTCTTAACCTCACAGAATCTGCAGTTGTCTTTTGAAGGAGTAGGTTCTAAGTCTTCAGTGACATAGTTACCATTCCCATCTAGTGCCTTGTCAACAAAGTTTTGCATCAAATCGATTGCTCCTTTAATCTTTCTTGGTCCAGAGGCGGGTCTAAATTCTTGTACTCTTCGTTGCATTGCAGCAAAGTCTGCATCTACAGGTACTCTTCTCTTAACTATAAAGTACTCAACGTCTATTTTATCTATAGGAATATTGAACTGCTTAGAAAAGAACTCTTTGTACAGTAACAATTGTGACTGGGTTTTAGTATCTTTCTTTTGTTCGGCACTCCAGCCTTTAGTACTTGTTTTAATATCTACAATTGTCCATTTATCTAATGTTTCATTATAGAATACTAAATCAATATATCCTTTGAAAAATACTCCGGGTTTTAATTCTTGATAGAGTAGAGTTTCAATTCCAGCTAAATAAGTATTTTTAGTAGAGAAGTATCCGCCTCTTTTGCTCTTTAAGAACTTAAGAATATGTTTACCGTCTAGCCAAAATTGCCTAAGCTCGTCAGGAGTAGTAAAGTTTTGATGAGCATTTTGAGCTCTTCCACTCTTATATGCTTTAATCATATTTTCATACAATAGAGCATCTAAGTCCATTGCATTAGCATCCTTTACCTTACCGTTATATATGGTGTCTAACCAAGTTTGAATAGTTTCATGCATTGCAGTACCAAACGTCATATGAATAGATGGCGTAAACGCTACTATTTTACGTACGTATGTAAGTTGCCACTTTTTAGGGCATGTAGCAAAGTTGGATAACTGACTATAAGAAATATGTTTATTCTTTTTAGACTGTTTAATATAACTTTCCTGTACAAGCTTAACTTGACTTGGAATTTTCTTCGGCATAAATTATTTTTTCCAACGGTCACTAGCTACTAATTGAGCTATGATTCCGTAATTAGCTAGATCTTGAAATGTATCTACTAGCGTTTCGTTTTGTGGATCTCTTTCTGTGATGATCATATTCTTCCATCTGTTTACTTTATCTGAGATTCTATACCAAAGCCCTGTTAGAGCAAAGTCCCTTTCATCATCAGTCTCAAGCCCAGTACCAGCAGAAATATTACCCATACCGTAGTCCAGATGTTTTTTACTAAATAACTCCAACTGCTCTTCCATGATATCCATATAGCCATTGTAAATATTAGGATACTCTTCTTTAAGGATTTCACTAGCTTTTTTGTTAGGTGCTGTTTTTCCATGTTTTGCGTTCATAATTTCTCTATCGCTCATTTTTTCCGTAGTAAGTTTCTATTGTTTTTAACATATCGTCTGCGTCTGTAAGTCTATTAATTGATTCCTTAGCGTCCTTAAAAAAGTCTTCAGCGGTATGATCACCGATACCTACTCCATTTTCTGTTAAGAGTTCTAAAGCCATTAGAGCTTTATCTTTTTCTGCTTGTGCATAAGATTTAAGTGCAACTATAACCTTGTATTGTGCCATTTATAACTTGTTTTTAATGATTAACTTATATGTAAAGATACGAATAAATATTATCGTAGGCAACTAATTACATATATTTTATTGTTAAAGAATCGTCGTCTATATCCTTTCTATTAACCCATTCTATTGAACCGTCTGAGAATTCTATTCTTCTAGAGCTTGGAGATTTCTGTAGTACCTTAACTGGCTTCTTATGATCAATTGGTTTATCATTTTCATCCAGAGTAATCCAACCTTCGTTGTTTTTTTCTGAGAAGTCTCCTTTTTGCTTTTTCTCTACAATAGGAGCTTCAACTGGAGGATCTATTTCATCCTCGTCATCCTGTTCACCCCTTAAGTACTCTTCATAGCCAGGGTCATATTCTTCAAACACTTCTGGACCTTCATTATCTAAGTCACTCCATAAGTCTGGTTTGGGTTTGTCTTCTAATTCACCGTAAAGGTTTCTCTTATAAGCTTGATCAAATGCAAAGTTTGCTGCTACTACTAATGCTATTGCTAATGGATCGAATACAAATATAATAATTAACAATAGTATGTTAATAATCTTATCCATAGGAGTGCCTGTAAGTCCGGAAAGGTACTGCAATGGTCCTAACTCTCCTGCTACTTCAGTATTGTTATCTAATTCTAATATTTCTAATTGAAACTTTTGTAAACTATCTGCTGCTACGACTCTTTTCTCTTGAACAGCTTTTCTATTCTCTTCTTCAACTTCAATTCGTTTAGATGCCATTCTAATCTCTGAAGTCGAGATGGTGGTTCTAAAGCCTGCAGCCAACGATGTGTCCTTAACTTGGATTGAGGAAGATTTTGCGTTACTGAGAGTAGAAATATTGCTAGATATTCTTTCAAGTTCTGAGTCAAAACGTATAACGTCTTTTTCATAAAAGTCTTTTTTCTGTGTAAGGTATGCTGTTTGGTTTTCTTTAGTAGTTAGTTGTCTATAAGTATCTTGATATGCAGCACTTAAAAATCCGTATATACCCATACTAGTAATCAATACTAGAACTACTGTAGCCACTGTTAGGTACGTTCTAAGACCTTTATTTATTGTATCCCAGTACTTATATAATAAAGAAGCTATCACTAGCTTAGCTACTTCTAAAGATCCTGCCATTATAATAACTTCTAGCGAAGCTCCAGCAAATAACTTACTCAGTCCACTTACAGAGTAGAATGCAGCTGATGCAGATACAGATAGTGCTGATAGTGCAATAATACCTGGGAAGATCCCTTTAGTAAATCGTTTAAGCATGTTTATATTTTGATTATAAATAGTTGGATATTTTACTTAGCCAGTAGAATTAGTGTTACTACGGCTCCTATACCTGTACCAACCTTATAGAAAAACGTACGTCTTTTTTGCCTCTTTAATGCTTTCTCTAAATCTTTTACTAACTGAGTATTCAGTGATTGTTGCTGATCTTTAGTGTTTATTATAGATCCAAAGTTTATTATCTTTTGATTAAGCGATATTATAATAGTATCCTTAGTAGATAACTGAATGCTTTTCTGTGCTATGATGTCATTAAGCACTACGACTTCTTTCTTAGAAGCATCTCCTTTAATAAGGTCTTTAATTACCTCCTTTACTATTACTTTCGGTAATGGAATCTTTAAGGTATCTGTAACGCTCTGTGAAAAAGCTGATAAGCTCATCGTCAGAGTAAGTGTTAATAGAAATAAGTTTCTCATCTGTCTGTTTTTTAATGGTCCAAATACGGCCGTTTAGTTGTTTAATTTTAGCATTAGACTCTTCTAAATTAATAGCCATGGTTTTTATTCTAGCAGTTAACTTTGAGTTTAGGGTATATGTTGAGTCTACTACTTTTTCTAGATTTGAAATTTTAGTTTCATATCCTTTCACATCAACGTTGATGGGTTCTTGTCCGAATATCATCCAAGCTACAAATCCTCCAAGAATTGCAAACATTAAATAGCTCTGTAATTTTTTTAGCTTCATAACTATAATATAAGAAATATATATCTAATTAGCAACTTTTATACTATATCATTACTTTCTAATAAAGTATAGGTAAAAGAGTTACCCCATTTTTCTCTTGCGATTTGACATATATCTAGAAACTCATGCCAATCATCGTTATCAGCTATGACTTGACATCCTGCTGACCATTTGTCTACTCTGGTAGATGTACCACCAGATCTGCTAGTTGCTCTATGAATGTTAATTCCAAATATACCTTCTTCTACTCTTTCTTCAAATAAATCGTATTTACTATCTCTATTACTATCTCTGTATACTTTAACGGGTTTTTGTTGCCCTAAAGCTAAGTATTTTCCTTGATGTAATCTTAATTTATGAGAGCTTCTGTATTGACCTGGTTTCAATATTGCTACTCCATTTTCATTTAGTACATTCTCTACCCAATGTGTTCCTGGATCAGTAGTACAATTATAGCAATGAAATTGCCATTCACCTTCTACTTTATATGATATAGTAATACAGTCATCGAAAGCATTAGTAACTCTGTTTTTAGTTGCTGAGTTTCTTATTCCGATAATGTTTACATCGTAATCACCACCTGTAAAGTACTTATACCCTTTACTCTTCATTGTGGCTTCTACGTCTTCTCTTTTATAACATGCCATGTTTTTTTTATTTTGAATTTAACTACATTTATTTTTAATCTCGTTATACAACTCATCAGCATATCCTTGTGGGTTTTCGAAGTGTTGTTTAGTAGATTCCATTTTACCTATCAAACAATTTTTAAAATGTTTACCACTTTTACCTTTCAATAAAGTATCTATTGCACATGCTTTCATCCAAGTTCTTGGGTCATTACCTTGAACTGAGGACTTTACGTCGTTAATTGCTAAAATACATTGTACTGCATCTGCCATAATCTTTATTTTTTATTAAATATTTTTCCTGCTTCTGCTATACCAAAGGAACCTAATACTACCCAAACAAAAGAATTGTAGATTATATCATTTATTACTAAATCTTTACCGAGGTAACCAGTAATTAAGTCTGCAAAGGCAAATATAATCATAATTGCGAATGCTATAAATCCAATTACAGATTTTTCGTTGATATTGTTGTCGTCTTTAAATAGGTCTGAGAATTTCATAGGGTGTGTTTTTAGAATTTACTTTCTTGTAACAATTCATCTATAACTTCTTGTATCTCTTCTAATGTTGCGTTCAATGTAAAACCAATTCCAGCTTTAAAATGCTTAGAATCTTCTCCATCTTTAAATATAATAATGTGGGGTATTGTACGAACACTATGTTCTTTTTTAGCTTTAGGTGCTTTAGATATATCTACTCTGTAGTATTTACATCCTTCAAGTTCGTCCCATTCTTTGAAAGCATTTGCATCATTAAAAGATGCCCAGAATTCAACTACAATTATACTATAGTCTTCATCTCCGAATGCGTCGCCGTTGGTAACCTTTTTGTCAAAGTCTTCATCTGTAATAACTGTTTGTGAATAACCCACATAACAGGTAAATAAGAAAACTAGTGATAGTAGTAACTTTTTCATTTATTTATTAATTATTGTCTAGACTGTAAATCATATAGTCTTTCATCTATTTTATCAAGTTGTTTTTTAATCTCTTCAACATCGTTTTGAGTATTCATAATTGCATCACGTATTGCCTCATCCTTCATTTGAAACTCAATTCTTTGAATTTCAGCTTCCGGAAGTTCTTTTGCTAATTCAATATCAGCTTTTAATGTAAACCACATTCCAATTACAGTAGAGATTAGTACTAAAAACATCCCTACTGTTTTAAGATCAATTGAAAAGTCAGGTTTACCGTCTCCGTCTACATCTATGCCTAACTTTACTTTGTTTGTATCTATCTTCTTCGCCATTTTTATTTTTTCTGCTTTTACTTAAATGTGTAATTAAATCCGAATGTAGTTTGATAGAATTTACTATCCCACATCTTAGAGTATTCACCTTCTACGAATATTCCTATATTTTTACCTAACTTAGTTCCTAATGAAGCTCCGAATGAATAATCTACCCATTGTTCTAATTCATTATCTAATATTAGTCCACCTTTACCCCAATTATTTCTGTTTAAGTAAGATGCTCTTTCATCACCTTTAATGTATTTGTGCATTGGAAGTATGTAGTTAGCATAACCATGGAACCAGAAGTCTCTTTTATAATGATAAAAATCTACTCCAATGATTGGTGCCACTTCAACCCATGAATCTAATTCATCCCAAGCTTCTCCGTTAAATCGATTCATTAAATTTGGAAATATACTTTCTCTAAAATCTAAATCAGAATAAGCTACTATTTCTCCATCTTGATCTTTCCAAATCCAATCTTGAGTTTCTTCACCTGTTGTTTGATCTGTATAGGTTGTAAAATGGTCTGAGTAGCCATATTCAAATCCTAAAGTGTACCAAGGATTCTTAGAACCTTCAAAGGGGTTGCCATTTTCATCATAATATGTTTCAGTTTCGTTCAACCATATCTCTATTGGATTATATCCATATGCTCTTTGGTGACCTCTTGCTATAGCTCCTGCTGATATTGAAAACTTCTTACCTATTGGCAGTCTAGCTCTTACTTCTGCAGAATTAAAGTTAAGGTTTATTTTATCTACTTGTCTTGATTGAACTTTTACTATATGGTATTTACCTGTATGCTTAAGAAAGAAGTTATGATTAGTAAAATCTTCTCCTCTCCATCTTTCTTTTTCAAAGTGGAATTGATACTCTAGTCCTATAACTGCTGAGGAAGGAGCTGAAAATGTCAATTGTGATTCAGTACCGTCATAGAAGTTTTTAGGTTTTCTTTCGTATCCAAACCTTGCTAGTTTTCTAATACCAAAACCGTATCTAAAATCGTATGGATAGATTGGGGTGTTGTCTACTACATCTGGTATAGAGTAAATGCTTCCGTCAGGATTAGTTCTTAGAAAGTAAGTTGGTTCTGCTGCTTCAATGGAATTTGAGATATCACCAGCTGCATATACTGTACCGTATTTAAGAAAGTCTTTATATACAGAGGTAAAGAAAGAATCTTTATCCTGTGCTAATGCACTACTGGTGATCAGTAATGAAAGAATTAATAGTATGTGTTTCATATTATATAGTATTGTATTATTATACGTATATAAATAGTAAAGGTAAAACAAAAAAGAGACCTTTTCAGGCCTCTCTTTTCTTCAGTCGTAAATGTCTTCTTGTATACCTGAGTAGTTACTCCAACGCTTTGCCTTTTTTGGGCTGGAATTCGGAGTTGACGTGTCCACAGGCTTTGCAGCTGAAGACGGGGATTGGTATGTATGAAGCTTCGGCTTGGCCAGTGAGGATACCTGAGACCTTTCTGATTGTAAGGGCTTGTTCGAAGTATATTCCTCCACATTCTTCACATAGGACCGGAACAGTTTGATTAATGTCCACATTGATGTTATTCTGCATAAAATTAGTTATTTTTTAGCCTTAGGTTTTCTACCTCTACGAGGTTTTCCTTGAGCTGCTTCTTTAATGTCCTTGACCTGTGCTGCTGCTTCTTTTAATTCTGCTGCAACGTCGCCAATCTCCTCTTTCACTCGCCTAGCACGTCTCTTGACTTCCTTAGCTGTGTCTTGTACTTTCTTAGCACTATCTTCAACTACATCGGGGATATAATCACCATCGCGGTCTCCTATAATACCTTTTTTCTGGAGTACGATTACAACGGCTGCTGCAATAAGTATAACTCCTAAGATAATTAAAATTGTGTTCATTTCTTTCTAGATTAATTAATGTTAATTTATATATAAATAGCTCTTTTACTTTAAAGATACGTAGCTGAGCTTCTTCTTGTATCTTTTCTCTAAGTTACGTACAATAGTAGATATCTTCTCCGCTTTACTATTCACCACATCTTCTTCCGCTTGTCTACGGGTAATGCCATACCTGCCAGTAATTGCACTAAAGAGTGAGTCTAGTTTAGTTTGTTCGTCCTTTATATAGTCTGCTTTAAGCCTCTTACGTCTTGCTAGGTTAACTGCTTGATCTTCTAAGAATCGGCCTTGATCAGGGTGCAGTTCTAGATAACGTTTACGTAGCTTATGCTCAACTAAGTCTATTTCAAATTTAAAAGGACTAATATCAAAATCTCCATTATCGGCTCTTTGCGATAAAGATGCTCTGCTACTCAACGGCTTAGTTTTTGTAGTATAGCTTCTCCACCACATAAACCTATCGTAGGGTTTAGTATAGTAGTTCTTCTTGAAGAATTTAGACAGCCATTCTTCACTTCTTTGCGGCTGATAAGGGCATTGGTCAAATTTATCGTACTCTATTACATCGCTCATATACCTTAATATACGAAAGTTTATTTAAGTAAGCAACTATATGAAAGATTCTTTTAAGATAAATTTTTGGTAATCTTTAAATACTCTAACAGAAGCTTTATTCCAAGGTTCAATTATAGCATATAAATACTCATAATTTTCACAGCAGTATTTCATTACATAACTACCAAAGTCCATTGCTGCATCAGCAGGGAGTTTTTGATCTAAACATTTATACATTCCTCCTATATAGATACTATTAGGTTTAGGTAATGGTTTAGTATCAATCCAATCATGAGTAAATTCTGAGTTAAGCCAAAACCAACCACTTAACTCGCCTTTATAGTACTGATACATTACAAATGAACCGTTCTGGAATCTTTCTTTAACTGTTTCTATTGTAGGTCTAGTTGTCCAGAGAGGAAGTGAATCTTTAATGCTTTTTATTATATGGGCATTAGGAGCTTCTTCATTGTACTTAGAAACTCTATAAATATATTCACTATTATAATTGTAACTCTCAGCTATTACAATACCTTCTTTTGTAGGCATTTCATATTCTAAATAAGACATTTTTTCGTATTTTCAAATTGAATTATATCTTTTGCTTTCTTCTGTACGTGCTTATCAAATTTCCATACTCCGTAATAATGGTCGTATTGTGCTTTACTCTTAGTGTATCCTACATTAATATTATGATTCATAACAATACATCCAAAAAGGTATTGACATATTACTATAGAAGGGATATATTTAGAGGTTACTAATTTTTCCTTTGGTTCTATTATTTCCAAAAAATATTTTCTAAAAGCTAGGTAATTGTTTATACATAAGTCTTTAGTTTTTTGGTTATTAAATTTTATTATACCAACATTACAAGCTAATGCTCCATCATGTACATATTCTTTTATAGTATCTCCTATAGGATATTTTTTAAATATATTAAGCAAATAAATATAACCAATGTACATAGCTCTTTTAGCATTTAAAGCATTTGCTCTTGTTTCTGGGTATTCAAATATAACGTCTTTGTCTCTGTATTCATCAAAAGGTAATTTAGATTTTAAAATTAAGTCTCCATCAATAGTAGCGCAATTAAGATCTTCTCTTTGATGAATGTAAATTTTTAAATCATCTGTAAGTACAAACTCTTCTTTTTCTACATTGAAAGAATTATCGTAATGTCCTTTGAGATATTTTAATGTATAGTCGCAACCGTATAGCTTTATACCGTAGCCTAATTTCTTAGCCCTGATCATAGAAGCTTTGTAAAGCTGCAATACAGGATTAGGGTCTTTATACCCACCCTCCATTTTAGTAGTAAAGCTCCATATTAGTATCATATCATTGACCGTTTACCGTTGCGTAATCTTCTTGCTGGGTTTAATTCTGCTTTTGCTTTAGAAGTAAACTCTAATCCCATTTCTGAGAATTCATTTTTAGTATCTCCGTAAAATAAAGCTTCATAAGATGTAATAGGTACGTTAACAGATCTAGATAATTTTACTAGTATCTCTTTAAGACCCTTTAGTTCTTCTGTGTGTACTTCTGGTGAAGTAGTATAATCCTTATCTTCATAAGGTACCATTATTTCAATTCCGTTCTCATTGCAATATTTCAATCTAGCATAAGCAATAAGGTGGTCATTAAAATCGAACCTGTCTATTAAAAGAGTTTTATCAAATAAGGATACTAACCTTTTCCAAAATCTAGCTCTCTTAATATCAGAAGTACAATCTAATGGGTACTGTTCTACAGTTAGCTTTATGTTATTATCTTTTTCTAATAAGTCTTCAATCATACTGATAGCATCGTTGCTATGCTCGAACCTATTATAGAATGGTTCACTAACGTATTTATCTGACACTGCTTTTATAAGGCTTGTTGTACCGGATCTAGGTACTCCTATAACTAATAATTTCATAATATTCTTTTTGGAATGAGAGTTGACATAAACTCTTTAGCTATAAAAAGATGTCCTTTTACATTAGGGTGTAAGTCTTCTTCTGATATGTTAAGCTTATTACTGTATATTATATCAACCCAACCAACTTTACCTTCATTAGATAGAGGTGTCCATAAATTTGTAGAAATAGTAGATGGTGATTCAGATACATTATCATTAAACCTTGAATCGTTGTCTGTATTGTTTAACGCTGTAAGGTTCCATAGTATAACTTTAGCTCCTATATTTTTATCTATAAAGTTAACTAAGTTAATTATATTATTTATACATCTATCAGTTTCTACAATTTCCGGAAGGTACTGTGTATCGTAATACCACTGAATGCTTTTCTGTTCTTTAAATGTAAGTTTCTGCTTATTACTGTCATCTACAGACAAAAAGAAATCTTGGTCGTTAAACCAAGACTTCCTGCTGTTTGCTCCTATCGGCAATCTTCCTTGACCTGATAGGTTAATAATTATAATGTCATTGCTTGTGATTGACGGTAACTGTTCTATTATCGTATGAAGAATGTATAGATTAGTAGCTCCTGCTTTTGCAACGTTAAGTAACGGTTTGTTTAAAGTTCTTTCAATAATAGAAAACCATTGATTTTGGTGGTGATCCTTAATGATAGCAGAGAACGAGTCTCCAAAAACTTTTAACATAACATTTACAATAAAATTAGTACTCCTTTATGAACTGTGCTTTACTACGATCTGGCTTAGCAATGCTTCAACCGTATTACGGATTGTCAATTGCTCTGCTTCAGTAGCAGGTACAAATGTTCTAATGTCATTAGTATCTTTTCTTTTATATACTAGTGCTTCTACTTGTTCTTTAGTTAATGCCATATTATTCTATTTGTTAATTATAGGTCTTGTAAAAAATCTCTTAAAATATCTCACTTTTGTTAAATTCTAAATAAATCCTTTTCTGTTGTGAGTTACGAATGCAAAAGATTGATCTCCAACCAATAAGTTATCTACTGACTCTACATCTGCTGTAAAGAAGCTACCTGTTGCTACAGATAACTGTAACATTTCAGCTTTTACAATAGGGATTTTAGATCCATCTAGAGCTATAAGTGAGTGATGATCTTGATTGATTTCAAATACAGGTGTATACCTAGTTACTCCAACTTCAGTAGATTCATAATTGTGGGCTAATACTGCTGTACTACCTCCAATGTAGAAATCTGTATCTGCTGTTTCTATTCTATACAATTCACCGCTAAGGTTTTTATTAGTATATACTGCAGTTTGTACTACTGAAGATGTAACTGCTGTTCCTTCTGGCCATTGAGAACCTGTCATATTCCATGATAAGTAAACATCTGGTATATCTGTATCAGGTAAACCTGGCACATAAAAGGTTTTAAGGGTCTGTCCAACTTTAACGTCGTGAATACCTACTGCTTCTTCTGCTGCAGATGCTGAAGTATATGTTTCGTTTTCAAACATTCCGTCTTTAACATCTTTTGTTTTCCATGTAGAAGTAGAATACTCCATTCTGTGTTTAAGTCCAAACTTCCAGTTAGATGTTCCATCCCAGTCTAGTCCAGCTGCTGAAGGTATATCAAATGTAGCTTGTGTAGTAATGGTACCTAAATCTATATAATTTAATCCACCACCATATGCGATTCCGTAGTTTCTATAAGACTTCATTATACCTGCTGCAATATCATCAGCATGTGTTTCGTAGCTAGTCATATAATAACTACCTGTTAATTCACTTTTTGCTGTATCCCAGTCTCCTACTTTTCCAAATTCAATAGGTCCGAATACATCCATCTTAGGTTTGTAAACTACATCTGGAATATTAGCTGCATTTGAAGAACTTACTAACGTAGATGTTACAATTCCTTCGTCTACTGAGTAGAACGGTACGGCTAATGAACCAGATCCATTCTCTTCAAAAAGAGCTAAAGGATTGATTGCTGACGCTGCATAGTAAGAATCTAAGATTGCATTCTCATCATATGCTAAACGTAAAATAAATTTGTTTGCTGCATCTTCTACTGCTGTAGGAAATGAATTGTGTAGAGCTTCGTTTTGTAAAGTTATAGTTGTTATACCTGAACATCCTGCTGCTACTTTGCTTTTTATATCTTGTACAGCTGCTAAGTGAAGTTCTGCTTTGTATATAATATGTAATGTATTAAAGCCTGCATCTGCATTTAAGAAGCTTACTAAAGCTTGCCAATCTGCATCATGTCTTAAGAAGTTACCGTATAACACGGTATCAGTGTTCATTTCAAGAAATTTTAAGTCGCCATTTCTATCTTTGACAAAATCGTTTGATATTAGTGTTCCTTTCATAATTTGTTTTATTGTAAATCTACGTTATTAATAAATATCACGTTTTAACCAATTCCATTGTCAATTTAGCAGTTCATCACAAGCAACTTGTAAACCCAGTAGTAAGGAGGCTCCTCCAAACATTTTTTGTACCTCCGTGGCACGAATTTGCACTGCTGCTAATTTATTTTGTTTAGCTGCTTCGGCTAATAATCCCATAATCTTATCATCACGGTCTTTCAGGGGTATCCTCTTAGGATCTATCTTCCCTTGCTCTACTAGTTCCTGATATTTTTTTATTGAATCTGACATAACATTTATTTTTAATTAACTCGGTTAATATATAGATTAATAAGCCCGTAGGATTATTTGATATTTTTAGTCTAGTGCTTACTCTTAATGCCTTCATTAGTCTTCATCCTGCCAATTATTACGCTTATGCTTTAGCTTACGCTTGTAAAGACTTTCGTCCCCGTGGCTTTTTTGAATCATCTTTCGTCTTATCAACTGGCTCAACTCTCGTTGCCCGTACTGCTCGTCCCCGACCAGGTTTTTCTTCTTCTTTTTCATTCCAACTATCTTCGAAATAAATAAATTGCGGTTCCATACTTGTATAAATATAAGAACCTTTTGGTTCCGATGCAACTAAAGCACCATGTTTAATGTAATTAATATATGCCCATATTTGAGCTATAAGTAGTAAAAACACGCCCCCCAATGAAGGAGGGGTGAATTTAATTCGCGCGTGTCGACTTCGTCGACGAGAGAGTAATGCTCCCCCGCCGCCTCCATCTTACTTGCTTTCCGAAACAGATGCTGCCCTGTAGTCAGTGATTAATTTCTTAATCTCTCCTGCTGCTTTTCTTGCTCTCTGTTGCGATGCCTTAGTAGAACCACTGTTCTCTTCAGCTAATGTATTGAAGTGACCTTCAATAACTTCGAATAATTCTTGCTTACTTGCCATAATTAATTTGATTTAGTGTTTTGACATACGGGTATTGCTACCATCTTATGTCGGTTATTAAAATTAAAACTATAAAAGATTTTTAAGACTTCTTTTTGTCTTTTGTTTAGCTTACGTTTATCTCCGCCAAAAGTCATTGCCCATTCTAATTCATCATATGTAGCACCTATTTGGTCTTCGTCTGTTCTACCGTCTTCCCATAAGCCATCTGTAGGCTGAGCGTTGATGATTTCTAAGAGAATACCTAATTCACAAGCTGCTTCCTTTACTTCTGATTTCATTAGATCAGCAATTGGACTAATATCAACTCCTCCATCACCGTATTTGGTGAAGAATCCAATACCAAAGTCCTCTACCTTATTACCGGTACCAACTACTAAGGCGTTAACCTTAGCAGCGGTGTGGTAAAGAGTCATCATTCTTAGCCTAGCAGCAGAGTTTGCCGATGCTAAAGCGTCCGGTTCCATGAATAGTCCTTCAAAGCTTTTAAATGTATCCGTTAAATCAAATTCTAACGGTGTTACATTCTCATACTTATTGTCTAACCATTCCATATGATCGTCTGCTAAATCCGACGTACCATTAATTGGAAGAGAAACTACATAGGTTGGTATACCTGTCTCAGCACATAGCGTTGATGTTACTGCTGAATCTATTCCTCCTGAGATTCCAATTACGAAGCCTTTATCTTGAGCACCTTTGCTATACTCCTTTAGCCAATTTATGATGAATTTATATTTCATATTATCCCATTAACATTGCTGGATCGATTCCTCCTGGCATACCTGCTGGTTCACCGTCTTTTGGTGGATCGATTGATACAACTGCTTCCGTCGTTAACATTGTAGCTGCAACTGATGCTGCATTTTCTAATGCTAATCGTGTAACTTTAGTAGGGTCAATAATACCTGCTTTTAACATATCAGTATACTCTTCGAATCTACTATTATAACCGTACCATTGGTTCTTCTTACCTTCTACTACTTCTTTGATCTCTGCAACTTTCTCTGGTTCTACGCCTGCATTCCATAAGATCTGAGTAAATGGTGTTGTAAGTGCTTCGGTTAGAATATCTAATCCTATCAATTCACTCACAGTAAGGTCTTTAAACTTTCCTTTTCCTCGTTGCTTAGTTAAGTCTAAAGCAGAGTTCAATAAAGCGATTCCACCTCCAGGTAGTATACCTTCTTCTAATGCTGCTTTTGTAGCATGTAAAGCATCGTCTACTCTATCTTTCTTCTCCTTCATTTCGATTTCAGTATGACCTCCTACGTGAACTACTGCTACTCCTCCGATAAACTTAGCTAATCTAGCTTGTAAGTTTTCAATTTCGAATGGTGAATTTGCTTCATCAATTTGAGTTTTAATCTCTTCAACTCTTGCTGTAATAGCTGCATCTTCTCCTTTAGCATCAATAATCGTAGTAATATCTTTACTAACTGTAACCTTTCCGGCTTTACCTAACCATTTAGGATCAAATCTATCTAATCGCATTCCTTTTTCACTAGAGATTACTTGTGCTCCAGTCATAATAGCAATATCTTCTAAGATAGCTTTCTTACGATCACCAAAATCAGGGGCTTTAACAGCTACTGCTGGTAATATACCTCTCATCTTGTTTACTACTAAGGTAGACAGTGCCTCTCCATCAAGATCATCTGCAATTAGTAATAGTGATTTGTTCTGTACTTGTACTGCTTCTAAGACGGGTAATAACTCTTTAATACTACTCAACCTCTTATCTACAATTAGTACATACGGTGATTGAAGAACAGCTGTCATTGATGGATTGTCTGTTACGAAGTATGGAGACTTATAACCACGATTAAATTGCATTCCTTCTACTGTTTCTAGATAGGTTTCTCCAGTTTTAGATTCTTCGATTGTAACAACTCCATCACGGCCAACTTTTTCCATTGATGTTGCAATTAACTCACCAACTTCTTTATCGCTATTCGCTGATATAGTAGCTACTTGTTTTAACTGCTCTTCATCCGTAATATCTTTAGATAGATTTTCTAAATACTCTACAATTACTTTTGTACCTTTTAGAATACCTCTCTGTACTTCAACTGCATTATAGTCTCCGATAGTACCTAGTCCTTTATTATAAAGCTCTCTAGCTAATAATGTTGACGTAGTTGTACCATCTCCAGCTTGTTCTGCAGTTTTAATAGATGCTTGCTTAACTAGCTGAGCTCCTATATTTTCTAACTTATCTTCTAAGTCTATTGATTTAGCTACTGTAACTCCATCTTTAGTAGACTGTGGGTTACCCATTGCACTTTCAATAATAACATTACGTCCTGATGGTCCTAATGTGCTTATAACTGCTTGAGCTAACTTCTCAATTCCATCGCTAAGACCTTGTCTTGCTGCATGGTTAAATGTAATACTTTTACTCATTGTCTTCTTTTTCTTTTACAACCGCTAGTATTTCTCTATCTTGAGCTAAATAGTATTCTTCTCCTTCAAAGTCAATACGTAAAGTACCAATTTTAGGAACCAATACCACATCGCCTGCTTTACATGAACGTACTGTGATTAATTTACTTGGATCTAATTCGGACTGACGTCCAGGACCTACTGCTAGTACAGTGCCCATTTCCGGTTTTTCTTTTCCTAAATCTGGAATTACTAAGTTTCCATACATTTGTTCGCCTTCATCTATAGGCTTGATAAGAATCCGATCATTAGTCGGAGATAACTGTTTTGTCATATAACTTTATTTGTTAATTATTAATATACGATTAATTTATAAAAGAAACAACCCTAGAGCGGGTTAATTTAGCTAATTTTCAAAGTTTTTGATTCTTTTCCTTTAGCATACGGTATTGTAACTTGCAATAAGCCATTTATAAACTCAGCTTTTGCTTTTTGTAGATCAAATCTACTGTCTATCTTCCAACCTAAGTTAAATGATCGTTTGGCTATACCTTTATGTATATAGTCAGTTGCTTCACCTTCTAAGGTTGGTTTGTTGTAATTGATTTTAATAATATTACCCTCAATTAAGATTTCGATATCTTCTTTTGGAATTCCGGTACAGGCTATATCTAAGCCAAGGCCGTTTTCTAATTCGTAAATATCTACTGGGTGGGGTAATTTTGACTCTTCTAACGTTTGGTAGTTGTGAGTCTTTTGCAAAAAATTGCGGACTAAAATGTCGAACGGATTACGTTCTTGAAAAATGTTACTCATAATGATATAAAATTGTGGAGTCCTAAGATCTCCGGTTAATAAAAATAAAAATTGCTCTAGGGTCGATCTTTATTCTTTAAATAAATAGGTTTAATTTAAGTTTAATGCCCTTCACTCCAGTTATTAGCGATTTCAGGAGGTGCTTTTAAAGTAACTCCAGGTAGTACTGTAGTATCTTCCATAATCTGTTGAACATGAGGAGCAAACATTGCAGCATCCTTTTCAGATACGTTAATAATCAATTGATCATGAACCTGAGCTTGAACAATAGCATCTATGCCTAGTTCTTTTGCTTTACGGTTAATCATTACAGCAGCTCTATTTACTACGGCAGCTGCTAGTGACTGCAATTGAAAGTTAAGACAGTTATTAAGTCCGTTACGGTAATCTCTATAAGCTTGCATAACAGCTTCTTTACCGTATTGAGGAGTAATACTTTGTCTGAATCTCCAATCCATCATTTGATCTCCGTACTTGCCAAAGATCTTTTTCACTTTAGGTAAGTGCCTAACTCTACCAACATAGTTTTTAATATAACCATGATCTTTAACTTGAGTTCTAGAATCTAACCTCCATTGCTTAAGTTGAGGAAATCCATCTAGATAACCTTTTACTAATCCTTCAGCAGACTTTTGATCAATACCTAAAGTCATTTTAAGAGCATAAGCTTCCATACCGTATGCAATACCTAATGAATAAGCTTTAGCTTTATTACGAGCAGGCCCATCTAACTTCTTTAAGTAGTTATCTGCTTTCTTATCTGCAGATACTCCGTTAGGAAAACGAGATTTCTGATCGTCTAACTTCTCAGTTTTAATAGCTACAGTAGAGTAGAAGTCCCATCCTTTATTAAAGATCTCTTGAAGAGCAGTATCACCAGTAACAGAAGCAAAGCAATGAGGCTCTAGAGATTCGTAATCGGCATCGATTACTTTTCTACCTTTACCTGCAATCATAAATTCTCTAACTATATTAGTATACTTAACGATAATAGGAGCATCCTCACCTTCTTCTTTAGGTTTAGGAAGCTGCTGAGCATCAGAACCATATCTACCGGATACAGTACCGTTCTGCTTATAGTAGAAGTAGTATCTACCGTCCTCTTGACGATCTCTAAAACGATCTACATAAGTAGATTTAATCTTAAGAAGCTTATTGTATACACGTAAATTTTCAGCCCAAGAATAAGTCTTCGCTAAATCTTCTATCATATCCATATCGAATTGAGCTCTACCGCTTTTAGTCTGACCAGCAGCTTTTAGAGGTTTAATGCCCATATACCCAAATACTATTTCACCTAAATGCTTTTTAGATTGAATATTTAAGTATTCACCGTCGTTAGACTCTTTCCACATAGCCATAGATATTCTAGCTTGCTCTACTTCTTCGATAAGATCTACGTTACCAGTCATTAAGAACTCTTTTACTTTTTCTTCTTTATCGTTAGACGGTTCATAAGCTTCTATATTCTTCTGAGTAAGAGAGTACTTGCCAGTCTTTTCAGATTTCGGTAAAGGTATAGAGTAACGAGTAACTAGGTTCTGAGCCCAATTACCTTTATGGGATACGGGATATTGATCTAATGCAGTAGCTACTATCCAACTCTTAGTTTCATCTAAAGCTAATAAAGACTTCATTACGATCTCTTTATTATTAATCAAATCTGCTGCAATAGCAGTATAAGTAGATTCTATTAAGTCCATATCTAAATCAACTCCTTCAGCTTCCATAGGTACAGTAACTTCTCTGTAGATAGGCATTACCTCATCCTCAAAGAAGAACTTCTCTAGTCCTTCCTCTTTAAGTTTCTTTAAATATAAATTACATATACGTAAAGTTAAATCCGTATCTGCCGATGCATACTTACTAAGTATATCTAAATCAGCTTTAAAGATTTCATAGAGTAGTTTAGTAGTAGAACCACCATTCTTCTTAATAGACTCTTTAAGCTCTAATTGCTCTTGGTTAGCAGCTTCCTGAACATCTAATCCTAACTCTTTTTGATTCATTATAGCAATAGACTTTAATCCAAAAGGATTACCAAATCCAAAAGCTCCTTCTTCGTATACCGTATGAACTAATAGTCCAGTATCGACATATATATCTTCTATCAAATCTACTCCGAAGTAGTTCTTAATAAACTGAACATCAAAGGAAGCATTATGGAAGACTAGTTTCTTACCTTTAAGTAACTTAAGTAAATTCCTAGATAATAGTTCAGTAGAAGTACCGTCAATCTCTTGCAGCACTAATTCATCTTTCTCATAATCAAAAACTAAGGTTGGTAGATAAAAACCTACTCCTTCATCTCCAGATACAGACCATCCGATGATCTTATTCTTTCTAGGGTTTAAACCAGTAGTCTCAGTATCGACTGCTATTACGTCAGAGTCAATAATGTGTTGATGTAGTAGTTCAAGAGTTTCTTTATCTTGAACCGTGTAATACTTTTTTTCTAATTGCATATATATAACCGTTTTATTTATTTAATAATATACGAAAAATTATTCAGAATAAAAAATTCTTGAACAGCTTTTTTTCCGTCTTTTATATTTAACTTGTCTTGGTACATTTTTTCTATTGTATCCAATCTTGGAGTATAATCTACTTCTATATCATCGTCCATTTGCGTAATTTTATCATCAAATGCTCTAGTATAAATTTCAAATTCTCCTCCAAACTCTTTTAAGAATTCATGCATTGCTGGAGCTAGCCATCCTGTATTGGCTCCTGATCCTTGTAAGTAGTTTCTTCCTATTCTCTGGTAAAGTTTCTGTGTACATCCTATTTTAAAATGTTGCTGTTTTCCGTCAGGAGCTTTATACACAAGGTCATAAATTGCTCTTTGCATAGGAAAGTCTGTTGGGACCATAGTAATATGATCTTTAGTATCTCTTCTGACTTTTAGTTTAAGGAAATACTTGTATCTATTTACTTCTGTAATATGCTCTGTTAGAGCTCTTTTGCTTTGTTCTAGTTCTCTCGGCAAAACAAATGAGTCTAGGTACTCAAAATTCTTTGGAATCATTATAACCTTTTTAATTATTAATATACCTTAAGATACGAAATATTCTACAACTTACCAACTAATTCTTCAGGTAAATCTTCATCTTTTATCTTAATATTATTTTCTTTTTCTATCTGAATCAGACACATACGTTTCATATTAATGTCTCCTGTAGAATATGCCCAAATAATAGAAGCTTTAAGTCCTTCTATTTTATTGCCAAAACTTGAACAGCTTTTTTCTAGAAGCTCTTTCTCGTTTTCAGATACTTCAAAAGTAATATCATTGTTAGTAGCCCAATTGAGCAGTCCCATAAAATCATTAGAGTCATAGTACTCTTTTATTTCATTGAAATCTTCCAATGAGCCTCCTTTATCCGGATGAGCTTTAATTGATACTTTTCGGTATAATTTTTTTAGCTTCTCTGGTTTCTCTTTCTTTTTAGCTATATTGTCTCCAGGAGGAGTATCTCTCATCTCTCCTGTGTCTTTATTTACCCAATATTCTTTTTTTACTTTATCAAAATACTTACCAAAAGTTGACTCCCATATTTTCTCATATTCTTTAAACTCCTCTTGAGTTTCTTCAAACTCTAGTTTTAAAAATTGGTACTTATGAGAGTACTTCTTTATGAATTTTGACATTAATATTCTCCGTATAAGTCGAATACCTTAGCTTCCGGAACTTCTTCTTCTACTATAAATTCTTTAATTGCAAATAGTTTTCCGTTTAATGGCTCTAACCTATAATGTCCTTTAAATTTAGTTTTTCGTAAGTACTGAGTTAATGCTTCTACTAGACCTTCAACAACTGTCTCTTTATCTATTACTAGTTCCCAGTTATCTCCAGGAGGAACACGAACTGCAATTAGTTCGTATTCTTCTTCGATCTTTGTTTTGTTATCTTCAGCCATTATTGTCTTAATGTTTTCTTAATTCTATAGTCTCTTGAAGTAAAGAATTCAGGTATTAAAGATGAATGGCTAGCTCTAACAGGGTTAATATCTAAACCTCCTCTACGAGTATACAGACAAGATACCATTAACTGTTCTGGTTCGTATGCGTCTGATAGATGCTTATATACCATTTCGCAAATCTCTTCATGAAAATGACTTACTGTACGGTGAGAAACTATATACTTAGCTAGTGAATCAGCAGATGGTAATTTCTTACCTACCATTTTAATAAATACATCTCCCCAATCAGGTTGATTAGTAACTCTACAATTAGATCTAAGTAAGTTAGATTTTAATTTAACCTCTTTAGCTACATCTGATGTATCTTCTACTGCTAATTGAGTAGCATCAGATTGAAACGATGTAAAGTCAATTTGATCTAAATCTACTAATCCTCCTAAGTCTTCGTAACCTTCAAAAGATAGTTCTAATCCTTCTTCTTCACTTGCAAAGAAAGTAACAATTGTATTAGTTTCTAAAAGTTCATCTAAGTCTCTTTTAACAGTAGCTTCTATTCCAGTAATACAGTCCATAGCATTATCAGCTATTCTAGTCATATTGAAAGAATTCAAATATAACTTAATAGATTTAGACTCTACGTGAAATTCAGAATCAGAAGGGCATGTAATTTTAAGGAGTCCTGCTACTGGTTGACCTTTAGTCGTAATAGCAGATACTTCATAACAGTTCCATGTATCAACTCCTACAAAACTATCTGATGTTAGGTCGTAGCCTTCTCTATTTAAGTATCTAGGGATTTTAACTAATAGCTCTCTATTATACTGGTCAGAGTATCCATCTCCACCAACTTTACCTAAGTGCTTTCCAGCAATTGCTACTACTTCGTCGTAATTTTTTACTTTTTCCATTTTATTTATTTTATTATATAATCTATCCACTTTGTTCCTTTAGTATCTATATTAGGAAATTCAAATACTCTTACAATAGCGTGTTTATCATCACCAATTGTAATTGTCTTTCTAAACCCTGAGGGTATAGTTGCACCAGTCGGTAAAACTACTTCTTCTCCTTCAAATAATACGTCTACTCTTACTTTAACATCTTCGTTAAAGAAGTTTGCTGCTGATCTTTCAAAAGCCTCTAATTTACTCCATTGACCTCTATTTAACCCTTGATGCTGTAAAGCTGAATTAAGGTAAGAGAACGTTTTATACAGCATACCGGTATTACAGCTAAATGATGCTGCTGGTGCTAAATGACCTTTATCCCATATATTGTCTTTATAGTCTTCATCATCTGAGGTTACAATCATGTCTGGTTCCCAGAATTCCATACCTACTCTTGAAGCATTTCCATTAGAACAGAGTACTGTATATTCTACCCATAATGGTTGCTGTCTCTGTTGATCGTACTCTACTGTGAATATATCGGTTACTATAACTTGTGCGTTTGCAGTAGTTGAAGAAATGATAAAAGCAAAAGCCAATAACATCATCCAAAACAATTCTACTTTATCTAATTTTTTCATACTATTTTATAAATTTTAATATTTGCTCTACTCTTTGCATAGGAGAACCTGTTATCGTCAAATAAGGTTGACGTACACCTTCTAATACTGCTTTAAACTCTTCATCAATATCTGTTCTCCACTTTTCATTTACACTTCTTACTCCATCATCTACTGATTCAAATTCAATAGGGAAGTAAACATAGTGAGTATATTCTCCTTTTACTCTATTCCAAGTATCATTTATATAGTTATATGTCTTAATAGATAATTCATCCATAAACTTAGAATATACGAGTAAATCCATATAACACCTATCTAAGACTAGGTTATAAGGTTGAAGTAAAGCCTCTAAATGAAAACTACTAATAGCTAACTGAGTAGCATCAGTACCTTTCTCATTAATAGGAAATCCGTAACTACCTACAGTTCTAGTAGATTCATTTACGAATTCATATTTAGGTAATTTATTTTTAAGTAATTCATAAACAGTAGTCTTACCTGTACTACTAGCTCCTACTAATGCAATTCTCTTTATCATATAACCTCTTTATTTACTTAAAGATACGAATTATTTCTCTAATAACCTACTACACACCTGCTTTTCTTAAAAAATGAATCCATAAGTATTCAGATCTCTGCTGTAATGCTTTAAACATTTCGTCCTTAGTAATACGCCAAGCATTAAATCTTTCCTCTGATATTATTTTACCTTCATCTACTCCTGCAGTTACCTTATGTAATACACATCCCATAACATCATGTTTAGCTTCATAAGCTCTAATTTGAGGGTCTTTACCTTTTAATTCTGGGTACTCAGTAATAAGGCCTGGATGACCGTTATAAATTCCATGCTTTTCGCATATTGATGGAGGAACTACTCTTAACCATCCGTGTAAAGTAATTAAACTATCTGGAAAGTATACAAGTAGGTCTTCATACTCTTCTAAGGTAGGTTTATTACTCATAGTGAAATAACCTTTCTTTTCTATTCTAGAATCTATTGTTCTAAGGTGTTCAGGTCTATCATTAGTAATTATCCTATCAGGCCAGCGTCCTAAGCTTTCCGCTAAGTTAGCTATTTCAGAACCTGTTTGACTAAAAAACGCTATCCAAGTATTTGATTCACTCATTTAATGTTGTTGATTTAATTCTAATATTTTCTATCTGTATAGGTTTTATACCTCTAAGTTTAAAACTCAAACCTAATGCAAGACCTGGTCCATTACCTTTACCGCTAAAACTATTATCTTCAGATCCTATTTCAATCCATAGTTTTTCAGCTAAAGTTAAGTCTAAAACTATACCCTTAAGATACGAATTATAAGGCAGTATTCCAACTTGTTCTAGTACTGGTGTTACTTCAGTTGGGTCTACTCCTAAAGATTCCATATACTTTACTGCTTTGCTCCAGTATGCCTTTGTATACCAAGATCCTTTCCAACCACTTTGTACATAAAAATTATCGTCTGGTGGTATATGTGATGCTTTTACAGCATCTTTAAGTTTATCAGCGTCTGCATAAATAACTTGTTGTTTAATACATTGTGATATGAATATTGGCCAATAGTACTGTTCGAAATAATTAAAAACTCCTTTGTTTGTCGGAGCCATATTAAAGATATTATAACCCTCTACTTCTATGTGAACATCGGTTTGAAGATATATAGTTGACTTCTTATCAATATATTTTATATTATTTAAAAAATCTTTTCTATGTTCATCTCCTATTGCTATGATACAATAATTAGCCATTTGTAAACCATTTAAATTTTTGTATATTATTTTTAATAGTATCCAACTGCTCAATTGTGAGCTCTGAGTTAATTAGTTCATGAAGTTTCTGACGCTCTTTAGACCATAGTCCATCGGTTCCGTATGTAATTCCTTTAATTCCATGTACTACAGGATTTGAAGTATCTAATGAGTAGATCCAATCATAGTCAGAATGCTTATAAAAACTAAACTCTTGAGGAAGTCCACATCCTAATAAGTGATGAGGCTTATCTTTATTAATTACCCCGTCTTTAAGTAAGTCTCCTAGTAGCTTAACACGTCCTAGCATCCAACTAACGTACTTGTTAGCATGAGGAAAAGAATCGGTGTAATACGAATAATCAAAAGAGATAGCAATCATATCTACATTAGCTATTTCATCCATAGCTTTGTAACATTCTCTGATTTGCTTATAATTTTTACCTTGAACAACCCCTATACTTTTACCAGGGACATCACTATGGTTTTTAGTCCAATTTGCAGCTTGTTGCATAGTCTTATGAGCATCTTCTAAAGCATCCGGAATAATATACCAAGTAGGTCTTATTTCTTTAACCCAATATGCAAATTTATGTGCATCAAACGCTTCTTCTAATTCAAAGATAGAGTTATCTAAAATAACCTCTCTACCACTAGCTATTGCTTTCTTAAATTGTTCCAAATAAATTGGATCCTCTTCAAAGAGGTGCACTAAGGCATAATCGTAATCAGTTAAATACTGTACTTCATCAAAAATACTCTTCGGACTTTCGTGTGCTATTTTAATCATTTATTTCTGTTCTAAAACCTTTATCTAAATTAACCAATGACTTTTGTACCATATTTACTACCTCATCTAATTTTAAAGTAACTAAATCAATGGCTGCAGTTGCAGTATCAAGAGGTATATACTTTACTCCCTCTATCTCTTTTACATCTTTCAGTAGATCTATTTGCTTATCTTTACTCATTATATTCCTATTGATTCGTTTCTAAATTTAGCTAATTCATCATCAGAGAAGAATTGATGTAAGTCTGGTCTGAAGTAATTAGTTGCTTTCATTACTTTTCGGTCTCTAGATCGATAGACAATATACCGTCCTTCCTTAACCTTCTCAAAATGGCAGGCCTCACCTTGCTCCGTACTTCTTTGGCTGACGGCCTGTATGGCTTCTTCTTCAGTAGTACAAGCTTTTGACATATTGCTTGCTTGTACTTCTGCATATGCGGGCCGTATCTTATCCTTAAGGCCATGTAGCATAACACCGTTCCCAAGGGAAACATAAGTAATGTCGCACAAAGCGTCCAGAACTTCCACAATGTCTCCGTTTTCGCAAGCGACTCTATATTCTTCAAGTTCTTCGAGTATGAAGTCGTAAACGAATTGCCACTCTTTCTTAGCTGGTATAGTAGGTTCATAATTATTTGGTTTATTAAAAGTATCGTTAAAAATCTCTACTTCATCTACGAAAGGAACTGGGTTGATAGTAACCTTACCATCCGCCTCACTCCAGTTTCCAGCTTTTTCAGGAAATAATTTTAATTGCTCACTCATCTTAATATACTTTAATAATTCTAGATTCTGTTAAGCTAATAATTTTAAAGTTAGTCTCACTAAGCTCTTCTAACATTTTATATGTTTTAGCTTCAGCTTCTGTTCCTGTCATAGCATCTACTAAGTATACTTCTTTTACTTTTTGAATTCTACCATTATCGTTTTCTCTTTCAAACTGGGTAGTTACTTGCCAATAATTTGTCATATCTCTTTTATTTATTTAATTTATTAGTATTTTCTTTAGGCATTGTTAAACCTCCTATAAGGTTTATGTCATCTCTTTCGTCCTGTCTTTCATCTGGTTCGTTTGCTAAAAGCTCATTAGCCATTTCTATCCACTCCGGTAGGTCTACTTGTTCTTTATCTAAGACCTCTTGCATAGTTCCGATCCATTCATCTTCTCTTTTATAATCATCTTCTAATCGTACTATATCATCTTCTCCGAAGTAGGTACCAGTCTGTACTTCTATAAATCTTACTGGTTTATCTGTTTCATTCCAAGCTCTATGTTTAGCTCCTAATGGTATTTTAATAGATTCTCCTGCTTTTCTAAATACTTTCTCATCATCAAGTATAATAGTTAGTTCACCGTAGATAACAGTCCACTGCTCTTTACGTTTCGTGTGGTACTGGTAAGAGAGTCTTTGTCCGGGTTCAACTTCTATAATCTTAACTTTAGCTTCTGAGGTATCATGTAATACTTCATATGCACCCCAAGGTCTATATTCTAATGACGACATATGCTTGCTAATTCTATATTCTTATAAAACTCTGCTTTTGCAGAATCCTCATTTAAAAATGCTCCTGTTAACTTAGCAGTCTGCATTGAAGCTCCTTGATGCTTCACTCCTCTACAACTTACACAATTATGTGTTGCAGATATCATAACTGCTACTCCTAAATTACCTTCACATATCTTATTAACAGCATTATGAATAGCAACTGTTAATTGTTCTTGAATAGCACCTCTTCTTCCGAATTGCTCTACTATTCTATTTAATTTAGATAAGCCGACAACCTTCCCGGTCTCTGAAGCTATATAAGCTATGCTCACTTGTCCACCAATATTTTGGTGGTGGTGGGAGCACATAGACGTAACTGGAATATTAGATTCTTGTACGATTCCGTCGTAGCCGTCGCTAGGGAATGCCGTAATTCTGTCTAATGGCTCATATCGGCCCTTCCATAAATCGTTAACGTATGCTTTCGCTACTCTACGGGGAGTCTCAGAAGAGTTCGGATCATTTTTCCAATCCGTACCAAGAGCAGTCAAGAAGTCTCCAAATGCTTTTTCAGCATTATTAATGATAACTTCCTTCTCTTCTGATGTTAATCTAGCCTCAGGTCCGTCGGTTGCCTGCTTATCTGCTAGTTGAATGGATATACCGTTTGCATATCCAGCTTTTACTAATTCTGTTCCTTCTATAAACTTCTTTGCCATTTTCTCTTTACTTGTTTTGTAGTGGTGCTTCAACACTTATTAATACTTTAATATACGATTTTATTTTCATTTAACCAAATAATCTTGTATAGGATTTGAATTATCTTTTTCCCATGGATAAACTATCCACCCATAATCATCTGCTATTTCTTGTGCATAGTACTCTGGTTTTGCTACTGATGTTGTCTTATAGTGAAGAGTAGCAAATTTAGGGTTAAACATAGTACCTCTTAAATCAAAGATTGTTTTACCGCTATCTGCTATATCATCTATAATCAATAGCTTAGGATAGTGGTTACTTGTGTACTGCATATAAGGTACTTCAAACCTATGTGAGTACATTATTGCTAAAATGGTGCCTCCTCTTGGTATTCCAGTAACGTAGTCTATACTACCTTTACATTGTTCGTGTACTTTATCTAATAGTTCATAGACATCATCCCAAGTTAAGAATATTTTTTTTATTTCTCCCATGTTGTTGTTGTTGTCCATATCGTAGGATCTATTACGTAGTTAAGTTCTTTCTCAAAGTTTAATTCTCTTACTTTTTTGCCTAATTCTTGATCATTAGGTGTGTCGTGTATTATTTGTTTAAGGTTCATATTTTAATCCAAAAAATTTATAATTATTTATAACTGCTTCTTTTTCTCCGTCGGCGATTGCATCTTCTTCTGTTTCGTATATTGCGTCTACTGGGCATTCTGGTATACAGGCTCCACAATCAATACATTCGTCTGGGTTGATATAAAGGCTTTTGCCTATTAGTTGTGATTTGGTCATTTCTGCAACTTCTGCTCCTGCTCCTGTTATATCTATAGGACCATGTATACAGTCTACAGGGCAAACTGTTACGCAAGCTGTATCGCAGGTACTAATGCACGGACTTCCTATTATATAACTCATTATACTTCTCTTTGATCTTCAAATGCAATGATATGGGGTCTCCAAGTCATTCTATACCCATTATCTCTAACCCAATCAAACAATACAGGGTAAGACTTAAATAGAGATTCTCTTGAGTCTCCTGCAGGCATAAACCATACTTTATCTTGAGGTGCTTCTAAAGTATCTATACATTCCATTATTTCTTTTAATGCTGCTTTATCTTTACCATCCCATACCGGCTTTAAGTGGTAGTTAGAATGGTATGCAATACTTTTTTTCATTGCTTCATAATTAAGTCTAAACTTATTATGTTGTTTAATCATCCTTTCATCAGTAATCTTACCTTGTGGTGTTGCCACTCCAAGTACAGGTACCGAGTTAGAGAATTTGGGACTGATAGAAAGCAAATTGATAGGATAATCCGTAGGTAGAAAATGACTACCTTCGTTCTCCATAGTAATAAAAATATCTTTTTCATTAGCAAAATGTGTTAATTCATTAACTAGTTTTCCATGCATTGAAGGTGATCCTCCAGTAAGCATCATTTCTTTAATATGAGGATTCTTCTCATATGCTTTAATTATATCATTAAAGTTATATTGACCTTTATCTGGATGAATAGATGTATACCAGCTATCACACCAGCCTCCTTCTCCAAAATAACATCTATGAGTACATCCTGTAGTTCTAATCACTACCGTTGGATAACCTGCTCTACTACCTTCTGACTGTACCGCTGTATATATTTCTACAATCGGTAAATTTTTATCGTAATCTTCTACTCTACCTAGGGACATATATTGCTGAGTTTTTACCGTGTTCTCTAAATTCTACTTTTATAACTTTTACTCTACCTTCAGTTTCCGTTTCTATGAATGGAGCTAACTTTTCGTATATATACTGTGAGAACTTCTCTGCTCCTGTAGCAGGTACTACTCTAACCTGTGCTATACCTATTTGATTAAGCCTCATTGCTTCAGGTAGAAATGGATCGTCTTCTGCTATTAAGTAGGTATGGTCAAACATATGATCCATCCATACTTTTGGAGACATTCCATCTATTAAGGTCTTAGCTCTTTTCATTCCTCCGAAATCCCATACCCAGTTTCTTTCATCTAAATCTCCTTCAAACCATAGTTTAAAAGATACTCCATAACCGTGTAGAAATCTACAATGAGTAGTTTCGGCTTTCCATTGTCGAAAGACTGTACTGAATCCATCGAATACTTTTGTTGATTGATATTTTGCCATAATATAATTTAAACTAATTCTTCCCCAATTCCAACTAATTCAGCTAAAAATAATAAAATAAAGCCTAACTCAAATAATCCGAAGAATCCAAAAGCACATGCTCCTAGTCGAATTGCGGATTTAATAAAAGATATTTTTTGGTGTAAACTAGGATCGGGTATTTTTTGACCGTTGATCTCTAATGACGGTTTCATAACTACTTGCCCTCGATCGTCTCTGTAATAAAGATCATCGTTCAATTTCTCTTGTAACTTTTTCATTTCGTGTTTTTAAAGTGGTACTGTGACACTATCGCCTTATATTAATACAATATACGAAAAAAGGAGATAGTAACCAACTATCCCCCCTTAATCTTCTGTATTTTATTTTATAAAGCTGCTATAGATGCTGTAAATGCATTATAGCTTGGAGCTGCTGCAACTAAATTCTTTAAAGCTGTTATGCTTATATAATTAGCAGATAGTGCATAAGAGCCTGTAGCTGCGTTAAGAGCACTAACTGATGGTAAGCTAGTAGTTAAAGCGTATGAACCTGTGGCTGAGTTAAGAGCTGTTAGGTCTACGTTAGTTAATACTGTTGAACCTGATAATAGTAAAGATCCTGTAACGTTTAAAGTTGTTGCAACGTTTACTTTTTTATTGAATAGCCATCTCTTATTAGATCTAACATATCCATCTTTTCGTGCTTCAAGTACTACATCAGTTCCTCCTAATGACCCTGTTCCACCTCCTGTAAGTTGCATAGCAGGTTGTGTAGAGCCTGAGATAGCATACGAAGTTATAGAGATACCTGCATTTGGACCTGTCTTATCTGAAATGGTATAACCAGCGTAACGTTGTACTGATCCACTTTCTGTATCTAAGTAAGTCTGTACTCCAATTGAATTCCCTGGCTCTGCATAGGAGTTAATAGAAAAGTATCCTGAACCAGATATTGTCTGGTTACCTGTAAATGAATTACCTCCAGTTAAAGTAGCATGTGAACTAGTAGCTGCATTTAAAGCAGTTACATCTGGTATATTACTTGCTAAAGCATACGAGCTTGTAGTTGCATTTAAAGCAGTTACATCTGGTATATTACTTGCTAAAGCATACGAGCTTGTAGCTGAGTTTATACTACTAACTGCTGTAGCTACTTGTGCATCTGTAGCAAAGGTAGCATCTAATGACCCTGTAAATGTATTAAGTGCTGTTAGATCTGCGTTAGTTAATACTGTTGAACCTGATAATAATAGAGATCCTGTAACGTTTAGTACTCCTGTAACATTTACTTTCTTATTGAATATCCATCTCTTATTAGATCTAACGTATCCATCTTTTTGAGCCTGAAGAATTACTGTTGTACCTCCTAATGACCCTGTTCCCCCTCCTGTAAGTTGCATAGCAGGCTGTGTAGAGCCTGATATAACATATGAATTAATCGAAATACCTGCATTTGGACCTGTCTTATCTGAAATGGTGTAGCCAGCGTAACGTTGTGCTGATCCGCTTTCTGTATCTAAGTAGGTCTGTACTCCAATTGAATTTCCTGGCTCTGCATAGGAATTAATAGAGAAGTATCCAGATCCTGATATTGTTTGGTTTCCTGTAAATGAATTCCCTCCAGCTAAAGTAGCATGTGAACTAGTAGCTGCATTTAAAGCAACAACTGCATTTGCTAATTGTGCATCAGTCGCATATGTAGCATCTAATGAACCTGTAAATGAATGTAAATTTTGTATGTGGCTATTTGCTGTTGCAATATTAGAATCAATAGACCCTGTTTTTGTATTTAAAGAACTTACTGCTGTTGATACTTGAGCATCAGTCGCATATGTTGCATCCAGAGAAGCACTAAATTGATCTAGCTTCTGTATAGCTGCAGTTACGTTTGAATATCCTTCAATACCTAATGAACCGGTAACACTAAGGCTACCTGTAACTTTCAAAGCTCCAATAGATCCAGATACTAGTTTTCCTAGTCCATCTTGAAATTGAGCATTGTCAACTTGTACCAATCGCTGGTACGTCTTGTTTATCTTCTTGCTTGTGAAATTTGCCATGTATCTGAGTATATCTTATAAATAGCTAAAAGTTCTTATAATTAAATGGGTCTCTGTTTTTTAACTCACGAATCTTTTTCTTATACGCTCTTGACGCTTTCCATGTGGTATAGTATTCTTTTATTACTTTAAGTATTCTCATTTTTTCATTATTAAATAATTGTTAATAACAAGATAAGGGATATCACTATTAATGAACCTTGTTACAGCTTGTTCTGGTGTTCTAGTTATCGTCTGATCTTTAAGGTTAAACGATGTATTTAGTACAACACCATGTCCTGATACTCTTTTTAGTTCCTGTAGTAATAAATAGTACTTTTTGTTCCTTTGTTTAGTAACTGATTGAATCCTAGCTGTATTATCTATGTGAGTAGCAGAAGGAAATAAGTTTTTAGCAGTCTCTTTTACTTTAACTACTTGATTCATATAAGGGACAGCTTCATTAGCGTCAAAATACTTAAGTACATCCTCATTAAGAACTGATGGAGCAAAAGGTCTAAACCCTTCTCTCTTTTTTATTGTATAGTTTAACTTATCTCTCATTTTAGCATTTGTTGGGGAAGCTAGTATACTTCTATTACCTAATGCTCTAGCTCCAAATTCCATACGGCCTTGAAACCATGCTACAATATTCTGGTTGTTAATTAGTGAAGCTGTTCGTTTTAGTAAAACTTCATAATCTAGTTTTAAAAAAGAAACTTTCCCTACGTTGTCCTCTAGTACTCCCTGTATATACTCATCTGTATAATGGTTTCCTAAATAAGGTGTAATATTGGTATGTTTAGGTCCTAAATAAGCAACTAGACAAGCTCCTATAGCTGATCCAGCATCTGAAGGTGCAAAAGGTATGTGGATATTTTTAAAGTACTTATAAGCTTTATTATTTGCTACTCCATTATATGCACATCCTCCTCCTAAACATAAATTGTCAGAATTACATATTAGTTTAGCTCTTTCTACTAATTTTAAAAACTCTCTTTCGTAAATATTCTGTAAAGCGCAAGCTAAATCTTTATGTTCTTGAGTAACTGGTTCTTCCGGTAAACGAGGTGCTAACTGAAGTAATCCTGCAAGGTGTTTCGTGAACATTATATTATCTGAGTATTCCCAGGTAAAGTATCCTTGGTCTATTTCGAATTTATTAGAAGTTACATTAATAAATACTTGGTCTAATTTTTCATAGTATGTATTAGGATTTCCATACGGTGATAACCCCATTACTTTGTATTCTCCTTCATTTGGCTTAAACCCTAAAAAAGCTGTTATAGTTGAATATAACATTCCTAATGAATGTGGGAAGTCTATACTTAATTTCTTATCAATACCTTTTTCATCTCCTTTACTTATAGTAACAGTTTCAAATTCTCCAACTCCGTCTACTGTTAAAATTGCTGCGTCTTTATAAGGGGAAGTATAAAAAGAAAAAGCAGCGTGAGATAAATGATGATCTATATATTTAATTTTACCCTTATATCCGTAGTTTTCTTTTAATAAAGTTTCTGGGTTATTTGCCTTATACTCTTTAAGGAATTTTCTACGTTTAAAAAATGTTCTTATTGGCCTTTTTGCAAAAGACTTAAGAACTCTTTGTTTCTTCTTTTCCGGAACTTCATACCAGCATACTTCATTAACTTCTTCCATACTAATGCCAGTATCTTTAAGGCACCAATTAATTGAATTTGTGGGAAAACTATAATCATGTTTAATCTCTGTAAATCTTTCTTCTTCTACAGCTGCTACTACTTTTCCGTCTATTACTAAACAAGCAGCACTATCATGGTAAAAAGCAGATATTCCTAATTGTATCATTCTTTATTTATTCCGTATTTACTGTACTTATACCAAGCTCTCTCATGAAAATAGTAAAGTATCATTTTTGTTATTACTTCTACTCCGCCAATTGAAAGTCCTATTTTCCAACTTCCTGTAATTAACCAAGATAGTATAAATGTATCTATAGTTCCAACTATTCTCCAAGATATAGTTTTAGCTAAATGTCTTTTATAATTTACCATCCTCCTTCATTTGGTTCCTGATCTTAGTAGCTGAGATATCGTGTATGTCCTTGGGAGGTACGTGCTCTATTACTTCGTATCCTACTCCCCTACCGTAATTAATTGACTCAATATCCGGAATCTTAATTACCTTAACTCTTCCTTCTTCTATTAAATCTTTAAGCTCTTCTGCTAAATTCATTAGGACTTCTTGTGCAGTCCAAGGTTGTGACGAATTAGGCTCTACATCTCTAATGCAAACTAATACGTTTTTACCTATTTTTAATCTTTGTTCGATTAACCATCTATGGCCTGGATGCCAAGGTTGCCATCTACCGATGTACATTGAAAATTGTTTGCTCATAATCCGAATACTATATGTTCTATTAAATTATATGATGCTTCTGGGGTATCTATTGTTGTGTTGATAGCAATGAAGTCTTTTTTAGGAGCTATATAAGCTTCTGCTTTAAAATGATCTCTTTCTCTAGGTTCAGTAGTATAGACGTAAAATTCACAAATATTTTTTTCACCTATTAATGTTTTAAAATCCTCTCTTTGGTCAATATAAGGAGCTATTAAAGAAACAATAACTGTTCTTCCTTTTTTATGTAGGTAGTGTGCTATTTTTTGTGCTGTAGTTACGTTTTCTACTCTTCCTTTTATTGAATAGTCTTTATTAGTTGTTAACTCTCTTAAATCGTCTCCATCAATATGAAAAGAGCCTGGTATTGCTGTATGTAGCTTTTTAGCTAATGTAGTCTTTCCAGCTGCTGGCTGGCCTGTAAACCAATATATCATATTACTGTTTTGTTTTAGCTATTCTAGCTGCTTCAATTATTGCTTCTGTTGAATATTTAGTTAGGATTGTATAAGCTTCCTTAACCTCTTCTGGGGTAGGTATATAGTTGTTTATATACCTTACTGAAGGAATGTTCTGTATGAGACTTGTTGTCTCATCATTATTTTCATACCATTTACTAATTGTATCGCTCATAACTTTAAATCTTTTCTAATATCTTTTTTTACTACGTTTAAATACTCAGCTCTTTTCTTTGCATCTACAAATGGTACTGACCAGAATTGTTTTGTTTTAAACCATCTATTTAGATTCCATCCGAATACAAATGTATAGACTCCCATTACTAATCTCAATTTAACTGAATTAAGGTATAACGTAATAACAGGTAACATCGGTGCTCCATGTGTAATATATGTTCTAACTTTCTTATCACTTAACCTTGGTTTAGGATAAGCATATTTACCTGTAATAGGTACAAAGTTATATGCAAAACCTGGTGTTAGTACTTCATCAAAAAATGTTTCCATCTTCGGTGTCATTCTAAACCACCAAACAGGTGATACAAAGTATATGTGAGTAGACCAAGTAATTAGCTTTTTATATTCCTTTATCAATTCTGTTCTATCACGATGTAGTTTATCATCATATACATCGATGATTTCATATACTTCGTTATTCTTTTCCAATTGCCTTATGATAGTTTTAAATATACCATTATAACAAAATGATTTTTGATCAGGATGCCCTATTACTACTAAATGTTTGAACTTCTTTTTCACTTACATTATTTTAATTTGTGGAGAATATCGGAGTCGAACCGATGACCTCCTGCGTGCAAGGCAGGCGCTCTAGCCAGCTGAGCTAATCCCCCATAAAAGAGACATTTCGGGTCTTTCAAGGTTACTGCATTAATGACAAGGTTAACCTTTACCTATATCTGTCAATTTAATCAGCTTTACTGTCTCTCTTAATTTTAAATAGAACGATGTCTTCTTTTACTGTCCCATTCTACTTTTCTTGTACTACCTAACATAGATAGATTTGCTACTTTACTGTTAAAGGAATCCCTCATACCGTTTACTTGGGTATTTCCGTTTTGCTGACTACTTGAATCTACTTTTACCATTACTTTTACTTACTAAATTAATATATATTGTTGTTTACGAACATATAAATATACAAAAAATATTTTAAGTCGCTTAATTAATCTCTTCCTTTAATAACGGCTGAATTATGGTCTGAAAGTATAAGCTCTACATGCGTTTTCGCAACGTTGTATTCAACTTCTCCACTTTCATCCTCATATTGTACAGGGTCATCCACACCCAACATGATAAATGCTTCAATTCTTTCAACAGATGATGCTGATTTATAGTCGCTATTACCGCTAGGATAAGGCTTATAGGAAGTATTAGTACGTTTGTACACTTCATTAAAATCAATTCCCAACTCTTTAACCAGTTTCTGTCCATCTTTTAATATTCCAAATTTGTCTGTATCTAAGTAAGGAGTAAAATACCCTACTCTTTCTGCATCCCAATTCCCTTCTCGAAATGCTAAATCATCCGCGTCTCTAAACTCTTGTCTACAGTCCGGATATACTGCATGATCACCTGCGTGAATACCTAAAGCAATATCACAGGTCTCTTCTGCTTTATTAGCTACTGATAATGCTACAGCTTGTGTAATAGAAGCAAATATCTTATTCCTATTAGGTACTACTGTTTCTTTCATATTATCATTCTCATAATGTCCTTCAGGTACATCATCTCCTCCTTCAACTAATGCTGAATCTAGAAGGCTTGCAAGTCCGTCTAGTTTAATTTGACGATAATTAACTCTATGACCATTATCAGCTAGATAATTAATTAAAGATTGAGCCTTTTCTAACTCTACTCTATGCTTTTGACCATAATCAAATGAAATACCAGTTACGGTATCGTACTCTTTTAATGCTCTTAATAATAATGTGGAACTATCCATTCCACCACTTAATGATACTACTACATGCTTTGCCATGTTCTATTATTTTTTAATTTGCCAGGTATTGATAACGTATAGGCGGACGTTTTATTTAATATATGAAATATACTTCTATATTCCAACCTTATACTTCTAAAACTGAGGTTAGTGAATTACTAACAGTTTTCCATTTAGCAGCATACTCTTTTAAACTGTATACTTTTTTAGTAGGGTCACCATTAAGTAACTCTTTAGCAACTGTTTTTAAAGCTCCACCGAAGTGGGCTGGGTAGCATATGGTTTTAATGTATTCGGTATCGTTATCTCCTTTGATAACTCTTTCGTAAACCGTATAACCTCCTGATTGAGATTTAGCGATAAAAAACGGTTCCATTACCGGATCTTGAATCACGGTATCTCCTGCGGGTATTGAATCTGGTTTTCTTAACATAACTGATTTTAGTTTATTTTAAAATAATATTAACTCTTTTAGGGCTTGCTCTCTTAATTGCCCTACTTCTTTCTTTACTTCTTTACCTTCCTGTAGTACGACTGTAAAAGGAATACTCTTAACTTTATATTCTGCTGCTAATCCAGTAGTATCCGTTTCAATATTTACATTAACGAATTCTACCTTATCTTTTAGCTCTTCAGCTACTTTATCAAAAGTTTTAGCATAGACTTTACATGGTCCACACCAATCGGCGTAGAACTTAATTACTTTTGTTCCCATAAGGCTTGGTGTTGTTGTAAGAATCGGCTTTTGAAAACTTAGCTCGAGGCTTTGAAGTTGATGTTGTTCTTGTTGGTTTATCCAACCAGCTCATTAGTTGAGCTACAGTTTGTTTTGCGGAATTTTGCGACATAAATAACTTATTTTGTTTATATTCTATATATACAATATACGAACTATAAGGGGTAAAAGCAACTGTTAATAGTAATAACTTCCTAATTGATATCTAGCGTACCAGTTAAGGTTTCCGTCGTGGCTACCAGAAGTAATTGTTATTGGGGAGTTACCTAATGTTGAACCACTAAATGCGTTGTTTGCAAACCATCCAGCAAATTCATATGGGTAGGTTGCTGTAGCTGTTAGAGTCATTGAAGGGCTACTACCAAAGTCTTGACGGTAACTGACTTCTGCTGTGGTAGTTACTTCTGTTGATCCTACTATCTCTACTGATCCATATGTTCCAGCGTTTACTGTATAAAAGTAAACGTTTTGGGCTAATTCACCAATACTTCCGGAACCTAAGTTAACGCATGTTGTAAGGTTTTGAACGTAGAACTGTGTAGCATTGTCTTCAACGGTAAAAAACAGTCCATCATATAGGTCTTCTCCAGTAAATACTCCACTTGCAGAAACACTACTAGTTAGCAGGTTAGATGCAGAGATGGAGTTCTTAAATATATTCAGTGTGAGTATATCACCTGAAATTGCTGTGTTTTTTATTTTAACTACTTTGCTCATATATTATAAATAGGTTAACCATCACAACTTAGACACTCAGTAGATGTTCTACTACCTATATCCCCATTAATAACACTATCAGTACGTAAGTAGTATAGTGTTTTGACACCTAATCTCCAGGCTGTTTGGTGAACTTCGTTAATAAATTTAGGACTATCAGTAGGATCGAAAGCTAAATTAAGTGATTGAGTCTGGTCAATGTACTTTTGTCTAGCTGCTGCTTGCTCTACTAACTTTAATTGGTTAATTTCAGCAAAAGTAAGGAATATTGGTTTATCCTCTGAAGGCATTACATCTTCGGGTAAATTAGCGATAGAACCTCTATCTTTCATAATTTGATCCCAAATTTCTTCACTATTATGACCTCTTTCCTCTAAATAGGATTCTAGAGCTCCGTTTTTACGTATAAAAGTGCCTTTTGCAGAGTTAAATGTGTATACATTAGCTGGTACTGGTTCTATTCCTGCAGATACTCCTCCTGCTATAGTACTATTAGAAACTGTTGGTGCAATAGCCATAACATGAGTATTTCTCATACCAGTACCTTTACACCATAGCGGTTCTCCGTATTCATCTGCTAATTTTCTTGAAGCATTTTCAGCTTTCTGTTTGATATCAGAAAATATCTGATGAGTATATGATGTTGCAGCTATAGAATCGAAAGGAATTCTTTCGTTCTGTAAAAATGTATGCCATCCTAATACTCCTAATCCAATTGCTCTTCCTTTCTTAGCAGATCTATGAGACCTTACTAAAGATTCTTTACCATTAGTTTTAACTAAAAACTCTTCCATTACTCCGTCTAAGAAGTAAATTGCAGTTTCAATTAAGTCACTATTCTTCCATTCGTGGTATTTAGATAAATTAACAGATGAAAGACAGCATATAAAAGAGTGCTCTTCGTCAGTATGTAATGTAATCTCAGAACATATATTAGTCATAGATACATCTAAATTATTTTTCTTATATGCTGGTGGGTTAGCATTATTAACAGTATCGGAGAACATAATATAAGGTTCACCTGTTTCTACTCTAGATTTTAGTATTTTTACCCAAGTACCCATTGCCTCAGGGTCTCTATGATCAAGTTTTTGCATAAAGTTATCATCCACTACAACACATTGGTGTAGGTTTAGACACTGTCTGTTAGGGTCTCCTTTAGGTCGTCTAATCTCTAAGTATTCGTTAATATCTGGGTGATTTATATCTAGGTTTACTGATGCTGCTCCTCTACGAACTGATCCTTGATTTGTAGCAATTATAGTAGAATCGTATATCTTAGCCCAAGGTACTATACCTTCGGATTGTCCTGTATCTCCGTTTCCTATTTTACCGCCTCTACCTCTTACCTTAGATAATCCAATTCCGACTCCTCCTCCTAATGAAGTTAGTCTCATTAATTCTGCGTTAGTAAGTCCTATACCTCTTATAGAGTCTGGAGTATCTATACCGAAACAAGAGATTGGGAGTCCCTTGTCTGTACCGGTATTAGATAAAACAGGTGAGGCTAAGTTCAACCAACCTTTCCACATATAACGAAAAAACTTATTTGCTAAGTCAGGTCGATCTAATCTTCTAGCTACTGTATCAGCAACTCTTTTAAATGCTTTTTTAGGAGTTTCGTCCGAAAGTAAATATCCTTTGGATATAGTTGCAATTGAAACTTCATTCATCCATTCTGGATAATCTTTACCTTTTTCCCACACAGAGGTATCTATTTCTATACTCATTTCTTATTTATTTTTTAAAACATTGTTTCTGCATCCCAGTCCATATGACCTTTAGCATAATTTGTAACTCTATTAGCAAAGAAATCTGTTTGTTGTTTACCTGCTATTACAGCATCAAACCATTTCATCGTTTTTAAAGCTCCTTTGTTGATATCCGCTGAAGGAATTAAAGGCTTTAGCCCTAAGTCCCCCATTTTAGTATTGACTCTATGTTTTATAAAGTTCTTAAGCTCGTCTTTAGTTAAATTTTCTAAATCACCCATTTCAAATACCTTATCAATAAAGTCAAACTCTAACTTAATAGCTGCTGTAGCTGCTTCTCTAATATCTTCTTCTAATTTAGGAGTTTTAAACTCAGGATGTTCTTCCATAAGAGTTCTAAATAACCAGCATCCAGCATTACTATGAAGAGATTCATCTCTTACTGACCATTCTACTATCTGTCCGACTCCTTTCAATAGGTTTCTCATTTTAAAAGACAGTAACACTGCAAAGGAACTAAATAAGTTAACACCTTCTGTAAAGGCAGAAAAGATAGCTAGAGAGACAGCTCTTTGATGCCAATCTGGTTTATCATGACTATCCCGAACATTCATTAAGTTCTCTATTTTAGCCATAGTTGCCTCATCTTCCATAAATTCCGCAAAGTTATCTAATCCTAATTGTTCATTGAGAAGTGAATAAGCTTCTGCATGAATAGTTTCAAAAGAACCAAACGTTACGCCCATCATAATTACTTCTGGTTTTCTAAACCAAGTGGTAACCAAGTTTGTCCAGTAATCATTTACTACTGTTTCTGTTTGTGCAAAGCCTTTTAGAATACCTCCTATTAGGTTCTTTTCATGTTCTTTTAGATTAGAATTCCAATCTGTTACATCTTGTGACATGGGTACTTCCGTATGTAACCAGTGTGCCTGCTGTTGTTTAAGCCAGTAGTCATATGCTTGTGGGTACTCAAAGGGTTTGTAGACGATTCTTTCGTTTAATAAACTCATATATTCTTATATATTATTGGTTGATAGTTAGACAAAAACGTCTCCGAAACGTGAATATCGGAGACTAAAATAAATAGCATATATATTTAGGTTTTGTCGAATATTTTTTCCATTTTTTCTTTAGTTAAGCTGTAAATCGGCTTATCGTCGGGAATTAAGTCTGAAGCGTTAGCTTCTCCGTCAAAAGTAATATGACCATTATTAGTATCCATTTTAAGATTATAAGTCATACCATCTTGCCCGTATCTGTTCTTCATAACGTGCCATCTACCTGTACCTAGTACTTTATCTTCTTTCATTCTAGATAAAGAGAAACACATATCCGCTACCATCATCTTATCGTAAGAACCTGCTGCCTTATCTCCTTCAATTACTGAATCTTTAGCTCCCATACGGTTAACCTGAGATGGAGTAATGATTGGTATCTTTAATTCTTTTGCTAATCCTTTAGTAGCAATAAATACATCATCAATTTCGTCTTTACGTTCGTTATATTTACCTTTAGAAGGAGCTCTTAAATAGTCCACATAGTCAATTACTATCATATCTGGTTTATGATCCATATCCATACATTTCTGTACGTGAGATTTTATAGTATTTACTGTAGCCCCTTTAGGTGGGTATTCTTTTACTATTAACTTACCTTTTAATCCGTCTACTAGTATTTGAACTTCATCTCTATGTTTATTTACTTCGTCAATTGAATGACCAGTAAAATAACAATCAAATCTCTTACCAACATAGTCTTCTCCTAATTCTAAGGTATAGTAGTTAACATTATATCCCATCTTGACTGCATGTGCTGCCATTGCTACACAAGTCCAACTCTTACCTCCTCCAGGATTACCAAAAACTATTGCTAAATCACCTGGACCGAATCCACCTTGAATACCTGCATTTAATTCAGGCCATGGAGTTGGTATAGTAGGTCTATAGTCTTCTCTATAACGAGTTTCTACATCTTTATTATACTCATGACCCATATTCTTATCCATACCTGCTTTCATGGCTTTTTCGATCTGGTTTCTAATACCATCGAAATCTCCATCTTTTAATAAGTCGGTAGAATTTAAGATTGCGGCTTTCATTTCTTGATTCTTACAAAAAGTAGTAAACTCTTCCTGTATATACTCTAGATCATCTTGTGAAGCTTCGTAAGAGTTTCTAAGCTCTTCTTTTAATGCAACTACTAGTACCTCATTTTCAACCTTTTGAAGTTCTACTTTAAGAACATCCATTGTAATGTTTGTATGGTAATTGTCAAAGTAACTAATTATTTGACTTATAATCCACTTATGTGAATCTGCGTCAAAATATCCTTCTTGAAGGACGTCTCTTACATTAAGTAAGAACGTTTTGTCGGTCAATAAGGATCCTAATACTTTTAATTGGAACCCCTTCCCGTACTGCTGTAGCGATTTTAATGTCATTGTTTATAACCTGTTTTAATTATACTTAAATATACGATTTATTATTGTCTTATACAAGCTAAATCGAATAAAAGAATACTATTATTTGAAGACTGTTAAGCTTCTAAAATTCTCTAACCATCCTTCAGTATTTTTTGTAATACCTTCTATCTGGTCTTGTTCTAGCAAGTGTAAAAAAGCTCCTGTTTGTAAATCCGGAACATTTCCACGTATTATGTTGTGTACTATATCTTTTTCTTTTTCATCTAAAGAAGACTCATGTAAGTCCATTAGAGTATAGTTAGTTTCAACACGATCCCATTCAGTAATGATTTTAGGAAAGATCTTTTTTACTTTTGGATCCTCTAATTTTTTAGCACATACATCATAGACATATTCTAAAGTAGTTCCCGGTTTATTAACTAAGTCTGGGAATTCTTTTATGATTGTTTTTATACCTAATCCTTTAACACCTGCTAAATTATCTGAATTATCACCTAGTAAGGCTTTAACTACGTTATAATTTCCAGGGAGTACTTTTAATTCTTCTTCAATATTTGCTGCCGTAAAGACTTTTTTCTTAATTGGAGCATATACCTCTATTTCATTATTTACTAACTGTAAAAAATCTTTATCTGAAGAAACAATTGTAACCTTTTTACCGGATGCAGATCCTTTTTGTGCTAAGTACGCTATTATATCATCTGCTTCTAGTTTTTCCATAACCATAGACTGTACTGGTAGGCATTCTAGGTAGTCCTGTGTTCTGTGTAACTGTCCTATTAAAGCTTCCATCTCTTCTGCTTTAGAATCGTATAAGCCCCAATGAGTAATTCTTGATGTAGCTCTTTGAGCTTTATAATTAGGGTCTATATTCTTTCTATTAGCTGATCCTCCTTTTCCGTCCCAAATAATTACTACCCTTGTAGGGTTAAATGTCCTTGTAACAAATCCTAAAGACCTTAAGAATCCAACCGTACCACCTATATGGTGGCCGGTCGGGTTCATCGCCTTGAGTAGAGAGAAACTACGAATTAACATATTCATAGCATCTATGACCAATATATGATCATTTAACTCTCGAGGAGGGGTTTCTTTAAGGTTTTCTAAAATACTTTGTTGTAGTTTGTTCATTAATCTAAGATTCCTTTAGTAATAACTTCTTCTTCTAAATCTCCTTCTTCAATAAGATCGAAATCTATACTACCAACTAGCTTTAACCAATGCTCTTTATGTGCATCTCTATACTTGTCAATAGCTTTTTTATCATCTGGTATAAAACCATGTGATGTCATTACTACTTTTCCTCTCGATTGTACTCCTCCAATATGATTCTTCTCAACTTGAATATTAGTACGTTTAGCAAACTCTACTTGTAGGCCATTTTTAACAGCTTTAATCTTAGATGTTCCCGGGTTAGTAATGTTTCCAAAAGTTACTACTAATGTTGCATCATACCACATTGACATTCCTCCTTTATTCTGTAATTTAGGTTGTCCCATTGGATGTTCTGGTTTCATGGTCCAAACTTTATTAATAGCTACTAACGTATTAGTATAGGGACTATTTTCCTTACGAGATAATAGTATTTTCTGGTTTAAATTATTACCAAATTGAGTAGACATAGCTCCTGCATTCCATTCATTATTGTTCTTATTAGAACGTACTGATAAATCACAAGGTATAGATCCAATTGAATCCCAGAAGAAACACATATCGTGAGGTAGATTACCTTTTGATTGCTCATCAATTAGATCAGCCATATGTACTGCTACTTCTTCAATTGTATTTAACGTACCTCTGTCTGCGTATAAGAAAAAGCCTTCATAATCTGTTACATTACCATTTTCGTCTTTAACTTCATCAAACTGTAAGCCCATCTCTTTAGCATGCTCCCAAGACCATTTCATCTCTGAAATTATAAATACTGGTAGTATGCCTAGCTTTTGAGAATTAACTGCTGCTTCTAATAATGCAGTTGTTTTTCCGGTATCACTGTGTCCACGTAATAATGTAATGTGACCAGTAGGTATCCCAGGTAGAGACGTAATATCTTGGTAAGCATCAGAAAGAGGTATCCATCCTTGTTTCTTAAACTTAACCGAAGAATTCGAAAATCCTTTCTTCTTTTTAAAGTTTCCTAAGTTAAAACTCTTCTTCACAGCCGCACTCGCGGCCTCTTGAACTTCTTTCTTTTTTGCCATAAATTTACTCGTTAAATAAGTCGTCGAACTTGCTTACTGTGTCCTGATTACCTGCAGATGCAGTTTCTAATGTAAAGTCACTTTCCGTCTTTGCTACTGCTGGTGCAGGAGTTGCCGATGGAGAAGGAGCTGATGCCGGTACTGCATTAGGATCCAAATACATTTGTAATTGTTTCTTAATATAGTTGTAATCATACTCGTTGTGAACTTCTTCAGGGTTTGGTTGACTCTTTAACCAGATATCTACTTCATCAGCTTTCTCTGACAATCCACTACTATTACGTTTTGGTCGTACTGATGTTTCTGGGTAAGGATTCCCTTGAGCCATGGTAAGAGTTAAGTCTGTACCGTTTACTGGGTCTGTAATATCACCGTAATCTTCATCAGCAACGATTGCCAATAGAGCTTTGTAAATAGTAATACCGAATCCCCATAGTCTTACACCTTTCTCTTCTTCACCTCTTACTAATACAGGAGCAAAGATACGAGTTTTAGGAGTTAATTTACCTGCTAGAGACCAATTGTCTTTATCAGATGTCTTTTTAAGTTCGGCTACGAACTCTTCTACTGGATCTTGTTTGCCAAAATTCGATAGTGCTACCATCGGATACTTTCCTACACCGTAATGGAATTTCATTTCCTTAAAAGGCATAGTTGGGTTAAAGGCAGAAGGGACTAATCTAATAGTCTGCTCTCCAATACTTGGTTTCCAAAAAATCTTTGTGTAGTCTGTTTTTTCTCTCTCCTGACCATTAGAGTTTAAGGCTTCTAGTTTCGCCTTGATCGCATTCAAATCCATATAACTGTTTTTTAATTGTTTATAACTTATTATTAATATACGAAGAATATTTTAATTCTCCAACTCTACTATACGAAATAGTTTAGTATTAATTCTTTTTAATTCTGGACCCTTTGTTAGGAGAACGCAATTCCTATAATCTGGCCAGTTTACTTTAAAGTTTTTATCCAATTCTCCGCCGTTTAACTCTTTTACAAGTGTATTTAGTGCATTAATTGTATATAATGTGTTAGATTCTTTCTTTCTATGTACTAAGATGGTATTCTCTATAAAATTAGATACGTTTCCGTAGTCCACGTTATATGTACATACATATTCATCTTGACTTTTAGAGTACAGTACGAAAATTTTGTTGTAAATGATTTTATACCTTTCTTGTATTTCTCTTAAAGTAGCATCTAAGGTGCCTTCGGTTGAGAAAGTACAGAATAATTTATTGCTCATGTCTTCATTAATAGTGATATCGTTGAGATCGTAATCAAAACGATTATTAGTTCCTATAACATTTTCCATTTAGTATAAATATGTAATTAATTTTATAAAAGCAAGTTATTTCCTGCTTTATATTTAACGGGGTATTTGCCCCCTTGGTTTAAAATTTGTTCTAACTCTATTAGCAGTTCCTTTCCCTCTGATTTATCAACATCAAAAAGTAAAGAATCGTAAGTGAATAAAACTACAGTAGTCTTTTTATCTTTGAGGTACCTAAGTACATCTTTCAATATAAGAATATTTCTTGAGGTTTCCAAGCTTTGCATCATATAGTTCATAAGCTTAGCTGGATGCATCTCTCCTAACTTCTTTGTAAACGGTTTACCGGAGACTGGATTGCATACTTCTCCTATTTCTTCATATACCGACCACATATTATCTATAAATTCTTGAATCAACTTAAATATCTTCAAATTTTTATGTTTATGAGGTATTTTACCGTATATAGCTTGAAAGTTAATCTGTTTAGCTTCTAAATATTGCTCTTCTGATATATCTTCAGTTCCAAAGTAATGTTTAGCTAATTGTTTATGTGCTGATTCATCTGTTAGTTCATATCCAATCTGTTCGCAAAGTAAACGAAGATGGTAGCCATCAAAATCAAATTCAACAAATTTATCATTCTGAGGTGTGAAACATTCTCGGTGTTCTTCAGTTTTAGGTATAGCTGCGAAATTAACACTATTAAAAGCATTAGTAGGTCGAGATGTTGCATTATATAAGTTATACGATGTATATACAGTACTGCCGTCTATGTTATATATGGGATCTTTTGGAGTAAAAGCCGCTTCAAACTGGTTATTACGTATACCGATGCCAGGTTGCTCTAATAAGTAAAATACATTTGTAGCTAAGTTATTATAAAACTCAAATCCAGAGGGTACTTTTAGGTTTATTACTTTTTTAATTTGTTCGTAAGTTTCCTCACATTTCTCATATATCTTTGATATAGGAATGAGTTGATTAATTTGCTTTTTACCTTTATGTTTGTTGTAGTACCAGTTGTAAGTAGAGTTTTTACAAGTTATCTCTAACCTATTATAATTTACCATTGAATATAGTAAGGATATGTCTATTGCTCCCTGTATATTAAAGTGGTATAGTAGCTCCTTCTTATCTTTGGTATATAGTGATTGTACACTGTTAAGAAGACGAGAGACACGTTCTTTATTTACATTAATACCTTCGTCGTGATTAATTGGAATTATGTATCCGTGATGGCTTTTATGAAGTCTTATGTATACTGCTGTAGTTTGAGTTAATTTAGGATGGAATTCGTCATTACTAGATATTACTTCTACGTAAGCACCTAATTTCATTAACCTCTCTAAATTTTCGAGCTTACGCTCTTCCTCTATTATATAAAACACTTAATTATAACCTTTAATATTATACTACAATATACGGACTTTTATTTAAACTACAAACTCATCTAATAGAAATAAGTAATTTTTTATTCCACTGACTTTATTATCTGCTGCTTTTATAGCTTTAATATGTCTAGTTATAGCTCCGTAATATGTAATTCCACCAAACTTTGTATCCTCTGCTGGACCTTCTAGCCACCAGTTTAACTTAATAGTAGTATAGGATGGGTAGTTGGCTGCTTTAGTATGTTCTTTACTGTCCACTTCTACTATTTTACCACTTCTATTATCTTTTACAAAGTACCTAGTAAACTCTTTAGCAATATAGTCTTTTTTTGTTGGGGATACAACTGTTCCTATAGGTTTAGGTTCTTCTGATGTAGTGTTAAGGCTATTAAGATGTTCACTTTCAAATATTAATTCCTTTTTAACATTAACTGGGTCGGTTCCTTCAAATAATTGTTTTTTAAAGGTAATAATGTACTGTCCATTGAAAGGTTTTAAAGTATCTTTATACAAGATAGCTTCAGATCCTCCAGATGCTGTAAATGGTCCTTTATATTTTGATTTTGGTAAATACATTAAAATTTGCCTTTTAGTACTATTGCTTGCCCTTCAATAGTTGTTATCCATTCAGTACCTATCTCATGTGAAATGTTTCCTATTCTAAATCCTACTTTAATTTTACCAAGGTACCAAGTTTCAGGTAAAAATTCTCTAGGAATAGTAAAATATTCAAGCATTTTTAAACCTGATATTCCTTTCATAGAAACTGTTAGTTTTCCTCCTACTGGTCCTCTCATACCGGTTTCACTTAGAGCTGCATCAGCATCATTTATTTGCTTTTGTATTAAGCTAGTAAATTGAGAGGTAGTAGACGCTACAGCTTCGCTTGGGTAATGTCCTCCTGCATAGGCTTTTTCTAACGTTACTAATGGATCTTCTTCCTCTTCTGGTGCATCTTCTTTTTTATCATTAGATACAGTAGCTTTTTTAGGGCCTTTCCATTTATGAGTTAATCCTTTATTAAAAGCAGATAGTCCAACTTGGGTGCTATTTGCAGCATCACCATCGTTAGCAATTGTTCCTGCTGTAATTAAGTTAATAAGATTCGCATTTAATTCGCTATTAATAGAAAAAGATTTCACTGTACTACCTAAACCCTGTGGTTGTATAAGTTGTATATCGTCTACATTCTGGTCTATTGATGCAGGAGTGTTAGTATCTACTAATCTGGATGGGCCTTCGTCAGATTTTAAGTTTGGGTCGAGCATTATACTAATATCGTTTACATACCCTAATGATCTTCCGATTTCTCTATTAATTTTAGTTAAAAAAGAACCCAAAGTACCAAAATCTGGATTTGTATTAAGTTTAAGTTCGCTTTCATATAAGTCTTTTACCCATCCTACTCGAATTAGTAACTCTAATATATCACCTTGTTGATTTGACGGCCCACCTTTACTAGCTGCTGTTGTATCTATTATTCCATCGCTTTCAGTAACTCCACCGATCAAACAAATTGCAGGATCATAGCTAAAATGGTCTGGGTATGTAGCGTATAGTTGCTGGTCTGGTGCTAAACCAAAAGAAGTATCTCCTTTACCTGCGTCTTCTCCTCCTTGTCTTGCTACAAATTGTAGGTTAATCAGGCCTAATAGGTGTTTATATTTTATATAACTAAATTGTCTGTTATCTCTTGATCTAAACCTAATTTGGTACATATCCATCTCACCTGCATTCTCTTCTAAAGCATCAAACATATCTTTAGACTTTAATTTTGCTTCGAACTTAGCTTTATCAATGGTTTCAAGTTGTGGTTTTGATCTATTTCTTTGAGGTGTTGAAGCTTTAATTGCTGCTTTATCTACAGCATCTAGAATTTCATAGAATTGACCATAGTTACTTTTAAATTTTTCTGCTTCATCTTTTTCTTCAGCTGTTATTGTCTCTGGTGGAGCCATTAACTGTTGCACTGCTAAGGATACACTTCCTTTACCCATTACTCTTACGTTAATATTGTAAGAAGAAGCTTCGTATTTCCAACTGTAGTTTGTTATAGTCCCCATCAAGTAGTCATAATTAAATCCAGAATCTTCTCTTAATTGGGAAGCCTCTTCTTTAATTTTGTATACACTGTTAGAAGTATCTGTTGATTGTTCATCAGTGGTACCCTCTGAAACTAAGTTTAATTTTGTATCAAATTTACCGGCTTTATTAATCTTCATTCCATGTCCCCATTCTATAAGCAATTGGAAACCTGGTCTACTAAAGTATTTTTCTAAGTAGTCAAATTGAGCTTTATTAAAACATTTAATGTCAAACTCTCCTGTTAATATAGCACCTGGTACTGCTCCTCCAAATTGAGAAATATTTAAATTATGTACCATAGGTGTTGGAGTAATACCGTACTTAGCATCATCTACTGTATAAAGTGAATAGTGGTCAGTAAATAGTTTAGCTTCTGCATCGATACCTTGTCTATGACCTTGAAATTCGTCTGATGCTCCTCCAGACCCTAAAGTTATTTTAGTACACCCGTCTGTTTCTGACACTACTCCTGAGGTAATTCTAAAGTAAGGCGAGCTTCCATGAATCAGAGATTGTCTATCATTAGGATCAAGCTCACTTGGAGCATTTTCAGTAGAATTAGACATTACTGCCTCTCTATATTTTATTTGTTTTATTACCTCTTCATCTATGGTACTTCTACCTGGAACAGATGGTGTAGTGAATGCTTTTGACATAACCGTTTATCTTTTTTTATTTAGAGACTCATATAATCCTACTATCTTTGATGGTGAACCTGGTATTCTAATCTGTATTCCTGGTGTAATTACTAATGAGTCTGAGTTTGCTGTTGGATTAGCTGTAGCTATTATCCACCATAATGATAAATCTTTATAGTATTGTTGTGCTAAAGTATCGTATCTATCTCCAACAGTAGTAATAACATATATATCATCTTCGGATTCTGGAATATCAGGATATATAGCATTCTGAATGTATCTTCTTCCTTCTATTGTTTTTTCCTTCCCTATTGTGGTATATCTATTCATTATTACTGTAGATTAGAACCTATAAATCTTTGATCTCCTGTTTGTGGAGCAAATTCATGTATTAATGTTGCAGATACACTTACATCTAGAACATGAGGCAGTATACGTACATCTTCTTCTTTATCTTTACCGGCTTGTATTTCCCATGGGTAATCTTGTTGCCAGCTAAATTGTACACTATTAATTAGTGCTGTTTGTTTATGCAAATAATCTCCTATAGTTAATCTAACTATTGTACCTCTCATATGAACTCCTGTTACAGAGTCGTTAAACATATCACGACGTTCATCATCTTTAGTTGCAAACCTTAAATCTTGATATGTAGGTGCTGTAGCACCGGCTAAAAATTGTAGCTTTTCATACATCGGTAATAACTCTGCTCTATGTAATGCTGCGCATTTAAAGCTGAAGTTAGATGATCTTTGGAAACCTCCATATTGGTATACTGATTCTGCTCTACCTGGGATAGTAGTTGGGTTCCAGCTTGCGTTATAAGAGTCGTCAAAGTTATCTAAGAAAGCATGAAATCTCATATAATTGTGACTTCCCTCTCCATCATACCCTATCGTCTGTATAACGAAAGGAATCATTTGATCGTCAAACTCTGTTGGTTCATCCTTTATAACTCCTTCCATGCCTACAGATGTACCTTCTGCAGTACCTGCTCTATAGTCTATGTAGGAACCTAATTTGTCCTCTACCTTAGCTAATTTTAATTTTTCAGCTTTTCTGATTCTACCTGATTTACCAGAGAATTTATGAACATCTAGATCTCCTTTTCTAATCGACTTATCAAGAGCCCTTACTTCGTAACTCCTAAAGTCTTCTCCTTTTATCTCTTTAAGTCCTTTGTTAAGGTGTACCCCTAATCCATTAACTGCTGTTTGACCAATATTTGTTACAGCAGACGCTAATATATCTAATGCAGGTTGTAACACTAACTTAAACATAGAGCTATCCGTTGCAAAAGATTCTTTTGATTGATTAGCTTGTATTAGTGCTCCAATTGCTTGTTTAGCTGCGAACTCTAGACCTGGACGTGCTACTACTAGCTTTGCCATTCTAACGATATCGTCAAGTCTTTTTGATAGTAAGATACCTTGAACATCGAAAGTAGAATTTCTACCTCCTTTGCCTATCTTCTTAACAATCGCTGGCTTTGGCTTCGGATTTGAATCCGATTTAAAGTCATTGAATTTAAGACTAGTTAAGTCTGATGTTAGGTCTCTTAATCCCATTTATTATGCTGGTGCGTTATCTGAGTACTTTGCTGGAGTTGCTCCGTCTAAGTCTAATTCTGATGCTCCTGTTGCGATAGTCTGTCCATCTGCATGAGTTGTTGATTCTGGTAATGCTCCGCCAAATAACGCAGGTGTTTCTCCGCCAAGGCTTAAGTCTTTTTTAGTTGCTAGTAAATCTAATAATCCCATAGTTTTAGTTTTAGTTGTTTAATTTATTATAAATAGGTCCGTATTTTAGGCCTGATTAAGGTATTTCCCCATTTCAAATCCACTTAACTTAATAATAGGTTTGTCTGGGTTGTTGATTTTATGTAAAGTAACAGTGTTAAGTAGTTTCAATTCCTTAGACAACTTATTAACTGTTTGTTGTAGTACTACTGTTTGTTTTTTTGATTCTTTTATTTGTTCACCTTCTCGATCCACTGAGTCTAGTGTTGACTTAAATTCTTTAATTTGATTATCAGCACCTAAAGCAATAGATTTTTGCATTATCATTGCACTAGTCTGACCAGATTTAGCAAGCATCTGTGCTTGTTTGTCTGTCATAGTGAACTGCTTCATTTTCTCTGCAGCTTTCTTTAATCTTACAAGTTCTTTTTCTGCTGCGGTAGTTTCTTTTTTACCTGCATCTTTAGATTTATCATCTCCAGAACCAGATAACCAGCTCCAACCTTTCTTAAAGAAGCTTTTAGCTTTACTAGCTAAACCTCCAGTTACTGCGTCAAGACCTGCTGTTAAATACTCACCTCCTTCAGATATTTTATCTCCTATAGAAGAAGCAATAGCTTTTACACCACTAACTGCTGCTGAAGCTCCTTCAGTAAGTTTATCTTTAAAGAAGCCTCCTACTGCTGCTAATCCTTTACCTGTATCTTTAAGACGGTCAAACATAAAGCCGCCTACTTTACCTAATGCTTCTTTAGTACCCTCCCAAGCAGTACTTGCAAAGCCTGTAATAGACTCCGCTACTGCAGTTCCTACTTGTTTTGCTTTTTCCCATGCTCCTTTAGCTCCATCGGCTATTTTTTGTCCAAATTCTGCTACTCCTTGTCTTAGTTTAGAGTTAGGGTCTGAGAATACTTTAAATCCTTCTGCTGCAGTACCTATTAATCCACCTACGGCTGCTCCAACTGCTGTACCTATACCAGGTATTATTGAACCAATTGCTGCTCCAACTCCTGCTCCTCTAGCTCCTGCGGCTGCAATACCCATTGCTTCATCTCCTGCACTACCTTCTTTTATTCCGACCATGCTACTTAGCATTGATCCTTTATTTGCATTTCCGGTTAAAGCTCCAAGTATACCACCTTCGGTAGCACCCATATCTTCTCTAATACCAGCTGTTTTCTTTTCTTCTGATGTTTTTCCGGCTACTTGACTAGCTCCAGTAAAAGCACCCATGGCAAGTTCTAAAGGAGCTAATAATTTTCCTCCTATACCTTTTAAAGCAGGTCCAACGAATTTACCTACTCCTCCTAAGGATGTAGCTATTTTTGGTCCAACACCAGTAAATACTTTTGTTAATCCTCCTCCAGTTTTAGTAATACCGCTAAATACTTTCGAAAGCATATTAGATTTACTACCCAAATTCTTGAATACTTGACCGGCAAAAGATTGATTTTTACCCATCATGGCAGCAACATTTCTCAGTTGCTTACCAACTATAGTAGATTTTCCACCAAATACTTTTGATAAACCTTTAAAGCCTTTTAGCCATTTAGGGCTTTTAGTACTTAGTTTCATTACATCGCCCAATCCGCTGCTTTTCCCACCTGTAGTGTGTAGAGGGTTAAGTGAACTACTACCTTTTTTACCGAAAAGCATATCCTTTATGCCGGATGCTGCTTTAATTGCTATTGTTGCACCTCCTGCTGCTATTGCGAGAGAGCCTAATAGTTTACCCATTAGAGAGCCACTAATAGCTTTATCGTCAAAGATGTTTGTAAACCCTTCTTTAATACCTGTCCATACTTTGGTAAAGAGGTTTTTCATACCATCGATAAACCCATCTTTTTTAAATCCATTAAGAATATCCATAGCAAAGCTTCCAGCTCCAAGAGCCATGTTCTCTTTAAACTTAGCCATTGCATCTGATAAGCCAGTCATTTTAGATATTGATTTATCTATTCCTGCTTGTAGTTCGGCATCTGATTTCTTTGCGTTTGCTGCATTCTTTGCTGCAGTTTCACCTGATTCAGCGGTCATGGTTTTTAAAGCATCACCTGAATCTCTAGCTTTTATGTATTGGTCTCTGGTTAATCCAATAGATTTAGCAAAGGCATCTTGAGCCATTACATTATCTCCAATTGAATCTTTATTTTCAGAAACTAATCTGTTTATCTCAGCTGCTTGACTTGCAACATCTCCATTTGCTGCTGCTGCTCTAAGCTTATCTAAGTTTAATTCTTTTCCAAGCATTAACTCTGCTTCCATTTCTTTAGCAAGAGATGATTCAAAGTCTAATGTACTTTCTGCTGCAGATGCTATATCGTCCATTTCTAGACCTAACATTCTGGCTTGAGTAGCTGCTTGTATTAATGCGTTTTTGTTCTTACCTATATTGGCTAATACTGAGTCTGATGCATTAGCTATTCCTTCGTATATTACTTTACTAGATATTGCTACTTTGTTATTGGCATTGAATCTTTCAGTACCTACTGCAATACTATCTACAAAATCTTTATAATTATTACCGGTTTTAGCAGAAATGATCTGAAGTTTAGATGCATCTCCTGCTGCTACTCCGAATTTTTTAGTTAACTTACCGAATGAAAGTACATTTTCTCTTGTCTGTACAAGGCTCATTCCTAAGCCGTTATTCATTTCACCTATCAGAGCGGCTGCTTCTTGTAAAGGTATCTTAAGTTTGCTTGCTGCTGCAGTTACAGCTCCCATTTGGGATGCTGCACTTAATGATGTTGCTCCTAAACTTTTCTGTACTGCTGCTGCTGCATCAGACATTTTAAAGATACCATCAACTGCTAATTTTACAAAAGCAGTTAATGACGCTACTGCTATTGCCTGTATTGAACCAGCTAAAGCTTTATACCTAGCTTTAGTTTTACTGATTCCTTTTGCTACAGCGTCTTGGTATGCTTTATTTGCACTTGTTAATTGTCCAAATATTGCTCCTACTGCATCTCCAAGTATAGGTATTCCACCCATTACTTTAGAGATATTCTCTATTGATCGAAGAAAGCCTCCTCCAGCTTCATCAATCTTTTTCATCTCAGCTTGAAGAGCTTCTGCTGAATTTACTTGTCCGTCTATCTCCTCTTTTGCAATCTTGTGTAAACCTACTAAGTCTTTAACAGCGTTTTCCTGAGCTACTAATGTTGTGAGTGTTTGAGAAGCAGCTTCTTGTACAATACCTGCTTTATCTGCTTCTTGTTGTTTTTCTTTTGTTTTCTTTATTGCAAGCTCTACCTCTTTCTCCATGCTCGCCACCATATTGGTGTTTTGAGCCATTTGAGCGTTTTGGAGGTCTATTAAGGCTTCTGCTTCTTCAACCCCTTTTTGTGCTTGTTTAATTCGATCATCTTGATGATCAAGTCCTTTCTTTTGTAATTCTTCAAGTTTTATACTTGCTGAAATAGCTGCGTCATTAGATCCTGCTAATTTAGCATATATTTTAGCATTTTCTTCTCCTAATTGTTTTGCATTTGCTGCAAGTCCTGCTGAAGCATCAGATTCCTGTTGTTTTAGTTCAACTAGTTCTTTAGCTATTTGCTTTGATTCTGCTGAAAGTCTAGTGTTGGTTTCTGCTGCGATTAGAGAAGCTGCTGTGATGTTTTCTCCTTCTTCTTGTAATGCTAGTAGTTGGGCAGCAATAGCTGCTTGTTCAGACTGTATACCTAATACTTTTCTTTCAAAGGACGCTCTTTCTTTGGTACTAGATAGATGGTTAGTGGTAAGGCCACTTAATTCTTTAGCAAAGTCTGTGTTCTTTTTATAGCTTTTGGCTAATGATTCAGCAAATCCGGTTAAAGATTGAGAACTTTTAACTCCTTCTTTACTAAACTCACCAATATCCTTAAAAGCAGCTGCAACTCCTCTAAGTTTTGCTTCTACTTTTGCAGCTTCTAAGTTAATTTGCTTTAATTCAGCAACTCTTTCTTTTGAAGCTCCTTCGTTTCCTTTATTTGGTTGAGTCTCAGCCATTTATTACTTTACGTTTAGTATAAATAGTAAAGGCTTCCATTAGTTGGAAGCCGTAGTACTATAATCTGGAGATATATTAGGACCTTTAGGTCTGGTGCTTTGAGTAGGTTGAGCATCCTCTGCTGCTTCGTTCTTTTTTTCAAAATAATCATTAATATAATTGAACGTTAAACGTCTCAACCATATAGGCATATTATAAACTGTATGCCAGTCGTACCCACCTTTACTATGAAAACAAATTTCGTGTATCTGTCTAAATAAACTAGTCCTGTAGTCTCTTGCTTGACTAGGCGTCAGGCCAAAAAAAGTTGATCCCAATAGGGACATCAACCTCCTCCCCTCGACCGTCTTCATCTATATTATAGAATTTGAAGTCTACATCAGGCTGAAGTCTTGTATATTCATTCCTTAATGCTCTAGCATCTTGAGCTAATAGACCTTGGTCTACAAACTGTCGAATAGTTCCTTGTTCTCTTTCTCCGTTTACTGAGGTAATCATGTACTTAAGTCTTGTTGACATTGTAGCACTACTCTCTTTATTGATCTTTTTTAACCCGGTAACTTCTCTTTCTATGTTAGTATCGTCTCCATGGGTTAATAATTTAAAAGTAACTTGGTTACCACTTTTTGGTAGTGAGAAGGTAAATTCATTCTCTCCCGGCTTGTAGTCATCAAGGTTGATATCTTTATCTTTCAACTCTGTTAAGTCAATCGTAACGTCTTTTCCCTCTATAGTAACGTCGTAATCCTTACCATACGATAAGATTCGTGCTGCTACCATAATTGCGTTCTTATCCCCGATTAATAATTCGTTATAAGGGAAATCTGTAACAATTAAGGATTTAAGTAATTTATCTATTACTACTCCTTTAGCGATATAATTTTGATTGGTTAAGATATCTTCTTCTTTAGCTGTCATATACTTCATCTCTATTGTTCCAGATGAAAGTGCATGGTCAGCAGGATAAAGTCGTCCTTTTGATGGTAAATCTACCTGTTCGGTAGGTATTGAAAATTTTGGTTCCATAAATTTTATTTGTTTGTAACTTATTCTACATATAAATATACGAAGAATATATTCTCTAGGCAACTTCTACACAAAAAAAAAGCCCAACCTAAGTTGAGCTCTCTTGTATATAAAAAGATCCTTAGAAGTTTAGTACACAGTAATCCATGTTAATAGTGATTCCTAAATCAACTACTGCATCAGAAGACCAGTCAAATTGACCGAAATCTCCATTGGTTACAAATGCGCCTTTAATTAACCACTCTCCTACAATATCACCTACTGGTCCTAAGACGTTAAGAGTAATATCTTTTTTGTAGAAGTCTGAATAACCAGCTCTTCCTGTTACTGATTCGTATCCTAGTCTTGCCCATTCCATTACGGCTTGTGCTCCACTTGGAGTTATTGGGTCATATAGAGTCATAGTCATTTCTGCCCATTCTCTTTTCCCTCTAATCTTACGATAAGAGTTCATATGATCTAATTTTACTACATTGTCTGTAAAAGTAGGTGCTTTTACATTTTTTATCATGAATGATGGAATACCATCTATAAGCATGATGAATCTGTTTTGGACTTTCGGTTCGAAAGCTCTGAACATTATTTCGTTAGGATCTAATACTGCCATGTTTGTTTATCTTTTATATAAATATTCTGTTATTATAAATTATGCTCCAAAAGTTGCTCCAGTAGGCATAATTACGAAATCTAGAGAAATAAATTCTGCTGTTTTAGCTGGTTGGATGAAAATCTGACCAATTAATTGATTTCTGTCAATTACGTCTGCTGTGTTGTTAGTGTCGTCCATTACTACTCTAAAAGCATAAAGACCTTGTCTTTGTACTACTGATTCTAAGTAAGGATTCACTGAGCTCAAGAAGCTATTTCTTGTTGCTATAGTATTTTGTTCGAATACTATATTTTTCGCTGCATCTCCTAAGAATTTCTTAAGATCAATTAGCAATCGTCTAACATTTACTCTATCAAGAGCTGATTTCTTTTTCTGCAATGTTTTTTGACCGAATACTGATATTCCACTTCCAGGGAATGTAGCGATTGGGTTAACGTTAGCTGCATATAAAGTATCTCTTTGAGATCTAGTTAATTTTCTTTCTGCTTGGATTACATTAGGAATACCTCCTCTAGTAAGACCTGCTGGTGCAAACCATGGAGCTGCTGCATTGTCTGTAAATACATATACACCTGGTATAACAACACCTGCTGGTACAAATTCGTTTCTTCCTGTAGCTGAACCTACTTGCAACCAAGGCCAGTAAGTAGCTGCATAAGAACTGTTAACTGTTCCTGCATTTCCTGCTGCATTAGAGACCATTGATCCGTAAGGACTTAAATCTACTACTGCGATATTGTCTCCTCTATTAGAAGATAAAGACATCATTGAATCTAACTGTACTTTGTGATCTCCGTAGCTATAAATAAGACCTGGAGCTGATACGATGTTAAATACGTACTCATCTTCGTTAGATAAGATTGAAATAGCATCTGCGTAATCTGCTGCATCTAATCCTTGAATGTTAGTAGCGTTTATTTCGCTAAACATTTTGTTAGGTCCGCTAGACTTCCATAAGTTTCCTGAAGCACCGTGGAAAGATCCAGATGATACAGCTGGAAGTGATCCAGAATAAGCTCCTGTTCTAATATTGATACCATCATTAGATAAATAATCTAAAGTTGCTCTGTCTACAGATGATACTCTAATGTATCTAGATCTGTTAACATAAGAACCAACTGATGCTAAGTATACTGAAGAACCATCGCTTGCTTTAGTCTTATATTGATCACCAATTACTTTAGCAATATATCCTTCTGAGTTAGGATCTAAACTTAAGTCATTAAATGATTCTAATATTGTTTTTTCTTTTGTACTATCATCTCCTCTACGAACTAGTAAAGAGAAAGTTCCGTTAGCCTTGCTTACGTTTCCGATTTCCCATCTTACATTGTCTGATGATCCAGATACTAAAGATCCATCACTGTTTTGTGATCCTGCATCTCCTGCTCCTGTAGAGTTATTGAATAAAGCTCCTTTTCCTAAAGATGTTAGTGTAAAAGGGGCTGCTCCTGCATCCGCTGCAGCTATTGTACTGTTACTAGCGCCAGAAAAACTTCCGTCTACTACTCTAGTAATTAATGCCGATGAACCACCTTGTTCAAAGTAGGATTTAACAGCTATTGAAGTCAAAAATTCTGACTTAGCTGATCCTGATTGAAAAGTTGTTCCAAAAAGTCGTTGGTAAGCACCATATGAGGTTACTACAGTTGGTTCTTCAACTGGTCCTAATACTGTTGGTCCTATAAAGGCTGCTCCAGCCGCTAAAGGTGATGGTGCAATAAATGATTTATCCTGCTCGCGTGATAAAACACCTGGTGAGATTAAAGTTTCTGCCATGTTATCTTAAAATTAGATTATTCGTTCTATAATAAATATCGTTAGTAAATCGAAACAGTTTGATATAGTTGCTGTTCTATTAACATTTATAAATAGGAAAAGAGGTCCTAAAACCTCCCTTCTTTAAATAATATATAAGATCTTTTTTATTTTACGGCTGTAAACTCTCCGGTTGTAGTATTAACTGTACCTTTACCGTACTTTTCTTCAAGGGCTTTTGCTAATGTAACTTCGCTCTCTTTTAATTGAACTAAGTAATTCTGTGCTCTTTCTTTACGTTCAGATAAACTTAACTCTGATAAGCTAATTTTACCGAACTCTACTACTACGGCTTCATTGTTACTTTGAATGCTCTTAAGTTGGTTTATTTCTTCCTCACTTAATTTTGTTGTAGTTACTTTTGTTGTTTCTTTTTTTGCCATTTTATATACAATTAGGAATTTTTAATGTTAAATCTTGAATAAGTTTAATTTCTTGTTGTTTAATTAATTCTGTCCATAGAATACTTCCTTCATATTGATCTCCATACTTTTTAATTAGTACTTTATCTAGAGAGTAGATATTATCTATATACTTATTATACAATATACGAAAAAGTTTCTTAAAAACCAACGGATGTGCAGAAAAAAATCTTTCGTCTATAGTTTCATGCAGAATCCTACCAAATATACAGTCACTATATTTAACTCCTTTCAATAAAGGGTAAGTATGTCTGTATGCTTCATTATAGTATTGTTTGACATTACTATCGAACGCTATACTGTCTATATCTAAATCTGGTTTACCTTTAATAATTAAATCATATTCTTCTAAGTCTTTGATTAAGTTAACTGCTCTGTATGTAGAATGTAGTATTGAAAATTTTTTAGGTAGCTCTGAAAGATCTTGTACCTCTATGTTAGTATCCACTCCTCTAAGTTTACCTAGCCATCTTTTATTCTCTTTTGTGTTCCAAGTATGTATATATACGTCACAGTCATTATTATGTATAAACTCTACAATGTTATCTTGTAATTTTTCAATATGGCCTGATAAGATCAGGGCTATTTTACTCATAATAGTGTTCTGGTACTTTTTGTACGGAATCTATCTAATACGAAATTATTAAATTTCTTAAGTAGTAAGGTCTTGATATTAAACTCTTCTACACCGTGCTTAGTCCAAGGAGAATCTAAATGGAATTTTTCGATATAGCTATTATCAAAATAATGTTCTTTGTTTAGTAGTTTAGCTGGTTTAATAGCAGTGATATGTTTAGTACACATAGGATGATGCTCAAAGTGGATTTCAGCTGGTTTACAATCATCAGAAGATAAGTACATATACGGTTCATGTAGCAGGTTAGGAAGATTGGTAAACCAATATTCTATCTGTTCTACATAGTTAATAATTAGAGGTACCTTTATTTCCGTTGTATCTATATTCCATTCTATACCTATCTGTAAACTAATTTCATAATGCTCAAGGGGATGTGGATGGTTATCCAAATTTGGTTCCGGTAAAGATCCGTCTCGATTAGGGTAACTACAGTAGACTGAAGGCCATTTTCTTTTGTCTTCTATTCTTCTCATTTCAATACTCTTATCTAGAAAATAGGGACTGTTGTAAAAGTTTTTTAGTTGAAAAAAAAGATCTGTCTCATTAACAATAGGATCAAAATTACTAATACCAAAATTATGATCTACTGGTTCACCTAAAAAGGTTCCTATCCATGGTTCAAACATATGAATCATTTTCAGGTTAATCTTTTTTTGTTCTGATAATGCGATTGCACTCTTGATATAGCTTACTAATTCTAATGCAGATTGAAGGGGAGAATGCCCTTTAATTATTTCATCTGGTATTTCTTCTTGACTAGACATAAGTCCATGTACTGAGTAGTCGCCTGCACTCTCTACTATTCTATCAAATCTACATAGGCTGCTCCATTGAATAATAACTGAATCTCCTTCTTTAATATCATGTTTTGTGATAGCATGTACAAACGTATTAAAAATAAATTGATTACCTCCGCCACATTTAGCGTAGTTATAACTCTCATCAAAAGTAGCTGCTAAGTAGTCTGCATATGTCGGCCATAGGTAATTTGTATAGCTACATCCGAATGCAAAAAATCTACTGTTTGAATCTTGTGTTTCCATAATGTATTACTTTGATATCTTTATTAGTAGAATAAGATCTCCATGGGTCAACTATAACAGATCCTTCCGGAAAGTCGTAATCATGATGTTTCCCCATATGTCCTAAAAGGTACACTGCTTTGTAAGGTTTTGTAGGGTCGTACTCTACTTTATATTTCGAACCATAAGAAGATTCACAGAAATGTCCTGTAAGTATTGATGTTGATCCATCCTCGTAGTTTACATCTGGTTTATATGCTTTGCCTAATATAACGATAGGTAAGTTTACTTTATTAGATTCTATTACTAATCGTTGTGCTAAGTTCTTAGCTTGTTTCTCTCTAGCATTCATTATAGCATCAAATAGATCGTAACCTACATCTAACTTTTCAGCCATATACCGTAAAGCAATATTATCTCTTGGATGACATCCTCCACCGTCTCCCATTCCTGCTTTCATATAAGCCGGACCTAGTATCCTTTGAGTTGATCTTTCTAATGCTCCTGTAATAACGTCTACATTAATATTACCTGATTTCTCAGCAACGTCCTGTATCATATTAACTAAGGCTACTTTAGTAGAGATAAAGGTATTGTAGAATATCTTTATACCTTCTGCTTCGTCCCAAGTACCTAATTCATATCTAGTGCCTTCAGTAATAAACGTTTCGTAAAATTCCAATAGTAATTTAGCATCTCCTGTTGTAGAACCGTCTTCTGTTCCTATAATAATCATTTCCGGATTAACCATGTCCCATTTTACTGTTCCCATTGCTATTAAGTAGGGGTTATAAATAAACCTTCCATTAGGTATTAAGTCAATAAATTCTCTACGGATTGTACCTGGTAGAACTGTTGATATTAATACTATGAGTTGGTCTTTAGAGACGTATTTGTTTGTTTCTTCGAGTACCTCTTTAACTATGTTATAATTAAAATCTTTATTAGGTAAATGAGCAGTAGGGTATCTACCGTCATAGTCTGGGTGATGAGGTGTTGGAACAGCGATAAAAATTATTTCTCTTCCTTTGCAGGCTTCTTCTATTGAAGCTACCATTTTAAAATTTTCTGGCTCTATGTTGCTAACGTCGTAACCAACTATATCATGCTTTTCAGCCATAACTTCAGCTGCCTCTTTTCCGAGCTTGCCTACTCCTATAAATCCTATTTTCATAAACTTCTTTTATCTATTATTAATATATGATATAAATATCAATTTTACAACTTTAGTTATTATTCTTTTATTATTGCGTTATCGATTGTCCCGAACTTTAAATCTAACATATCCCAATCATTATCATGTTTACCGTACTGTTTTACTAATCGTTTAAGAATTTCAGGAATGAATTTATGTTCTTTTAAAATTCTTTGGTAATTTTTTCTATTTCTTATTACCTTTTCTTCTGTAAGCTTTTTAATTTCATTAAAGTTATTAAAGTTATCTGAGTACAGGTATTTATCGTTAAGATTTTTTAGTTGAGCAGAGATTCCGTTTATCCTTCGTGAATATGGAGAATAAGCATCAAAAGTGTAATCAAATAATTCGTCATAAAGTTCAAAACCGTATGTTGTTAACATTTTATTAATATGTCTTCCTCCTGCTATAACAAAAGGAACTGCCCAATTAATAGCATTAAAAGTTTTTTCTGTCCAAAAAATTCCATCTGGTTGGGATTCACTTATAATATGAATAGCCCCTTTCCATATCTCTTCTGGTGGAGAAGTTGAATATTGATTTACACTACCTTTAAATTTATCTCCGGGAAATGAATATACCTTATTGTTATCTTCCCAGTGTTTAAATTTATATTCTCCTTCTGTAGTATCTCTATCGTTATGCCAGGTGTAGTGTAGAGCATTATCCAGTAAAGAATCTTTAGCAAAAGTATCCATAAGTTCCATTCTATGATTATGTGCTCTGTTTATCATACAGGTACCTATCTTGTTTGGAACTATATTAGTACCTAATCTTGGGTTCAAAATATTACTTTCATTATCTCTATGGTATAGTAAACTGCCGTATAACCAGAACATAGGCCAGTAATGTGTAGTTGTATTTTCAACAGGTATAGGTTTAGGTACTATTTGCCCTCTACTTCCGTATACAATGTGAAGCTGTATATCTCTATCAATCAAAAGTTTTTCCATCTCCCTAATTGAATTTAAATCTGCATCTTCTGCAAATCTAGGTTGGCTAGGATCTGTTTTGATATCGCTCCAGTTAAACTCCCATTCTTCAGCATTAAAAAATAGTATTTCTTTAACAGAGCTCCTATTGTGTTTAATTGAATTATAAATAGTGTCAAACAACGTACCTGATGTATATAACTTATTGTCTTGCCATTGTCTGAGTATTAAGAGTCCATTAATGTTTTTCATAAAGTAGCGTATAAAGAATTTAGTATTTCTGTTGATGCACTATAGTCTTTAATCTCATAGTAAAGAGAAGTATATTCTTTGCTTTGTAGGTATTGTCTATCTACTCTACCTCCAAATAGTACTGCTACTCTATTATTATGTATATTAACTTCATTACTCCATTTGTTAATTAAATCATACATTAAATGGTTATTTTTCACATAAGTTACTTCTTTAGTTAAATCTAGTACTAATTTACATCTTCCGTCTCTGATGTCTTGTAGTACTTTCTCGGATATAACTTTAAATCCGCTATTAATATTATTATAGAAGTAGGTGGGAGTTAGTACTTTTATTACATATAAATGTTTACTATCTACTATGTCCTTTATTTCTATATACTCTTGTGACTTTAAATCCGTAAGTAAATCAGAAGAACGGGTTCCATATCTAAAATAATCTTTCGGCAAAGTATGAAGCATAGTCATTTTATTGGATTCTTTTAGATTCCAGGTTTCAGATGTACCATTAGGCCTATTGAAGCCTAAAAGTGTATCGTACGATTCTATACTAAATTTAATTTTATCCATTATAACAAAGGAGTATTAACTGCTTTTAACTGGTTTATAAGGCAATGCTGCGGTTCATAGTCTTCTCCATGTCCCCAGTTTAGTCTAATTTTGTATTCAAAATGACTTCTATTATGTGCAAGTATTTCTTGCATGTCTTTTCTCATCTCATGTAACTCAAGAGTCGACAGTAGTGAGAGTTTTTTTAATTCTTTAGCAATATGTTCTGATCTATTAGTCCAATCTTCAAACTGATCATATTCTTCATTAAACCATTTACTAAACGTTTTATACCCTTCACATTTTAAATATTGAAGAGTACCTACAGAACCTAACACAAAAAATGGATGTCCCATAATAATAGGTTTCCATATTTTTTCAGATACAAATAATGTCCCTTTATTAACTAATGTTTCTGTTATTACTGAGCAAAATGTAGACTCGTAATCTTGTATTTCTATATTACATGCTAAGTTAAAAAAAGTATTTTTATTATCTATTTGCAAAGGTAGTTGTTTTGCTACTTCTCTCCAATCTCTATCATAGACTCCATGTTGCCTTATAGGATTAGAGTGGTGTGCATCTACAGGTTTACCTAAACTTGCTCTTCCTCTATCTAAAATACCGTACTCTTGTAGTTTAGCTATGAAATGTAAACGTGAAGGTCTAGGTGCTCTATTATAGGTAAGAAAAAGTTGTTTATTATCTACAGGTTTAAACTTACTTACGGGGTTTACTACTTCATTTTTATTCCAAGCACTAAATGCTTCATAGTGGTGTACTCTAATGCCGTTGTTTCTAACTTTAATGTGTTCACTAGCAATAGCATTACCTGTAATAAAATGAACACTGTTTTTAGGAAAACCTGCTTTTATTCTCCAATTTTCTACTATTTCAATATCGTTATTACCCTCCATTTGAGAATACCCTTCAAATACATACCAGATAACAACTTTGCATCTCTTTTCTATGACATCCTTCTTAAACCTTTCATGCATTAAATCGAAACCTATATCAATATTAAGTTTGAAGAATTCTGGGTTGAATACGTTAACTAGGTATATGTGTTTTTCGTTATGCTCTAATGTTTCGCTATCTTTCCAAATAATCTCTTCTGAATAAAATGTATGAGGGTAAGCATCGTTGTTAAGCTTACCGTGATCAAAAAATTCTCCTGTTTCACCAAATATGTTCCATGTACCTAAAGTATAAGGTATGTGAAATTTACCTGTTTCTTTCATATACCATGAAGGAGACGATAGATTTGGTCTAGGTCCTTTATATATAGAATCGTAATTTTCTCTAGATAATGTTATCATACGTACTCTTTCTTTACTAAGTATTCATATACTATTTTTGCCAGTACTTTGTGTCCGTATTTAGTCGGATGAGAACAAGGAGTCCAGTATTTATTTTCTTTACCTATATATTGTCCATACCAAGCATAATTACGTTTCTTTCTTAACTTTGGTTGTTTATTAAGGATAAGGAGTTGATCTATTAACTGTATGTCTTCTTCTCCGTACATCCAATTATTAAAATCTATCTGATCTATAATCTTGCTTTGTCTATTTTGGTCGTCCTCAGTTGTATCGGACATAATATTTTTAATCATTAAGCTTTTATAGCCCAGGTCTTCCATTTGATTAATAACTACTAAGTTTGCGTTATTGAGCTTACACCAGTTCTGCAGTTCAACTAAAGTAGAAATGAATTCTAAAGTAGTAGATTTATCATTAAATATTGCTGTTCCATATCCTATCCATAAGTCTTTATGCCCTAATCTATCTTTGTCATCGAAATCCGGATCTTGAGGCCAAATAGTTTCAAATAGATTACCTGAGGCTAGGTTTGTATCTGGAGCTATAAATTCATATCTACAAAACTGAGTAAAGGAAAATACAATGGTTATCTCAGAAGCTAAAGTAGCATCAAATTGAGGAGAAAATGTAGTTAGTTTTTTCACAGCATTACGGTTACCTTTGCCTCTATTACCTAGATTTATTATATTATAATCTTTTAAATGATTTTTCTTTAGTTGACTGGGCCATGAGTTGTTTCTCTCCATTTCAGTAAAGGTATTAATTACGCTTTGCTTAGTAGGTTCCATCCATTCTAATGTTTCCCAGATACCGTCATCATAGGCACCTTGTCCTTCAGTAAATGAATCTCCTATAGCGATAATAACTTTATCTCCTCTCTTAATCATCTTTATTTATTTACAGTAATTGCAAAATGAATCAAAATTAGTTGGCTTTTGAAATCTTACGTTATTCTCCATTACTAACTTATTATATTCTACAACTCCTCTTAATTGATTAAACCATTCTAACTTATCTTCAATACTTCTTTTACTAAATGCTTCTATCCATTCTAAGATAGCATCCGTTCTTTGTATATCGTTTAATTTATCATACTCTTCTGGGATCATAGCATCAAAGGTTTGGTACCCGTATTTAGTATGTAAATACTCTAAGCTATCTCTACCTCCAAATACAATAAATGGATGATTTGCAGCTATTGGTTTAAATACTTTTTCACTTAAGAAAACTGCTTTATTTTTATCCTCAAATTGTGCTTCACTTACAATGGTAACAAAAGAATCTAACATAGGTTGTTCATTTAACCTGTTTATAAACTCTCCAGCGTCAATATTATCATTTTCTCCGAATGTAGGTACATTATCATAGAATAAAGGAAGAGTTTTTGCTGCAGGACCTAAATCAACTGTTGTAAGAACTTCTTCTCCCATATTGCATCTTTGGTCTAATTCATAACTAAACTTATTCATGCTAACTATTCCTTCTTTAAGTAAATCTTTCTTATGAAGCATAGTGTACATCCATATCCTATGTTGTCTAGGTCTTCGGTTTAAAAAATTGTATACTTTTATTTTTTCTTTATTAGCATGTTTATATTTTAAATGATCATCAAATGTAGGTGCATAAACGTCTGGTTCTTTACTGTTAAGGTATATATCTGCTTCAAAATGACTATACCCTAGAACCTTAATAGTTTTAGTTTTATTGTCTCTCTCGTACTCTTCTTTATGTTTATGTATATTTAGATCACCTGTAATAAACATTATGCTCTCCACAGGGATATTAAGTCTATCACACTCCTCTTTGAAGAAATCAAACAGAGTATCGTCGTAGTATCCCTCTAAAGAATTATCAAACACAATTAAAGCTTCTTTCTTTTGAGCTTTAAGTATATGTTTCATACTAATTGCTGAGAATATTGATGCTCCATTTTTTTTCATCCAATGATCTGGTGCTGCATGAACACCTATTGGGTATATGTATTTAATGTTCTGTATTTTAGAGTCAGTACCTAAGTACTTATTAATCCTATAGCTACTATTTAAACCAAAACAAATGTTATCCCGAGTATCTCTATCATCATACATTTCTGGTTTAAGAATAGGTGTGCTAAAGTTTTTTAATACATCCAAGTGTATGAAGTAAGGGGAAGATGTTAAATGCGTGCCTTTCCACGATCTATCTCCATTAAATCCGTCATGTGTATCAGTAACTATGTTCATCTTATTTTTTCCAAAAACTATACAATCCTTTATCTATTTCGTAACTATCCCAAACAAATCTTTCTCTATTTGGTTGCTTCTTAGCCCATTTCCACATTTTAGATAAACCTTCATATAAGTCTGTCTTATATTCATATCCAAGAATATCAATAGATTTTTGATATGAGGGGTAAGCGTCTTTAACTTCATGTCTACCTTCTAAGTACTCAACTGTACCGTTTTTAATAACGTCTCTCAGAATTGCGTTTGCTTCATTTATAGAGTGAAACTTTGTACCGCCGAGGTTAATTGTTTCGCAACAAGCTTCTTTTAGTGTTGCGGCTTTCCATAATGGTTCCAAACAGTCATCTATAAAAGAGAAAGCTCTAGTCTGGGTTCCGTCACCAAATATTGTCATTGGTAAATCATTAATGTATTGGTACATCCAAATTCCTAATACATTTCTATATTTATCCCATATGTTTTGCCCTGTACCGAATACATTATGTGGTCTGATAATGCAGTACTCTAATCCGTGTTGTTCGTGAGCTACTTTTATATCCATTTCACAAGCGTATTTAGCAATACCGTAAGGGTCTATTGGTGAAGGTATATCAGACTCTTCAAAGGGTCTTTTTCCTTCCCATCCGTGTCCATATACAGCCATAGATGAAGTAAAGACTAATCTTTTTACATCGTGAATTATACATTCATTTACTATTGCAGCTGTTGCTATAGTATTATTAGTATAGTTGTATTTTCTTATAAAAGGAGATAAACCTTCTGCTGCATAGGCTGCAAAATGAAATACATATTCTGGTTTATGGTATTCAAATATACCTGTTAGGTCTTCTTTTGCTATATCAGTTTCATAGAAAATGATTCTCTTGTCTATATTTTCTCTATAACCTCCTGAAAGGTTATCGATTCCAACTACTGTGTATTCTGGTTTATTATCTAAAATCCATTTAGCTAACCTACTACCTAATAGCCCTGCAACACCAGTTATTACTATTTTTTTGTCCATAATCCTGTTATTTGTAGAGTATATCTTGGTTCAATACCAATATTACTAGCAGCATGCTCTACATCTGTGCTATAAATTACATAATCTCCTCTTTTCCAATTTACTATAGCCTTTCCTTCTGCTTCAAAATAATGTCCAGGCTTCCAGTCTTCTATAAATATGATGGCTCTACATACTCTATCAATACTTCTTTCTAATTTAAACCTTTTACAGTATGTCTGAAAGTGGTCAATATGTGGAGGCATAATTTCAAGCTGTACCATTTTATAGAAGGTATAACCACAATGTGTTAATCCTAATTCATTTGATACATCTTCTACCCATTCTGGCATTGGGTTTTTACTATTATAAAGAGCTCCTAGAAAAGTATCATGAGTGTATCCTTGATTTCTCCAGTTATTTAGTTCTTTTTTGTTTGTAAGATTCTGTTTTGTATAAGGAAAATGCAAATATTCATTTCCCATTACTGTGTTAATCTTACCTTGTTTAACCCAATTATCCATATTTAATCTCTTACCATATCAGCAGTGCAGCAATGAAAAGAACCTCCTAATGTTCTGGAGTGTCTTATATTTAAGTCCAAAGCTTCAATCTTATATTTTTTAAGTTGCTTAATTAATTCTGTTTGTCTATTATCTACACATACTGTATTTTCGTCTAACGAGATAAGATTTATTCCTACCCATTCTGATGCTCTTAGTACTCCTTTGTATCCTATATCTACCATTGGTGCTGCATATATAATATCCCACCCTTTAAAGAGTTTTGGCATATTCTTTTCGTTAATTCTAGATGGATTAACTAATGCTAGTCCGTCTCTTAGAATGGCAATTGTAGAATCTATATGAGAATAGGAATACATATTTTCTAAGTAGTGTACATTGTATTTATCTCCTAATATATTTTTTAACCAGGTATGTCCTTTTTTATTACCTGTATTAGAGTTTAAATACAGAATGTCGTCGTTATGTCTTAGTATATTTGCTGCATCAAAGACAGGTTCAACATTAGTTAATGTTAAATCCTTTAAATTAGTTCTTTGGTAAGAATCATCTGTTAATCTTGGTTTAGGTGCACATATCCATTTAGATCCTTTGTCATTATATTTTATAAAAAGGTCCCTATAAGCATCCGTTTCAAACTGTCTGGATCTTAACGTCATAGGTGATTCTATAAGGGTATCTCCTATTACTGTCATAGTATCTCTAGGACAAAAGGTATAGTATTGATCTGTCTCCCAATATCCGTTAGATACGGTCTTAGTAGTATCTATTATATCAGGTCTGTGTACTATAGCTCCAAAATCCTGCAAAGCTTTTGTCAATAGGTCAAGATCTTCTATAGACTCTTCATAAACTTTAGGATCAAAGAATCCTAATTCCTTAGAAGGTATATTATCTTTGTCCGCATAGTTAATAGCATGGAGATCAAAACCATGTCTAGGCATATTTGCATTGTCGACTCTTCCGACAATTACTTCTCTTAATTTACCGTATTCATTTTTTACATTAACCATTTGAAAATACTTTATAGTTTGTTAAATCTGGGTAGTTCTTATATGACCACTCTTTAGGTTTAGTTGCTACTGCATCAGGTATTTTATGAATACCCATTAGAGCAGTTTCAGGAGTCATATAATAATGATACCCTGCTGTATTAATTTCTTGTTTATCCCAAGGTAGTGGAGATTTAATATCTCTACCATCGTAAGACATTCTCCTTAGTTCATCTGCTGCTTCTTCATTATCAGTTAAGATCATCCCTCCTCTTCCTAAGTTCAAATGCTTCTTAAATTGAAAACTTAGTACCATAAAGGTCCTATCAATATACGAACTTTCTTTCCAATACACTGCTGAATCTATAATATTTTCAGTTATATAGTAATAATCGTACCAATTTTCATCTTTCCAGGTTAGTTCTAAGGTTAATTTACTAGCTAACATAGGAATAGATAGATACGTATGTTTTGGTACCTCAATTTTTTTAGCTTTTGTGTATCTGAGAGCTAATTCTAAACCATGAGTACAACAGTCTACTGCTACTGCAAATGGAGCTCCATAATGACGAGCTATTTGTGATTCGAATATGTTTACAGTTGCAAATCCCATTAGTTAAGTTTTGATATACAATTAAATGCATGTTTTATGTTAACGAGTATTTTGTCTATAGGGTCAGTAATGTGGTAAGTTAGTAGGTCTGTGCTATATGCTGCTACCAAAGTCCAAGTTGATACCGGATGTCCTAATATAATTTTACAAGTTCTTAATGCTGATTGATCTATTACTGTTTCTAGACCTGTTCTTTCTAAGTTAGTAGATTCGTATAAGTGAGTACTGTGTATGTATTTAGGTACATGCTTATAAAAATCATCTCTAGTAAATACTTTAGTGCCTTCAGGTAATAGATCTGTAATCTTCTTAAGTTCTATAGTAGGTAGATCAGTAGAGATATAAAACTGTGCTTTTGGTCTTTCTGCTATGATGTCCTGAAGCAACCTAGTAACTTTTCTATCATTTACATACTTGTATATAGAATCTTTTGATCTGGGATTATTCTGGTTTAATAAATCATTATCCTGTAATGTTTCACTAAACTCTAACATTTCTTTTTTAGATTTAAATACTCCTGATCCTCTTCTCAAATGCACTCCTATAGTGTTAGTTCCAAGTACTTTCAAAAAACTTTTTCTAAATGTTGGATCTATAAGTTTTATTTCTCTACTTCCTTTACGTGTTTTATATTTAGTGTCTTCGAGTACTAAACCTACTTTGCTCCAATCGAATGCTGTATAGTAGTCAATATTATTTTTAAGCGTATCTTCTTTTCCGTCTAATATGTCATCAACCATTTTATTTGTAATAGGTAGAAGTTTTGTCCACTTCTCTTTATGGTGATCAAAATCCCATCTAGCTATTTTGCTTTGAATTTGAGGATCTGTATGCCATAACTGCCAGGTCATCATACCCGGAAAGTCTAGAAATTTCTTTTCATGCCAAAAGTGCTGTTCTACTTCTGTATTATGGTCTGTACCACAAATCATTTGTAATTTATATACTGTTTCCCAATGTTGTATTCTATTACCATATCCTGTATCAAACTCATGGTGCCCACCTCCCCATGGTTCTAGTAATCTTATTTTATAATGCAAGCCTATATAATTTTAGTCCATTTAGATTTTTTCTTCTCCACATCCGGTGCATATTCGCCTGCCGGGTCAGCCTTCTTCTTCTTAATGTTTACACTTTTCCATTTAGTTTTAATTTCATGTTTAGGTTTATCTATATCTGGTTGGTACTCACCTGATTCAAAATGAGTAATTGCTCCGTTATTAACTTTTACCTGTGGTATATTTTTATCTACTTCGATAGAGTCGTACCATTCTACCAGTTCTGGGAATGTTTCTCTAAAGTTAAGGTTTTTTCTTACATCGTATTGTTCATAGAAACTTTTAAAGTCATGATAATGTTTAGTTTTATCTTCTTCTGTACTTGTATGTCCTTGCTCTACTACGTCTACATATTTAATCAACCTTTCGATTTGAGCTTTTTCATGATCCATCATCAATGGATGGTCTTTTTTACCCTCATACCATGTTGATAACTTCTTATATACCTTAACTTTTTCAGAATCAACTAGATTTAATGGTGATTGAAATGCTGGCCATCTTAATATATTTAAGTCAATACCAGGTGAGTTCATTCCATATTTTTCTTTAAGAGAAAACATATCATCCATAAATTCAGTAATAGAATAGAGACATAGACTGTTAATAGTCATCATACATATAACTTGATTGTAATCTGCTTCTTCTATAAACTTAACTAAATTAGCTCTCCATTGATCGTAATCTAATCCTGATCTAATATAGTTTGCTGCTGGTCCATAAGCTTCACAACTGGTATATAAATCAAAACCTTTAATATCTATGTCCTTTGTAGTGTCTATAAGCTTTTGTATAAGCTTAGGATGTACCATAAGGTTAGAATTTACTGCTAAAGTTAAGTCTGGAGCTGGGTGCTCTTTAACTGTCTCTAAGAATTTCCAAAAGTTATGAGATGCAGATGGCTCTCCTCCTGTAACTCTTAATTCTTGTAGGTGTTTTGATAATTCTGGCCACCATTCAACAAAAGCTTGAACGTATGGATTATTGTCATTATATTTACCAAATAAATCTGCCCATGACCCATCGGCATGATATGCTCCTGCAGAGGTAGTTTTAAAATCTTGGTAAGGTCCGTTTGTTTCAATATCTTTAGCCCAAGTTGTTGAGTACCCAGCATTACAGTATGAACAAGCTAAATTACAGGTCCTATCAAAAGATACTTCTACTGTTTTTAGCATAATATCAGCATCCCAAGGTGCATTAGCTGCATCTTCTATTTCTTGGTCTGTATATATTCTACTTTTGAAGATTCTATCTCCTGCTGTATTAGGGTCAATGTCTTCTACTTTCCAGCAATAAGAACATTCTGCTGGTCGAACACCTTCAAGCATCATTTTTCTTATCTTCTTTTTAAACTGAGTATTATGAAGTGCTGATGGATTTTTTTTAATCTCTTCTAAGTCAATCGGGTGCGGTAAAGGTAAGTGACATGAATTAGTGTACCCGTGACCTAAGTGGAGACTGGCATTGTACCATTTAGCTGCACAAAAACTTTTACTTACTGAGTCTAGGTGATCAGCTTTCCACTTTATTAATTTATCTGTATCTGACATTTATATTTTATTTATGAAATTACAATTACCTGTTATGTCTACTGATTTATCGAATATAAATTCTTCGAATAAATGATGACAAAGCAGATTACCGTCTTGCTCTATTTTAAATTCTTGTAACGAAATGTCAGTGTAGTTGAGATTATAACCGTTTTTAGGAAAATTACCTGCTCCAAAAATAATATGAGGATTATCTTCGATTGCAAAACCTTTTTCAGTTAGATCCAGACTAAGAACTAATCGTTGACTTATAAATATTTCAATTTTCTCTTTTGCTACGTGTTCTATACGAACTTTTAATTGAACTCCATCAAATATCGGATGAGGTAGTTCATCGTAGTTCGTTTCTCCTAGTTTATTCATTAAAGTAAACAGTAGTCTACCTTCGTATATGTCTAATGCTGTATAGTGTGGTAGAAGGGTAAACAGCGTACCTATCACACCTTCTACTTTATTAACTATCATATTAATAGACAGTACAAAGTTGTTCTCTCCTGTTAATTGTTTTGTTGCTGGATTCTCAGGAAATGTATCACATATATGGTTTGGCCATAAGACCCATGGATTACCCTCTTTTATGTTTAGCATAGAATTCTTTTAGTTCTGGAAATGTTTCTTGAAAGTTTGTACCTCGTCTTTCGTCTAATTGGTCTACAAAGGTTACAAATTCCTTCCTAAATTTATCTACGCTAAACATACTCTTGCCAATTGCGTAGTCATAGATTCTTTTTATCTTTTGTATTTCAACATTTGAAAAGCCGTAATTATCTTGATGATACTCTTTCATACCATAATATAGTGCTTTTTTGGCAGAATTCAAAATTAATTCCTTATCTTTATCCTCTAATATTTTAACAGATAAATGTGATGGCCACCTAAGGTAGGAAGTATCTAATGATACTGCTGATATTTTATATCTTTTACCGTTATGATGTTTCTTTTTCATCTCAAATATTCTATCTAGTAAGTGATCGTATGAAAATACTGATAGGGCATTAAAGGTAGCCATAATATTGATCGTAACTTTAGGTAACTCTGTAAGTATCTTGTCTACATTTTCCCAAAACTTCTCATAATCTAAACCGAATCTTGTATATTCTGCTTGTGCTCCTTTTGCTTCTACAGATGTATATACTACAAACTCTTTAACCTTGTCTTGGTCAGTAATTATCTTAGCTTTAGCAATAAACTTATCTATTAATGCGTCTGGTACTCCTAAGTTGGTGTTTATACCAATCGAAAGTTTAGTATTAGGATTTTCTTCTTCTATAATATAATCTAGTACTTTAAAGGTATCTTTTGATAATAAAGGTTCTCCTCCTGTAATACGGAATGTATGTAGATCTCTATATAATGAAGGCCACCATTTCCACCATGCTTCAACATAGGGATTATACTCTGATTGTAGCAATGGCATTTCATTTTTCTTTCGTAATGTTTCGATCTCATTAAATTGACCGTCTGCTGCTTTGTATGGTCCGTGTTTTTCTATTTCTTGTACCCAAGTAGATGAGTACTGAGGTCCGCAGTAAGCACATTTAAAATTGCATGTATTAGAAAAAGACACTTCTACATACTTTGGATTAATATCATCTCTCCAATTGGATTTTGCAATTTGATCGAATTGACCTATTGACCACTCTTCAGAAGACTTAAATACTCTATCAGAAAATGAGTTAGAATTATCTTCTACACTCCAACAGTAGTTGCATTCATCAGGTTTACCTCCCTCTAACATTTCCTTACGTTTTAATTTCTTAAAACGGGTATTATGTAGTGCAGATGGATTCCTTTTAATCTCTGCTATAGAAATTTTATGAGGAGTAGGATGGTGACATGAATGTGTCATCCCGAGTCCTAGATGTATAGTAACTTGTGTCCATTTTGCTAAACAAAATCCACATCCTACTTTATCTAATTTATCTTTTACTTGTTGTGAATTCATAGTTTAATGTTTATCATCTTCGCCCAAGGAGTAAGTACGTCTTCTCCTAATAATTCATAATTCACTTGTTTTATTCCGTCTTGCTTATAATCTATTTTACCGTTTTGCATTTGTAATACATAACGTTTTTCATTCTCTGCTGTCGTTTCTCCTTTAACAAATTTACCTCCTATTATGCCTTCATCTTCATGTGGTAAACATCTAAATCTACCTTCCCTTCTAAAAGGTAAAATTGAGTTTGGAATTTCTATATCTTCTATTATAGTTTCGGTAGCATAATCATCAACCTTATCATGGTCTGGGTTATTAAAGTCTAAATTTATTTTAAGTTCATCTTGAGGTATATTGTTATGTAGGTCTGCAACCTCTTCTGGTCTTAAGTCTCTTCCCCAAGCAAATACTTTTGCTATATCTCCTTTGAAGTACTTAATAGTGCTTTCATCTTTTTCAGAAGGAGTAGTACCTAAGTACCAATCTGCTGATCCATACCCTTTCAATTTACCTTGCCATTTATAAGGCGATGGACTTCCAATTCCACCTCTAGAATCTACTTCACTGCCGTTTAAGTACATATGAGAGAGTTGCTCTCTATTAGAGAATACCATTGTTACCCAACTCCATTGTTCATCGTACCTCTTTACCCACATATAGTTATGTTGGTTAAACGAGTTCCAATATGTAGCTGATATAGCTCTAGAATTATTAAATCCTATACCATAATCATACCCTGGTATTCTTAGAACTGGGTATTCTACATATCTTCTGTCTTTCTGACCGATTAAGAATATAGGGTTCTTTTCAGGTTGCTGACGGGGTCTCATCAATACTGATATAGTGTGACTTTTAGAAGTTAGCCCTCTTAATTTTCTTTCAAAAGGAATTTTAATGAAAGAATTATTTCCGTTAAATCTCCTATAAGTTTGTTCTTGAGGAGTTTTAGTTATAAAAGTATTATTAGTAAGCCCTTCTTCATGGCATCGCCAAAATAAATCATCATCTTCCATACCCCAATCCCAATAATTATTAGAATATCCGTTTGTTTTCTCTAAATGCTCTTTAGTAAATACAACTGCACCTCCAAAATATTCATGATATTTAAGTTGGTAATTCATTTGAGATATCTTAGTAGCAATATGTCTTGGTCCTTCTGTAGGGTAAGAGTAATCTGCTCCTTGTTCTGGTATCATGTCTATATCATGAAACACTACATAGTCGCATCCTTCTTCAAAAGCTACTTTAGCTGCAATATTCTTAGTAGCTCCTCTATTAAAAAGCTTATCGTCAGCTTGATGACAAAAGTACATATGAAATTCTATGCCCTGTTCTTTTAAGTACTTACCTGTTTTAGGTATGAACTCATTTAGGTGTTCTTCTCTATTACGGTAAGGTACACATACTCCTAGTTTCATAATTTTACTGTTAAGTGGTGGAAATTAGCTACATCAATTATACTGTGTACCTTGTATTTTAAATTGTTGATTCCATCTTCTGATGTATCTCTATACCCTCGTTTAACTTCATTCATAAACTTAAGTTGATTATACCTTGTTGTAATATCTTTCCAACCGGTGTTTAGAAACCCATTTTCACCATGTTCTAGTTGTCTATATTTTGATGTTCTTCTAAATGGAATACATATAAAGTCTGTTATATCCTCCTTGTATGGCACTATTTCAACGTCATTTAATTCTCCTAAAATATGATCTTTACCTAAGTCTACTACTTTGTAATCTTTTACAGTTAAAGGTACAAAGTTATGTTGTAAATATTGTTGGCTCTTGTACGAACCAAATTGCATACCCAATGGAACTCCTTTATTAGTAGCAACAGAATGTACTTCTTTCTGTGAAAGAGCTGAATTCCATATAGCTACTTGCTGTATTCTACCTTTAAAGAAATGTTCTTCTCCTTTACGTGCAGGGAATGAAGCTCCAATATACGAGTGTTTTTGAGACTGGTAATTTCTTAAACCTGTAGGAATAATCTTAGAGCATTCTTTTACTCCATTAAAGTACAAAGTAAGTTCTTTTAGCTCAGTATCCCAGGTTACTGTTATATTAGACTGTAATGGTGGTTTAACTTTCGTATTTAAGTAGTGATGGTTTCTTTCTGAGTCAAATAATTCAACGGTAAATCTACCAAAACTAGTGTACATTATATTGAAATCATATCCAGGTATACCAAATATAGTAAAATTATCTTTGTCTTTTAGGTGGTCATACGTTATCTCTTCTGGTTGAGCTGTTACTGTAATCGAAAAATCACCTCTAGTCCTAAGAGTATTAGGAACTTTAATATATGCTGAATTACCGTTAAACTTAAATGCTGAGGTATTACCGGAAGCTGCTTTATAAGGTATTGTATCTAATTTAAGTCCGTTTAGTCTTGCTCTAAAAAGTAGATCATCATCTTCGAAACCCCATCCCCAGTATTCATTAGAAAACCCATTAATACGTATAAAATCATTAATAGGAAATAATGTAATACCTCCGAAGTATTCAGGGAACGGTAAATTCTGTGTAGCTAAATGTATAGGGTATTTTGAATATTTATAATCTACGTTAGTAGGGAGCATATCAATATCATGCAATACTATGTATTCACATTCTAACTCTTTAGCTTTAAGTACACCTATATTTAATAACTTCCCTCTATTGAAAATCTTTTCATTGTCTTGTTCTACAATAACTAGTTCGTAAGGTATCTCTTGTTGAGATAATGCATAATGTATAGCTGTCTTAAACTTAAAGAGCTGTTCGTACCTATCTCTATATGGTACAATAACTCCTAGTTTAGGTTTACTCATCTACATTCTTTGCTTTAGTTAGGTTAGTATGCCATTCAGCTAAATAGAATTGAAGTCTATCTCCCCATTCGTCTTTATCTACTTCTTCAAACCACACAGTAAGTGCATCTAAACTCATTGCGATTTTTTCTAAGGCTTTAACTTTTCTTTCTTCTTGTATAACTTTTTCTTGAGCTATAACTTGTTCTTGTGTTTCCTTACTCATATCTTAACTATTAATTTACGTAATTTATTCCAGTGTTTATAATCTATATAATCAATATACGAACTTTCAGTTAAATTATCAACTAAAAATTCAGGTTTTTCAATGTCAATTTTCCAATCACTGCGTGCTATTGCTCTATACATTTTACTGTATTCTTTAGAAAATGCATATTCTTGTTTAATATCTGCTACTTCTTGTATTCTACTTAGACACGTACTATCCCACTTAAAGTGGTGTACCTGAGTGAATACTTCTTCTATAGGCATTCTCTTAGGATGTGAATCTCCCCAGCTATTAGTACCGTCTTTGAATTGAGCATAATGCTGTCCAGATGTAACATCTTGATATCCTTTCATTAATGTACATTTATTGGGACATGCTCCAGACATCGGATATCTAAAGAAACCTGCTAAAGGAAAAGCTTCGTTAATATTAGTATCTCTCGTAACTAAGGGGAAAGTACCATTAGTACCTACTCTATCTATGAACCCACCTGTGACAAAGTCATAACCATGTCTCTCACACTTCTCTATGATGTCTTCAATCGGTTCTGGGTATACTTGTAATTCATCATCATCTGATACTATCCACCAGTCGTTTGGGCGTTGGTTTTTTACATAATTATAGAGCTCTGTTACTCTTTCCCAGTTGTACTTATCTTCTGTTACAACTAAATAAGGTTTTATCCCTAGTTCTTGTATTTCCTCTAAAATACCGTCATCTTCTGATGATCTATAAACTACTATATATGCTTTTTCAATATCGCGTTCATAGTGCTTTAACATATGGGGTAACATATGTGTATTTTTGCCGACTACTGTAACTAAGTTAGGTTTCATTTTTTACGTAATATAGTTAATCCTGTTGAACTTGGTTTAGTAGGTAAGTTTCCTTCATTAAAAAAGTCGAATCTTTGCCATTCATCTGATATCTCTTGTATAAATTTAGCTGGTCCGTTAGCGAACTCTTCGTGATGGTGTTGATCTGATACATCTTTGGTTACTATATGGTTGTTAGCATAAGTGATGTCTGTATCGTGTATTGATATAATAGCGTTAGGGTTAAGAATTTGACTATATAGTTCAAAATCTTCTTTTACGTTTTCGTATGAATGTCCTGCATCAATATGTAAGTAGTCTACCTTTATATCTTCTTTTACGAAAAAGTTATGAAATGCTTTTACTGTTGTTGTATTAATTACTCTAGGATGAAAAGTTTTCCGTAGAAATGAGTCTTTATCTAACCAATCTACATTACCTCCTATTCCGTTTGCTGCGTCTACTAAGTAAGTAGCTCCTATATCTCCCCAGTTAAAGTCTTTATTGCCAGTAAAAATTTCTTGGTCATAAAGATCTATTCTAGCTTGAGTCATAATTCGGGGTATAAATCCAGCTCCTGAACCTAAACATACGCATACCTTAGCTCTCATATATTGAATAAAAGAGTATATAAGCATTCCATCTCCTAAATGGTACTTAGTAGCTCCATGAGTCCATCTGTAGTCTACAGGTTCATGCTTAACCTTAACGTTACCATCCTTATCTAAACTGTAAGTCTGGTTGTTAGTTATCTTGTCAAATATAAAACCTTTGTCAACTATGCTCATTTATTGTCTTTTTATGCTACTTAGATCTATTAATTTATGAAAATTAATGCAATTAAGCAACATTTCTGTCTCTTCTTTATATGGATGGTCTGGGTCATCTTTTTTATACCATGCTTTTAGTGGCCCATAATGTCTAAAAGTATCCCAACTATCTTCAATAGATATAATACCTTCCCCAGGTTTTGATTCCCATTGCCATTTATCACAGTCCCAAGGAGTTGATATAACAGGAAGATAGTCTACTTTATTTTTGTCAAGTAAGTGTCTAAGAAGTAATTGTTCAGCAAATATAAGGTACTTGGAATGTGGAGCTTTGAGAAGAGTAAGTTCTTCCATTAATTTAATACTTAAATTTGCATATTTCTGAGTAAATATAGGATCTGGTAAATAAAGAAAGGATACGTTACATGATTCTGTTTGCCATCTTGCTCTATAAGATAATTTTCTTACGTATGGATCTAAGTTAGTAGGATAGTATCCTCTACCGTTTTCGTAGTTAGCTACTAAAACTCTGCCTTCTTTAAAGTTATGTTTGAAGGGCTTAAATACTAAAGTATCTCCGTCCATTATAACACATGGTTCAGTTTGAAGTGCTAAAACTTGAAGTTTAGTTCCGGCCCAAAATACTTCTTTATTGAAATTATGTTCAAAGTCAATAGATATGACTTCATCCCATAGTGAAAGAACCTCTAGTTTATTAAGGAGTTCATACGTCATAGGGTCGACGTATATTACAGTATGATCTTCTGGATGGTTCCGTTTCCATAAAGAAACAGAGGCAAACATAACGAGTAAATTAAATTTACTATAAGCTTGAGTATCTCTTTTTAGATTCTCGTGTACCCAAATTATTTTCAAAACCTTTCATTTTTAAATTATTATGTAGGATCAGAATGCGATGTGTCAAAGCACGCATAGAAATTAGTGACTCCTACATGAGTTGACGAAGTCAAGGTTATAGTACCAGTTGTAGTACCTGCTCCTGCTGTACTAAGTGCACTACCTGCTCCTCCTGCAGTATCTCTAAATGAGTGGAATACGTAGGGGTATGTTGCGGTTGCTGTAATAGTAATAGAAGCTAAAGATCCAAAGTTAACATTTTTGAGAGAATGTGCAGTAGTTTGAGCAGCTAAAGTATATCCTGAAGTAACAGAAATACTTCCTCCTGTTTCTGGTGTAACAGATCCGTATAAGAAATCATTCCCTCTAAGTTCTGATAAACTATGTGGTTGTGAATCGGCTGGCTCTAATGTGCTAAATATACCATTCATACTCAAATTAGAGTTAGAAGAAAAATGATTATGCCAAGCATCTATTGTTGCCATTGAGACTGCTGCATTCGATGCGTATGAATATACTGCCATGTTATTACTTTTTAATTATTTTATTAATAGGAAACATTTTACCTAACTCTACTTTTAAAGCTCCGTATGTAAATTCAAATAAATCACTAATTAATTCGTTATTTACTTTATTCTTAGTCTCCGTACTTTCACTTATTATTACTTTTTCGTTTTCAATTACATCTTTATATTTAGTAATTTCATCTCCATTATCGTCAAAGCTGATATAGGGTTTAGACTTTATTACTTCCCTATCTTCGTATTTTGGAATTGAAACTTCCTGTAATTCTGCAACTTTGATTCTGAATTGATTAGGAATATTGATTTCTTGTCCTTCATCGTCTTTATCTTTATAGTAAATAATTTTAGATCCTATAAGACCTTCAGCATTCTTTAAGTCGTCTTCCAGGTACTCCCTGTTAAACTCTTGTGCTCTCTTATAATCTAACCACGTTGTAGTAGTTATCAATACTTCAGATGTTACCTTATTGAAACGATAATTATCTATCCTAACATAAGCTTGCTCTGTAGGGCCACTACTTGTTTCTAAATCTATATTTAATATAAAACCCATTCTATCCTTTATTTGTTTTCTAATTTTTCTACTTTAGCAGATAATTCTTTTACTGCTTCAATTAATAAACCTGTAATTTGTGCATAGTTAACAGACTTCATACCTTCGTCGTCAGTTAATACTAATTCTGGAAGTATTGCTTCTAATTCTTGTGCTACAACTCCAATTGATCTGCTGTTATCAGCTATCCTAGTAAATTCTACACCTCTAAGAGCTTTTGTTTTGTCTAATGCTCCATCGATCGTTACGATATCTTTTTTAAGTCTTTCATCAGAGTAAGCAGTAATGTCACTATCAGCTACTATTCTACCACTAACGTCTATACCTGAAGTATCTACTCTTAGTCTCTCAGTACCGTTTACTACTGTTCTAGTCCAAGCATTGTTAGAAAACTGAATATAGTCGCCTGAATTTAATCCTACGTGCGTAAGACCGTCTCTTAAATCTGCTTCAATACTAAATGCATTAGTGCCAGATAAATCAAGTCCTGCTCCAGCAGAATAAGTTGTGTTCGTATCTGTATTAGTTGTATAAGAAGGTAATCCAAATGTACCATCATGTTTTAAGAAATGTCCACTTGTTCCTGCGGTTGGTACATGTCCATTATTACCACTCCCAATTTTAGTTCTTATTTGGGCTGCAGTATTCTGAGTGTTTGTATTTGTATTAGTTGTATAAGAAGGTATTCCAAATGTACCATCATGCTTTAAGAAGTGTCCTGCTGTTCCTATTGATGGTACAACTCCGCTGTTACCAGTCCCTACTTTAGTTCTTATTTGGGCTGCAGTATTCTGAGTGTTTGTATTTGTATTAGTTGTATAAGAAGGTAATCCAAAAGTACCGTCATGCTTTAAGAAATGACCTGCTGTACCTGCAGTTGGTACGTGACCGTTATTACCACTTCCAATTTTAGTTCTTATTGCTGCTGCATCATTCTGAGTGTTAGTATCTGTTGATGTAATAACACCTGTTGAACTATTGTATGATGAATTACCAGTTGCAGATATCTTGCCTCTAACTTGTGCTGTAGATAATTGAGTGTTAGTATCAGTATACGATGTTATGTATCCTGCACTATTTGCAATTTGACTGTTATCTGTTATAATATCATCTGTTAAAGCAAGTGTTCCGCTTGCATTTGGTAATTTGATTGATCTATCAGCAGTTGGGTTTATAGCAACTAAGGTAGTTTCATTAGCATCTGCTGTTGCTCCTTCAAATACTACTCCATTAGAAGTTTCGATTACAGATACGTTATTAGTAGTTGTAGTACCTGCTACAGTTAAGTTACCAGGAATTGTTACGGTATCTGTTGAATCACCAATTGATACTGCATTACTGCCAAATGAACTACCTAATCTTGTTTTAAGATTTGCAACTGAAACATCATCGTTTGTATCTGTATTGGTATCTGTTGAACTAATTGTTCCATCTGACGCTATTGATACGTTAGTACCTCCAGTAAATAAACCTATAACATAGTTATCAGACAATTGTGTGTTAGTATCTGTTGAAGTAATTACTCCTGTTGAATTATTGTATGATGAATTGCCGCTAGCTGATATCTTGCCTCTAACTTGTGCTGTAGATAATTGAGTGTTAGTATCAGTATTGGTATCAACAGAATTAATTTTAATAGTATTAGCTGCGTCATCAAATACTACAGTAGTGTTCGTTCCATTTATCCATTGTCCAGCTGCTAAGTCTCTAATTTCTTCATCAGAACGTTGAGTGTTAGTATCTGTGTTAGTATCAGTAGAAGATATTTCTCCATTAGTAATACTTACATTAGCTCCTGCTGTGAATTTACCTCTTACATCTGCTGTAGATAGTTGAGTGTTTGTATCGGTAGAGCTTATTGTTCCATCTGATCCTAGGGTTACATTAGTACCTCCAGAAAATAATCCTATAACATAGTTATCAGATAATTGAGTGTTTGTATTTGTTGAAGTAATAACACCTGTTGAACTATTGTATGATGAATTACCAGTTGCAGATATCTTGCCTCTAACTTGTGCTGTAGATAGTTGAGTGTTGGTATCAGTTTTAATGTACCCCATCGCTGCAATTTGTGCATCACTTAACTGTGTATTCGTATTGGTTACTGTATTAGTAATAACACCTGTTGAATTGTTATAAGATATTCCAGTTCCAGCTGATACTTTACCTCTTACATCTGCTGTAGATAGCTGGGTGTTTGTATCAGTTTTAATATATCCAAATGCTGCAATCTGAGCATCACTTAGCTGGGTGTTGGTATTTGTAACTGTATTAGTAATTACCCCTGTCGAACTATTATAAGATATACCTGTACCAGCTGATACTTTCCCTCTTACATCTCCTGTAGATAGTTGAGTGTTTGTATCTGTAGACGTAATAACCCCTGTTGAAGAGTTATACTGAGCGTTACCAGTAGCTGATATTTTACTTCTAACTTCTGCAGTTGATAATTGAGTGTTAGTAAAAGATGTTATATATCCTGAACTGTTAGAAATTTGATTGTTATCAGTTATAATGTCACTTGTTAAAGCAAGTGTTCCGCTTGCATTTGGTAATTTGATTGATCTATCAGCAGTTGGATTTTGTGCTATTAAAGTAGTTTCATTAGCATCTGCTGTTGTTCCTTCAAATACTACTCCATTAGAAGTTTCGATTACAGCTACATTATTAGTAGTTGTTGTTCCTGCTATTGTTAAGTTACCAGGTATGCTAATAGTATCGTTTGCATCTCCAAATGTAGCACTACCTAATGATGCAGCTAAAGCTGATTTAACATTAGTTGTGTCTGTAACATCAGCCGAAGCTTCAATTGCATTTAATTTAGAATGGTCTGTATCTGTAAATACATTTGAGTCAGATGCCGCTTCAACTGCACTTCTTACTTGTGCATTATTTAGTTGTGTATTAGTATTCGTTACTGTATTAGTTATAGCTCCTGTTGTACTATTATAAGATATACCGGTACCTGCAGATAGTTTAGATCTTACTTGTGAATCACTTAATTGAGTGTTAGTATCTGTTGATGTAATAACACCGGTTGAACTATTATACTGTGAATTGCCACTAGCTGATATTTTTCCTCTTACATCTGCCGTTGATAACTGAGTGTTAGTGGTAGTATCGGTAGAACTTATTGTTCCGTCAGCAGCAATTTGTACGTTAGTTCCTGCTGTTAATGCACTTACTACGTTTACAGTATCTGTTACGTCTGCTGAAGCTTCTATTGCGTTTAATTTAGAATGATCTGCATCAGTGAATGTATTTGAATCAGTTGCTGCTTCTACAGCTGCTTTGATTTCAGCATTTGTTTGATCTGCAGTAGCACTTGCTTCGATTGCATTTAATTTACTATGATCAGCATTAGTAAAGTTGTTCTGTGACAACTCACCATCTTGAATTGAATATGTTGTATTATTATCAGTTTGAGTTAGTGCTCCTCCTGCGAAAGATAAACCTCCTGCAAGTGTAATTTCATCTCCATTGTCTATATCTGTTCCTGCTAAAGTAAATGAATAGTTATTAGCACTATCTTCAATTGCATTTAATTTACTGTGATCAGCATTAGTAAAGCTATTTTGAGATAACTGTCCATCTTGTACTGAGTATGTTGTATTGGTATCAGTAGAAGATATTTCTCCTCCTGCTGAAATAGCTACGTTAGTTCCTGCTGTTAATGCACTTACTACATTGGCTGTGTCTGTTACATCAGCTGAAGCTTCTATTGCATTTAATTTAGAATGGTCAGCATTAGTAAAGTTGTTTTGTGACAACTCTCCATCTTGTATTGAATATGTTGTGTTAGTAAAGGATGTTATGTATCCTGCACCATTCGTAATTTGATTGTTGTTAGTTATAATGTCACTTGTTAAAGCAATTGTACCACTTGCATTTGGTAAGTTAATTGATCTATCAGCAGTTGGGTCTATAGCAACTAAGGTAGTTTCATTAGCATCTGCCGTTGTTCCTTCAAATACAACTCCATTAGATGTCTCTATTACTGCTACATTGTTAGTAGTTGTAGTACCTGCTACTGTTATACTTCCTGGGAAAGTAATTGTATCTGATGAATCACCAAATGTAGCACTCCCTCCTAAAGAGGCATTTAAAGAGCTTTTTACATTAGCTGTGTCTGTTACATCAGCTGAAGCTTCAATTGCATTTAATTTAGAATGATCTGTATTTGTAAAGTTGTTTTGTGACAACTCACCATCTTGTACTGAATATGTTGTATTGGTGTCTGTTCCTGTTATTACCCCTGTTGTACTGTTGTACGATACAGCTCCTGCTCCACTTAATTTGGACCTTACTTGTGCTGTTGATAGTTGTGTGTTAGTAGTAGTATCGGTAGAACTTACTGTTCCGTCAGCAGCAATTTGTACATTAGTACCTGCTGTTAGAGCTCCAACTACGTTTGCAGTATCTGTTACGTCTGCTGAAGCTTCAATACCTGTTAGTTTATTATTTAGTGCTGTTGTAAAGTTTTTCTGTGTTAATCCACCATCTCCAACAGTATATGTTGTATTTGTATCTGTGTAGTTACCTGCATGAATATTTGTTCCTCCTTGGTCTGCTGTCCAATCTATATGTTCGTTAGCTTCAAAGTTTAAAAGAGCATCGTGATTAATCTCTGCGTCTTCCGTTGTTAGTGCATCTCCTGTAAGAGCTAGTCCAGTTCCAGCAGTTAAGTTAGTATCGGATGAGATGTCGATACTATTTTTGACTGCCATTGAACCAAGTCCTAATGAAGTTCTAGCTGTTGCACCAGATTCAAGTACAAAGTCGTTTCCGTTACCTATGATAAAAGCGCCATCTGTAGCAGTCAGTGCTGCTATAGTATCTAGTGTATTATCATGTGCTTGTACGTCTGTACCAATCACCACCCCTAATTGATTTCTAGCTGCTGATGCAGATCCGGATATAATACCTGTAGGTGTGTTTAGGATGTTTGCATACTCTACTGAATCGGCTGTTAAACCTGTAAAATTACCAATACCGTGAAAAGACCCGGAAAAGGAACCTGTTATGGATGCGTTGTTTGAAATTGGACTATCTATTCTCATCTGTTATTATTGTATGAAATTATTGTTATGTATAAATATGTTACTTTTTAACTACCACGGTACCATTTAGTGGAGAATTAAAAGTGATTACTACTCTATTATTTGTTGTAGATTCTACGTCTTTTGGTATTACTTGTTTTTTATTAGTATCGTATACCTGTACTACAGGAAACTCTTCTGATAAGTTATGGTTTATTGTATATTGAGATGCACCAGAAATGGATTCTCTATGAGTGTATAATTCTGCAGAGCCAGAAACTATATGACCTCCTTTAGCTACTATTGCTCGTCCTGAGGTAGGATAGTTAAATGTTACATCTACAGTGTTAAGGGTTGTTGTTGTGATTGTTGAAGGAATAATCACTTGATCGCTAGTATCGTATATTGATACTAAAACGTTTTTGCTATTAAAGTTGTGAGTTACGGTTTTAGATGTTACGTTAGTAAACGTATCTAGTTTTGTAGCAGTTTCTGCTATGTCCGCTGTTATACCGGTTAACTGTGACCCATTACCTACAAAGCTTGTAGCGGTCAAAGTATTATCTACATTAAGATTTGATAGGTTTGCAGACGAGCCGCTTACTATCAGTTTTTTCCAATTTGGCATTTTCTTACTTACATTATGGTTGGTTACTCAAATGAGCCCACTTCCCTGTTAAAGGCCTATAATAGCTTTAATATAAATATACGGTAAATATGTTTACAATGCAACTTTTATTGCTTAATAAGTGCAGAAAGTTTAGAGAAAATAATAAATGAAGTTTCTAGTTCGACTCCCTTGTAGTCTGCTTGACGCATTTTACTAATAATGAATTGAACTTCCTCAGGAGAAAATATAGTAGGAGGGGCTTTCAGAGCCGATGTTTTAACAGCTTCTGCTTTTTCCTTTGCTTTTGTATTCTCTACCTTAGCTTCTTTTCCTGTTGTAATTTTACCTTTTGTAATTAATCCCATAACTGTTAATTTTAATTTTTTAAGCATATATAAATATATTGCCAGTATCTACTTTAACATTACCGTTCTTTTGGTATTCTGATATGTCACTGTGTCCGGCATCTATATCTACTACTGCTGAAGCAAAGGCTTGAGGAGTTGCTGAGGTTGCTGTTGAGCTTAATGAATTATGAAAACCAAATCTTTCGGTAGCAGAATCGTATATGTATCCATGGCCATTGCCACTTCCTTCATCTATTACGATACCACCGTCTGCTGTTCCTGCTGATCCAGAGTTTAAAAGAATAAACTTGTCTTCGATTAATAGGTTAGCTGTAGATATTGTAGTTGTATCTCCCTGTACAATTAAATCACCTGATATTGTTAAGTCTGCAAAGGTTGGAGATGCTGATGTTACTAGACTTTGGTTAATTGCTTTTACAGCTGCTAAGTTACTTACTTCTGAATCCATTAATGCTCCTGCTGCGGTTACATTAGATGTATTAGCTGTTAATTTACTATTGTTAGTAGCTATGTTAGACTCCATTGAATCTAAGTTAACTGCTTGAGTTACTGTTATGCTTGATAACTTAGTACCTTGTGCATTTGAAATAGTTGTAGGTTTGTTTTGAATTGAATCAAAATCTACTTGAGTTGAACCAGATATTAGTGTTGGAATATCTGATATGGTTGAGTACGCTATTGATCCAGATATAATATGACCACCTTTAGCTACTACTATTCTACCTGATGTTGCTGTAGAAAAGGTTACTGTTACTCTATCGTTTAAGTTTGCTCTTACAGAAGCAGGTATAATTTGATACCCGTCTGCATCGTAAACTGTTGTATTAATGTTTGGAGAAGAGAAGTTATGTACTACCTCTACTGATGTTTGGTTAGTAAATGTACTAGCAAGTGTTGCTGCTTGATCTACTGTTATACCAGATAATTGAGAGCCATTACCTACGAAGGCTGCGGCTGTTACTGTTCCTGTACCGAATGTTACAGTATTATTTAGTAATGTTGCTTCAACTTGTGCTGAAGATGATATAAGAGTGGGTTTATTTGCTATATCTCCAAAGTCTGTAGATATATTTGCTATGTCTGTAGCTATAGATGCAGATACTGCATTAAATGATCCAGATATATCAGATGCAATTTCACCAGAGTTGTGTACTACTCCTGTGATGCCTGCTCCACCTCCACTAAATGATGCGGCTGATAAGCCGTTGTCTACTGTTAATGAATCTAATATAGCTTGTGAACCACTAACAATTATTTTCTTCCAACCCATGTCTTATTGTATTTTCTAATGATAATGTTAATCTTAACCTAATTTTTATAATATAATAGTAAGGGAGAGGTGGTTAAGTTCTCTCCCTCATTATTAATAATCTACTATACGTAGATAAAGATATCGTCTGAAGAATTTACCTTCATGTTACCTCTTTTGTGGTATTCAGTATCTGCAATGTCGTGGGCTGAGTTATCCTCATCTACTACTAAAGCAACATATGCTTCATTAGCGGCTGTCCCGTTAACTTTTGAATCTACTGATTGATTAACACCGAATCTTGAATCTGAATTATCAAATACAAAACCGTGTCCTACTCCGTTTCCTTCATCAATTATAATACCACCTTCATCTGGGTTGGCAGATCCTGAGTTCAATAAGATAAACTTATCTGTTACTGCAAGGTTAGTCGTATTAATGTATGTTAAGTCTCCACTAACAGATAAATTACCTGCTACTGTAGCATTTCCTGATAAAGTTAATCCAACGAATGTTGGAGAGTCAGTAGTTTGTAGACCTAAATCTACATCTGAGTTAACTCCGTTTAGTCCTGATCTCATTGTACCTTGTGAAGGTGCGCTGAAGTTAGAAGCTGAAACGATTCCGTTATCTAATGCAAAAGAAACTTTGTTTGCTGATACTGTTGATGCGATACCACTTCCACCTTCGAAAGTTAATGTCTCGCCTCCTGCTACTAAATCTGTAGTTCCTGAATCGGCTGCTACATTAAATGAAGTTGCAATAGTATTAGAAGATACACCTGTAATACGTCCTTGTGCATCAACTGTAATTCCTGGTACTACTGTTGTACTACCATATGTACCTGGTGTTACTGCTGTATTTGCTAATTTAGCTGCTGTTACTGCATCATCAGCAATTCTATCTGTAACTACTGCACCGTTTGCTATTGTAAGTGTTCCGGCTCCTGTAACTTCACCTGAGTGAGTTGCATTTGTTAATTTATCACTGTTAGCTGTTATAGCGCTTGCTTGACCTGAACTAATTCCTGTCTTAGCAGTGTTTGCTGTAATTTCTGCATTGATTGAGTTAGCTAATTTTGCTGCTGTTACTGCATCATCAGCAAGATGTCCTTCTACAATACCGCCAGCTTTTACTCTAACTGCTCCTGAACCGTCTGTTGCTGATAATTCAATACTTGAACCATCTACAGTTACTTCTAATTCGTCTGCATTAGCTGTGATACCGTCTCCGCCAATTACGTTAAGTGTTACGTCGCCTGATGATCCTCCACCAGTAAGTCCTGCTCCTGCTGCAACTCCCGTTACATCACCTGCTGGTACTGATAAGTCTAATGTTCCTGCTGCATCGTTATATGTCAAAGTAACAGAACCGTCCGCACTTCCTAACACCGAATTAACTTGATCATCAATAGCCTCATTTAAGCCTGTTACATTGCCTGCTGCTACTGAAGCTGCTGCAACGTTTGTTAATCCTGAACCGTTTCCTGTTGTTGTTAAGAAATTAGCATCATTCGCTAATTGGGCTAAACCACTCCCGGATACGACAATTTTTTTCCATTCTGCCATTTTGTTGTAATTATTTTATTGTTATTTGTTAGTAAAAATTTTATGCCTCATGGCACTGTTAATAAATAGGCTATTTAGTTTAATACTAAGAACCAAAATATAAGTTTTTATCAGAGTCAAAATACAATCCTCCGACTACTGGTGTTGGTGTAGTAGATTGAGATGTTAATAAAAGAACTCCGGTACTTGAAACCTTAAATAGTTCTTTAGATCCTGATGTAAGAGTGAAAGGATTTGTATTGCCTGTCATATTGATAGACATCGATCCTGTTACCTCTATATTTCTATTTGTTGAATGATATGATCCAGTTTGTGCAAATATACTGGATGCTCCAGCTAAAGTTGTAACTGCATTAATAAAATGTGATGAACCTGTGTTAACATTTACACCGTTACTGTCTAAAGTGATACCTGAACCTGCATTTACATCTAATGATACAGAACCTTGAGTTCCTCCTCCTGAAAGTCCATCTCCTGCAAATACTGCTGCAATATCTCCAGTTCCTGATATATTCTGTGGTTCCCATCTATTATTTGATTGACTCCAAGCTAATACATCTCCATCGTCTAATGAACCAGTATTTACATCTGATAAGTCTCCTAATGTTGATGCTCCTCCACTTCCTCCAAAGCCATTAAATACACTCCATGTTACTGAATCGGCAAAGGTACTAACATAATCTGCTAATGTAACAGATGCTTGATATGTAGCTGAAGATCCTTCAACCCAAACTATTTGTCCGTCTGTTGCCCTGTTTGCTGGTATGTTATTAAGATCTGAGGTGTCTCTTACTGTATAGAATGCACCTTTTAGATACTGTATATCCGCAAACGCAACACCCGAACTACTGGCTGCTGATGTTAACTCTAATTTTGAAGTATATACTGGCATATTCTATCTTTATATTATTATGTTGGTAGACTTCCGTTAGCTGCAACAAGTCTTATTTTAAAAGCTGTTGCTATTGCATTTTGTGACTTTCTACCAAATACAAACCATTCGTTATATCCTAAATGAGCAGTGTCAAGTACTATAGAATGTAATTCCCCTGTCTCTATTAAGAATCCTCCTCCATCTACATTCAAACAAGGGACTGCTCCTCCTGCTACACTGTTAAAGGTCTCTTGAATAGATGTCGGTAGGTTGCTCATATCTGATCCAGAAGGAAATAGAACTATTATCTGTCCAGTTGTAGCTGCAGAAATTAATCCTGCTGATGCTAATACTGTATCTAAGTTAGACCCACTAAGTGTTGCCTGTAATGTTGCTGATTGTGATCCTGCTAATGATATTGAACTGTCTCCTATCGCTCCTGCTTTAAATTTATAATAAGGTGATGCTGTATTTCCTGTATATGCTGTAACTTGTGGAGGAGTATCACCATTAAGAGTACTTGCTCCCATTACTGCATTATAATTACCTCCAAAACCAGCATCTGAACCATATGTGGAAGTATAAACATACACTTTACCGTAGTCAGCTGATTGAGCTATAACTACATTACCTGTATCTGTACCTGTTTTCCCGAAAGCATCAGTGGCTGTAGCTGTAAAGCTATAAGTTCCTGCTGCTAAAGCACTATTTGCATTTATATTGAATGATGTTCCATTACCATTATTAGATACTGCAGTAAATGATGAAGCATGTGTACCGGATAGTGCTAAAGTAATCGGATAATCTGCTTCTGTATCTGATATACTAACAGTTGCTGTTAATACTCCTGCTGTTATGCTATCTGTTTCTAAAGAACCTTGTTCTGATATAGTAACTGATGGGTTATTATTTGTTGCTACATTAATAGTTATGTTTGAACTACCGTGATTGTTGTATTGGTCTTGGTACTGTATAGTACTTGTTATAGTATCTCCTGATCCAGTAGTAGAACCGCTAATATTAAGGTTAAGACTTAAATTACCGCTACTATTAACTGCTATTGCATCATTAGAAGAAGTAAAAGCTTGTACTACTTGTGATCCATAGTTTGGACTATAATTAACTCCGACATCTCCCTGTGTTCCTGTTCTTCCATTGGTATTGGTTCTAATAATGTCACCAGTTCCTGCTGATTCTATTATATAGTATGTACCGTTATTAGTTAATGTACCAGTTTGTGCTTGTGCAATTGTAAATGCATGACTAGATGTCCTAGTTTCAAAGCCATGTTCGTCGGCAATTGATGCTGTTACTGAATATACACCGGCTGTTAGAGGAGAAGTAGCTCTTATCAACCTAGAAGTACCAGATACAACTGATTCTAAGCTATCTCCATTAAATGATGCTGAATAAGAAGTGTAGTCTATTGTATTTCCTTCTGAGTCATTAAATGCTAATGCTACTAGGTTGTTTCCAGCGATTGCCTTGTTAGTATTTAAGTTAGCATTAGTATTAGTAAATGTTATAGTAGGAGCTGTATTATCTGTTACGTTTAATGTAAAGTTCTGTGTTGAAGGTGTATTAAAAGCATTAGTTGCTGTTACTGTTCCGTTAATCTGTGTTCCTCCTACTTCAGATGATCCTGATACATTATAATTAACTGTTAGATAGCCTGAGCTATTAATTGCTAACTTACTGTTCGGTGTGACACCCCATGTTACTGATTGATTAGCTGTAAATTGTGATGTAGTACCGGAGTATCCATTTGAATTATCGTATAATGATGATCCATTAGTAGCTGATTCAATTACATATAAAGAAGTCTCTCCACTAATAGTAGGAGCACCATCATCAGATATCGGGATTGTTATTATACCTGTATCTGTACCGTTGTTATATGCATCAGTAACAGTAACTCGGTACTTATAGCTATTAACTATATCGGAGTTAAGGAAAACTGCTGCTTTTCTTGTTACTACTCCGGTTGATGATATGTCAAAAGCATTTTCTGTTGGATCAGAGACACTAGTCCCAGTGTATGTACCTAACGAGATTGCTGATGAATCTAATTCTATACCAATTAATGTAACTGTTTTAAATACTATGGTATCTCCTTCTGGGTCAGTTGCTGTTATTGTTCCTGCAGCTGCATTACCTGCACTATTCTCACTTAATCCAGTAACTGTTTGAGCATTGACAGTTGGCTGTGTATTATCTGTTACGTTAATAGTGATAGGAATCTGTACAAATGAATTGTTGTCATCTCCATCACTAAAATGTTGATCAGATGCTGTAATGCTTAGTGTATGTGTTGTTTTTGTTTCATAATCTAATGAACCAGTTACCTGATTGATAGTTACGTAGGTTGGTGACTTAACTATACTAAATAAATCACCTGAATCTGATCCTGATGTGATTGTTATAGTGTCAGTTTCAGTATCTGTAAAATATATCTTTGTTATCTCTCCTGCTGCTGCGTTTTCATTTCTAGATGTAGTGAAAGAGCTTATTACATTACCTCCAACGCTTGTTTCTCTAAATTGTGGTGCTGCATTTGCAGTTACTGTTACATATATAGTCTTTAATGTGAAAGCTCCTATAGTATCTGTTGCTCTTACGATTACAGGGTGTGCTAATGTATCATCTCCTCTATTAGCTGTATTAAATGCTGCTACTGTAGGTAATACTGCTAGTTTTAGTACTCCACTTACAATATTTACATAGCCATCTGTATAAGAACTATCTATTGTGAATGTAATTGCTTGAGATTCAGCATCTGTACCAGCTAATGTAACTAAACTTGTTCCAATTGGTTCATACTCTGCTACTACTTGGTTACCTGTAGAGATAGTAGGTGCTGTATTGGGATAAAAGACTGCTTCTAAGAAATCTTCTATTGTATTTGCTGTTCCAGGGTTATATGAGTTAAATAAAGGGTGTTCTGTGTTAGATACTACTCTATTACCATCAAATTGGTTATTAAAAGCTGATTGTTGAGTTCCATCTTTGTTCATAAACTTAATAGACCCTGAGCTGATATATAAATGTTGCCAAGGTTTAACAGATGTACCTAAATCATTAGTAGATGAACCTGGTATTATGCTTCCGGTAACTATTTGGTTACCTATAAAGGTATTAGACCCTGTACTAGCGAAAGAACCGGTTTTATTATTTAATCCTGTTATATCACTATGACTTCCTACAGCATATGAAGATGTAGCCTGTAAAAGACCTAGTACTGAGGCTTCTATTGAGCCTGTAAATGTGTTTAAGCCTGTTACATCTGCTTGAACTGATGCTGTTATGTATCCTAATGCTTCTACTTGTAAAGAAGAGGATAATATACCTGCATTTAGTGAATTTAAGTAAGACCCTGTAGATGCTTTAAGAGCATTAACTTCATTTTGTAAGGAACCAGTGCTTAAAGTCAAATTATCGACTTTAGATTGAATAGAACCTGTAAATAGGTTAATACTTGTTATATCACTATGACTTCCTACAGCATATGATGAAGTAGCACTTAATAGCCCTTGAACTGTAGCTTCTATTGAGCTTGTAAAGGTATTAAGACCGGTAACATCAGATTGAACTGAAGAAGTGATGTATCCTAGTGTTTCTATTTGTAAAGATGATGATATAGTACCTTCTGGTATCTCTGTATGTGCAGAAGATAGAAATCCTAATGAGGATATCTGAGCTGATGAAGATATAATGCTATTAGGTAAAGAACTAAGGAATGAACCCGTTACAGCCTTAATAGAATTTACTTCTGTCTGTATAGATGATGTAAAAGTGTTTAGTCCTGCTACATCTGAACTTACTGATGCTGTTATGTATCCTAAAGCTGTTATTTGTGCTGATGAAGACAGTATACCTGCATTAATACCGGTAAGGTATGATCCAGAAGCTGATGTTAGGTTATCTACCTTAATTTCTATTGACCCAGTAAAGGTATTAAGCCCTTCTACGTCAGTAGATGCTGAAGATGTTACAAACCCTAGTGATTCAATCTGTAATGACGATGATACTGTACCAGAGTTAACTGTTCCAAAGCCTAATGCTGTAATTTGAGCAGAAGAAGAAACTATACCCGGTGGTTTGCTTGTAATCTCTTGATAAGTTGATCCTGTAATATATAATAAAGATTCTATTTGTGCAGAAGAGCTTATAATAGAAGATGGTATGTTACTTAGTTGGTTAAAACTTGCTATTCCTGAAGAGGTAACAAATCCTAAAGAAGCAATCTGTTGTGACCCGGATATTACATCTCTTTTAAATCCTAAGTTAAGTAATTGTTGTGAACCGGATAAGGCATTCTTTATGAACCCTAATCCTTCTACTTGAATAGATGATGATACTATGTTACTAGCATCTACTCTACTAAAGTATGATGAAGTTAACTGTTCTAATGCTTCTACCTTAGTTTCTAGTGTTCCGGAAACAATTTCTATTGCTGCTAAACGCTTATCTACTGATCCAGTATAGGTATTTATTGAGCTTGAGTGTAAGTTTAAAGGGAGTAACGAAGATCCAGTAGCACTTCCAGCTTCTAATGAAGCTATACGGTTAATTACATCAGATCCATTAAAAGTAAGTGAGGACCCTGTAATGTTCAACGAACCTGTTAAGTTCAAGGCATTCATCCCTGGTCTTAACTCGGTTTGCATCACGTTGTCTTTTCTAAAGACGAGTGATCCTGATATTTCTCCTATGAACTTTGACATTAAAGCTTTGCTATTTTATAATATTAAGAAAACCGTCGTAGTTGCCCACTTTAGTATAAATAGTCACCTGATTAAAGGCTAGACTCATTTTCTGAAGTAAATTTGACCTCTGACTTGCTATATACTTTACGATTGTTATGCATATGTGCATTGATAGCATCTGATATTATATGTCCTAGTAATGTAATGTTAAATTCTGTCTTAATCATCCTATCGCTACCTTGTACTATTTCTGCTGAAGTAGAGTAGGTGTCTATCTGTGCTCTAAATCTATATTTATCTGGATCTCCCCAATAAGAGTCAGATGCAAAGTTTATTCCTTCGACAATTTTATTATTTTGTTCAACATAGTCGGTGTATATTATACAAGAGTATATTATATTAACATAATCTGGTATAGCTACTGCATAATACTCTTCTTGAGGTTTCCTATTGTTTAATATCCCAAAATTATCGTAAATATTGGTTTTAGAATAGGAAGTTTTAAACACTCCCATATTGTTTGGTCCGTTAGCATCTAATTTGTTTCCTAAGTTTCTGTTTTTTGAGATACTATCTCTTCTAAACACTATTAAAGGTGCTTGCATCTTACCGTTCTTATCTCGGTAATACCCGTCTTTTTGCATTGCTGCCCATCGTTCAGGAGAACCATATACAAGAGGTACCTTTATAGGTTTGCCGTTCTGTGTTACAGTTGGTTGCAGTACTTCATTAAAGTAATAGTAAATTGCTTCATCAATATCTTTTATACCTACGCTGAAGTTTTTAACTGTATCGTTATCCCTTCTTATTTGCATAGCGCGATCTTTGCTTTTATCAATTGAAGCTCCTGTAAGGGCTGCAGATAATTGCTCTTGACTTTTCGGTATAGGTTTCTTTCCAGCCATATTATTCTCTATTTACTGCTTCTGTTATTCCTGCTCTGTCTGCTCTTGTTAAATGAGCATCAACTATAATCGACATAGATGAACCGAATCCAGATGTACTGCTAGTAAGATTGTATGTATTATCTCTTCCTAGAAATAAGGTATTCTCTCTAACTGTATCAACTTCATAAAAATCATTATGCCATTGTACTATATCTCCTACCTCTGGAGGTAGTTCTGAGTCTATTAAGTCTTGTTTGATGAATGCAAAAGATGCTTCTCTTCCTAAATCAGGACCAAATTCTTTTATATCTATTACTTGATCTCCTCTAGTAATTAAACAGGCTATTTTAACTGCGTTCCAATAAGATTTCTGTAATGATTCTCCATATAGGTTCATACTAGAATCTTCTATACTCAATTTATGGTATAAAACTTCTTGCTCTACAATATCATGTAGCAGTTCCCTATTGATGTTAACCAATAAGTCAAAATCTCTGTTCGATCCAAATAGCATTTATTTCTCTTCTATTGTTTCTGTTCCTATTTCCATACTAACTATATTACTGTATTTAGTCATGGCATTTTTTTTAAAAGCTTCATATGCTTCAGTTCCTTCTTTTTGACTTATAAGTTTTACTTTATATGTAGCAACTAATGATTCTTGGTCTTGACTTGCTAATGTAACTGTTGTTACACCAGGTAATGCTCTAATAGCATCATCATATTTGCTAGGACCTTCATCACCAAAGGTAACTTTGATCATTGCTTCGAATGTTCTGAATGTAATTTCAGATATAATTTGTGATAGTTTCATTAACCTACGTATATTACCATTGGTACAGACTTTAAAATGTTCTCTACATCTTCAGATTCTTTAGCCTGTGCTTCTAATTGTTTACTTCTAGATGTCATATCTAATAGCTCTCTTAAACTTAATAATAAAGCTCCTTTTTCACTTCTTGCATCTGCAAGCAGGTCAGCTTGGTTAAGAGTTGCTTCTGATCCCGGTACTGGTACTGTTGCATACTTCCCTCTGATATATCCTAATAGTTCTTTTGCTAATGCTAAAGTATATTGGAAAATCCACTGTCTACCAACACTATTAGTTTGTTTGTACTGTATATTTTCATAAGGTACTTCAGAAACATTTGTAATTACTGAATTGTTAGAGTTAAAGTTAGTTGATGCTTTGTCTTCCATCTTATAATACTCAAAATGTAAACTTCCTGATGCAGTAGGTATTGGGAATAACTTTAATTTATTATTTGTCATTTCAAACGAAAAAGCGGACTTTCTAATTTGATCATTAAATTCAATTGCTTGTGTCTTTAGTACATCATAAGATGTTGGCATTAATAAAAAGTTAACTCCAGGACTAAATTTTCCAAAGTCAAATGCTCCCATTAAAGACTGTACACCTGTACCTGTTCCAGCATAAGGGTCAAAATACCTTTGTATCGCTGGTGCAGCTTCATAAAAGATTTTTCTTACTTCAATCTTTCCTGTAATGTTATTTTCTGCTGACCATGCATCAAAATCATAATTTTGTACATTTCTATTGATCGTTATTGAACCAGTATGTTTAGTTACGTTTCCACCTACTCCAGCTTCTGTTCCGTAGTGTTGAGATATTTGTATAATTCTACTTATGGTTGGATCAATTACTTGGTTGTTCAAAGAACCTCTACTACCAGTAGAAGAGCCTTCTAAACCTAAATAATTCTCTCTTATATTGTATTGAAATACTTCATTACCATATGTAGTTATAGCTTCTTCAAAACATGCATAAAAAGAGTTGTTATTCAATTCTACATCCATTAGAGGGTACCCTAATCTGGTAGCACAGAATTTAGCAACTTTATCAGCATCTTGTTGAAAAGAGCTGTCAGCATCGTAAAACCCGAATGGAGTATTACCTGGTGCAAAGGTAGAACTTCCGTTCCATATAGTTACATTTGCCATATATTAGTTTTCTAATAAATAGGGACTAATCTCTGAAGGTTTGGTATACTTTCAAGATAGGTGCCACTATATCGTGTCTATGATTGGTTTCTAATGAAGCTGTTTGAAAACCTTCTACGTTCTCTTCAATTCTAGATAGAAAAGAAAATCCAGTTTCTCTTTTGTCTTTTAAGTCTATTTGAGCCATATCTCCACATATTACCATTTTAGAATTTTTCCCTAATCTTCCGATTACGGTTTCCATTTGAGTATGTGTTACGTTCTGAGCTTCGTCAACTATTACAAATGCATTTACAAAAGTCCTTCCTCTTAGAAAAGCAAAAGGAACTATTTCTATAATTTCGTCGTCTATTAATTTTGTTACTTTTTCTTTGCTGTAAAGCATGTGTAAGTTATGATAGATAGGCGCTAACCAAGGGTCCATTTTTTCTCTTATATCTCCTGGTAAAAAGCCTATATCTTCTTTAGACACAGTAGGTCTTGTTATAATAACCTTATCTACTTGTTTGGTAAATAACATATCTAAAGCTACTTGAGTTGCTATTAATGTCTTACCAGATCCTGCCATTCCTTTAATGACTGTTATTGGAGCAGTAAGAATTTTAGCTTTAGCTTCTTTTTGTTCTTCGTTTAATTGTACTTTAAATTTAATTGGGTTCTTAGGCCTCTTCTTTACTGAAAATACCTCATCGGTATGGTGTCTTTGTGGCATGTTTATAACTTTATTTGATTTATAACTATAAATAGGACATAAAAAAAGAGGCCCGAAGGCCTCTCTTAATAATTTAGTCAAGATATAGACTATACTAACTCTAAGTCAGAAATAAAGATCTTACCATAAAATTCTGGTCTGATCATTTTCTTAGCATAACGAGTCATTAAACCTTTTCTTGGAGTGAAGGTTTCTGGATCGTATACCATTGGAGTCATCATTAATGGTACATAAGGAGCATATACTGCACCAGCTTCTAAGAACTGTCCACCTCTGTAACCTAACAACATAATGTTCTCAGTCATATAAGGATTCTTGTAAACTTGGAAACGGTTAGCTAAGCTACCAATTTTCTGTACACCCATTGCAAATTTCTCTTGGTTACCGTCAGTTTGTGCAGCATATCCTGGAATTGATTCTAAGATTGTTGCTACTGAAGGAGAACATACTACGAAGTTTGCACCACCTCTTAAGGTCTTTTGGTGAATCTTGTTAGATACTTTCTGTACTTTAGTTCCTAATGTTTGGAACCATTGTCCTTGAGTATTGTAAAAATCTGAAGTTGCTGAAGACCAAGCACCGCCTTTAAAGACTTTGTTGTTCTCTGCAGACCATTTTTCAGTTGTTGTAGCGCCTTTGATCAACATATCTAAGATTTCTAAATCAATCTCCATAGAGATGTATTCAGATAACAAAGAAGTTAATTCAGCTTCTGCATCAATTGAATGGTATGCGTTAAGATCTTGAGCAAATTCTGGAGTCCATTGTGCTTTTAACTTTCTAGTCTTAGCAACAATTGCCTCAGATTGTAATTGAACATCGATTTCTGGAATAGAAATAGAAGTATCAACTGCTACACCACCGTCAGCTTCAAAATCGCCTCTTGTGTTATCTGTTGGTTGTTTGTGATAAGTTACTTGAACGTTATCTGCATCAGTAATATCTCCTGCTCCTACTGTTTGTACGAATACTAAGTTAGATCCTGAGATTTTAGTGAATTGCTTGTTGATTGCTACTGAACCAGAAGTTAATCCGAATGCACGAACTCCTTCTACGTCATAGTTAGGAATAGAAGATAAAGCGATAGATACAGTTTCGTATTCAGCTAATGTAATACCAGCATCGAATCCTACATCTTTAAGCTTTGCAGCTCCTACTGCAGCTGCTGCTACAGTTCCAGATACACCGTTGATAGTGTAACCAAATTGACCTGCTCCGTATAATCCTCCTGAAGGATCTACATCAACACCCATTTTGTTAGCACCGTCAGTAACGTTACCGTACATATTTTCTCCATCAGCACGTCCGTTAGCGGCAGTACCATATTTGAAATCTAGATAAAATACTAGACCTGAAGGTAAAGACATTGGTTGTACAGATACGAAATCCTGTGCACTAATTTGAGCAAATACTTTTCTTACCAAAGGTAATGCAACACCAGCCCATTGTTCTCCTGCGCCTGCTGTAAAGCCTGCTGAAGTACCAGATGCACCTGTGTTATTTGCTTCTGCTACGATTTGTTTAGCTTGGTTCTCTAAAATCATAGCCATGTTTGTAGCTACTCTTTCATCAGTGATCCCTTCTAACAAACCTGAAGCACTCCACTTCTCAGCTAATTTTGCTGAGTCTGCTTGTAAGCTTTTAAAGCTGTTTGAGCTTTCTAAAAGATTGTTAATTTCCATAATTGAAATTTTAATTTAAGTTTATATTTAATGTTATTTAATAATACCTGCTAATTTCTGCATTCTTAATACTGCTTCTGATACTTGTCCTATTACTGGAGGATTACTTGCTGTAGTTCCTGTAGCTCTAGAAGCCATACCTCTATGTTCTTTAAGATTGGTTTTAGCTGGTGCGACAATATTGTCTGATACTGTTTCGAAAACTAATTTTACTTCTTTAACTGTTTCAGCTTTATCGAATGCAGCGATTATGCTTACTTTCTGGCTTTCAGTTAATGAATTAGCTTTGAAAATTTTATTAACGTATAATAGTTTAGAGTTAAGAATGTTAACTTCGTTTAGTTCATGTCTTAAAGTCTCTACTGTTACAAGAGCTTCTTTAAGGTCTGCACTATTCTGTTTAGCTTCCTTCAAAGTATCATTAACGTTTTTCTCTTTAGTATCTGATTCTGCTGATACTTCGTTTTCTGTACTTTCTTCTACTGGCTTATCGTCTTTATCTGCTTCTTCACCTTCGGTAGTTAAACCTTCTAGTTCTGCAAGTAATTCGTCTAAGTCAATTTCTTCTTCACCTTCTCCGTCTTCTGGAGCCATTTCTGGTTCAGCTCCCATTTCTGGTTCTGCTTCCATTCCTGCATCCATATCAGCTCCTAATTCATCTTCTCCTTCTAGACCTGCTTCAGCTCCCATTTCGGTTGCTATTACATCTCTAATAAGATCTTTAAATTGATCGACTGATAATTTAGATAAGTCTTCATCTCCGTCTATTTCGTCAGCAGCTTCTTCTGCTTCATCCTCCATAGGTGCGATTTCTTCTTCTCCGTCTAATTCTTCTTCTTCTGGAGCATCCTCATCGGATACTTCAGTATCTGCATCTTCCTCTTTTACTACTTCGTCTTTAGCCTCATAGTTACCTTCTTCTACCTCATCAGATTCAGTTACTGCTTCTTCTGTGGAAGAGTCTTCCATCTCTTGAAGTTTTGCAGCTAACATATCTTTTAAATGAGGAGTCAAAGACTCTTCTAGGGCTTCTTTCGCGTTAGCAATAGCAGCGGAACGTACAGATTTTGCTTCAGCAATTGCTTGCTTGAATAAATCTTTGTTTGCCATTTTAATAAATGTTTGTTGTGGGTTTCTACGATTATTATAAATCGTAATAGAAAATTATAAATTGTTGGAATCAGTATAGAGACTGATTATTATGTATATAAATATATACTTTTTACGAAAACAAGAAAACCACCTGTAAAAGATGGTTAACTTTCCTGCCCGTCGGTAGCGTCCGAGGAATTACCTTATCCTAATAGCCCGATGTCTGATAAGACGTCTCTTACTAGGGTATGTACTTCTTTTCCTTTAACTAGAGATTTTACTGAAGCGAATGCTGTTTGTCCCCATGCTGATTTTCTGATTGAAGCGATTACATCGCCTCCGTATTGACCTGCTAAGAAGAATATAAATAAAGCATATAGTCCTTTAGTAACTGGGTCAATGTATTTTTTAGTTGGTCCTATCATTACTACTGATAGTACTCTTTTAATTGGTGACATAAAAGCTGCTTCGTTCTTATGCGTCCAATCATAAATTTTTGTTGCTATATCATCTGTTTTCTGCCATCCTTGTTTCTTAGCTATCTTTTTAGCCATAGAAGAAAGCATATTAGCTATTGTATTGGATAATAGTACGTAACTAAGTATTCCTAATACTCCAACTACTTCGTTAGCTTGATCATCTTGCTTAACCTCTTTACCTTCTAATTCTTTAGCCATTGCTGCAGCTAAAGCAGAAAAGTTTTCACCTTCATCTAACTCATAATTATCGTAATCATCTTCTTCTCTTCTATATGCTTCATAATCTGATTCGTCAGTATCTTTTGCAGCGTCTAATAAGTTACCAAGTTCTACATCATCTTCCATATCCGGATTAAGTAGGGTAACAGAGTTTGGTAAGTCATCTCCTCTACCTATGTGTAGTTCATAATCTATTCCTTTTTCGTAATTCGCTTTTAAATAGTTCTCTACATTACCTATGTCTTGTAGATCATAGCCAAAAGTAAATAAACTATCATCATCGTAATTCTCTAAGATTATTTTGGATAATTTCATTATGCTCTCAATATATCGTTAATTATTAAATTTAAGTTACTGTATTTAGCAGGTCTTAATTTACTTTCTGATAATGCAACTGGGTTCATAAATGCTCCATGTGTAGAAGGATTAGATACGAAATCCCAACAAACTAATTCAAAATCGTTTTGTACTTCTAAAGTACCTTCGTTTGTCTGCTGTACTGATCCTGTTCCTCTAGAGGATATCCCTATAGTATGACCAGCCTTAATTATTTCTTTTACTATATTTCCTGATGGAGTATTAAGTAGTTCTACTCTTCCCATCAAATCATCTCCATCCCACCATAAGTCTTTGACTATGTGAGAAGCATTCTTTAATGACACTACAGGAGATTCTGGATGATCTAATTCACCAAAAGCATTCCCGTTTTTAACAAATTCTTCTGTGTATTTCTTAGATTCTCTTTCTAAAATTGGCTTAGCATATACTCTACCATTCTGGTTCTGTGCTTTTGCTCTTTGCATAACTCCTTCTACTTCAAAAACTCCAGGTCTCCCTTTCGCTTCTTTAAGTACGGACTTAAACGGTGTTACATCTACTAGTAATTGTGCCATGTTTTATTTTCTTTTAGTGTACTTAGTCTTTCTTTCATTGATGTTAGGTGAAAAAACACTTTGTTTAGGAGTTTCATACATTTCTTCTTCTCCTAATGGTTTTGTACCGTTATTATTAGCATCAATTTCTGCTTTAGATATTGTACGTACTTTAGGTAAGTCCACATTCTTAGTAAGCCCTTGTTTTACTACTGGAGCTAGATCTTTTCTAAATGCTGCTTCTAATGATGGTGCGATAAATGCTCCAATCTTTAATCCCTCTTCGTTTCTAAATTCTGCTGTCTTAGCAAATGCTCCTTGGATCTTTCCTCTCATCTTATCATAGAAAGATTCTATCTCTGTTACAAGATTTTCCAGTTCATTCACTACTGGTTTAATACCTTCAAAGCCTTCATAAGATTCTCCCCATTCTGCTAATTTAGCAGTAGCAGCTTCATTGATAGTAGCTTCTTTAAGCATATTAACGATCATGCCTTTAACATTCTCTTTTAATGCTTTTTTAATTGCTATGTCTTTTGCAGCCATATAATCGTCTCCGTCTATATCTCCATCGTTATCATGATCTGTGCCTTTCTCTTCTTGTAAGGAAGCTTCAAGTTTTTGATCTATATAAGCTATAACGTCTGATTTAGCATGAGGTATCATTCCTGGCTCTGTCATTGGACCAGCTTTCCATTCTCCAAACTCAGAAACTACTAAGTCTACTGCTTTATCAAATTGAGGACCCATAGACTCTACATACCCGCCAGTTTCATAATCATTTTCTGTGACTATTTTACCGCCTTGTATTTTTTTTCTACGAGCTTCATATAATCCCTCTACTCTTTTTTCTCTCTTAACGTATCCTTCTTCTGCTTCTCTTATTGGAAATACTCCTTCAGCAATGTTAGTTAGTGTTTTACTAATAGCTGCTCTGAATTTCTTAAGACAATCTAATGCTTCTTCTCTATCTCCTTCTTCTACTGAATCTATTACGTATGATAAGTGCATTCCTTCACTATGGTAGTTTACATCTTCGAAAGAATCAAAGATAGCTTGCATAGTCTTTAATGGAGTATTAATTCTAACTTTAAGGCCTGTTTTAAGCATTCCTTCATAGTCAAAATCAACTGAGAATTTATCTCCTATTTTATAAGGTTTAATTTGTTCGTCTTTACCGTAAGATTTAACATCATCCATAAATTCGTCTGACATTGCTTCTTCTACTTCGTTTTCTTGCATGTCTGCTCCAGATTCATAGTTGACAGATATAAATTCTTCAAATTCATTTTGGATTTCTTCATCCGAAGCTCCTCTAATATCTTGTCTGTGTGTTTTTACAAAATCATATATCACTTGGTCATCATACCCTTTAAATAAGTGCCCAATTTCTTTTGCTCTGTGTGCACATTGCTCTGCTTCAAATTCATCATCATCGGGTGCGTACATAGCGTCTTGTTCTGAAAGGTGTTTAGCTTTTGCTGCTTCAATATCTCCTTTATAGAGTTGTTTAACAATCTTACGTCCTAATTCTTCTAATTGGTCTAAGCTTAAAGAGTGTTCTTTGTTAAATCCTGCCAAGTATGCTGCTCCAATGTCTCCGTAAACTGCTGGATCTACTGCTTCTTCTGAGCCTTCATCCTTTCTAGGATCATCGTGCCATCCTGTAGCATTATCCATATCATTTTTAGCATCTTCTTCTGCATCTTCTGTATAAACACCTTCTTTTAGTGTTGCATTCTTTAAACCGTTAAATCCATCTACTTGCTTCTCTCCTCTTTTAACTTCAACTGCTTTATCGTGCTTGTCTACATTATTATCTTCTCCTGCTACTATATTAAGGTAGTGAAGCTGATCTTTCATTAAGTTAGATATAACAATCTTCTTAGCTGCTAAGTAATCTTCCTTATTAACGTTTGTAGTTGGATCAATTCCTTTAGCTTCTAATTCCATATCAATACCTCTTTCGACTATATTAATATTAAAGTTAGCTTCTAACTGTTCAATTGATTTAGCTGGAGCTTTTATAGCCTCGTAAATCATTCCTTTGTTTTTAAGAATTTGTACAGTATCTGGATATGCATTTACATTAGTAATGAATTGTGGAAATTCACTTCTCATCTGTTGAACAAATACTTGTTTGCTCAAAGTGCCCTCTAGGACTGCATTATATTTTTCGGTTGCTGTTCTCATTGACTATATTTCTTTATATCCTTGTTTTTTTAATATCTTTTTTGCCTTAGTAGCTTTACCTAGAAAATTAGGAGTAGCGAACTGTTCTCCTGTACCAGGTGTAAACGTAGCTGTACCTCCTGTTACATTAGCCTCTTTCATTACCTCTTTAACTAATCTTGTAAGGTCTGATCTTTTCATAAGCTTCTTAACTCGTTAACTAAATCGTAATACTGCATAAGATTAACTAAATGAGTATCTTTTACAGTTTCTTTTTTATTAAGTGTAACTATACTCTTTGATACTTCTGCTAATTTTATTTTTACTACTTCGTCTTTAACGTTCTTAGATAAAGTATTTACTATTTTAGAAATTTTTGTAAGCTCTTCATTAACTACGTTTCTCAATCTTGCTGTTGAGTTTACAGACGTAATAAATTCCCTAAGGATATTTTTTTGTTCTGGAAGTAGGTCTTTATAGTTATCGTTGAATTTCTCTAATAGTATTTTAAATGTAAGTAGTTTTAGATCTTTATCGTATCCTGAGTATTCTTCTATAAGTGAATCTTTTACTTTGTTCTTATCTTGAGAATTATCAGTAAGGTGTTCTAATATAGTCATCTTATTGTCTACTAAAGACTTAGGGTCTAATACCTTAGTTGAATTGTAAGACTCAAACAAACAATATAAAGCAGCTAATGGTTTATAGTTTCTAACTTGTATGCTAAAGAACTCTTCTACATCGTAGCTTTCTTTAATAGTAGAAATAAGGTCATACTTTTGTTTCTTTAAACTAGCTTGAGATATTTTTCTAGCTACTTCTGAAATAGAAGTAAGAATTGTCTCTGCTCTTTTTTGATTAATACCTTTAGAATTGATTACAAATTCGTAAAGTTTAAACTCAGCAGCTAATGATGTTTTCCCGGTAAAGTACTTCTTTATAATAGATACGGCTGGTGAATCCTTCTTTGACAAAGTATCCGCAGCAATCTGCTTAACTAATAATTCGAATATTAGTCCGGTATTTTTATACTTAGAGTGTTTTATCTTCATTCTATACGTTTACTATTATAAATATGGGCTACTTACCTAAATCTTTTATGTTTTCCTCCTTTAACAAGTCTCCATCGGTTGAATCGCTGTTTTTAGTAAATACAATGTGCTTTAACATATCTTCATTCCTGAGATACTCAAGCTTAGCTTTGGAAGTCCTTACCTCACTTACATTTTCATTATCGCTTGGAAATCCACCATGCATTCCGTGGCTACCTAGTGGGTCTCTGCCGCCCATTGCTTTAGTAGTACCATATACAGAAGACTTTTCTTTAGGTCTGCCACCTTCAGGTCCAGGTTGTCCCCAGTCTGATATAGGTTCATCGTCTTTAACTTCAGCATATCCTGCTGGTAGCTCATCTTGACCTCCTCCTTTTGGAGTAGATACTGATCGTCTACCGTACATAGAGGCTAAATCATGTGGTGTACCGTAAGTCATACCGGATTTAGCTGGATCGTTACCTTCGGCTTCGATTTGTGCTCTTCTAAATCCTCTTTTAGTATCCTCAAGTACTAGATCTCTCATTTCCATATAAGCATCTTCTGATAAATCGAATATATTTTCGTAAATATAGTCTGAGGAGAATAGTTTAGTTTCTTGCATTTGTGATGCTAGATCTATCTTCTCTTTTAATAATGCTACTTTCTCTTGTTCAAATATAATAGAAGGAGTAGTTAACTTAAGTTCAAAGTTAGTTAAACTTTCTCCTGTAAATCCTTGTGTATATAAATGTACTAGTGCAATTTTAGTTAATTCAGATTCTAATATCTTTTGAATTCTTTCAACTGTTCTTGCAAATCTTATATCTTCTGCTGCTAAAGTTGCTTTACCGCTCAAGTCTCCTTCATATCCGAAGTATGCTTTAGGTATTTTTAATGCTGCAAATAACTTAGCTTGTAAGTACTGTACATCGTTAGTACCGTCGTATTCTAAACCTTTAGTAGTTTCTATTCTAGTTGATGTATCACCCCCTCTTACTGGTAGGTAATAATCTTCCATCATATTCTGCATATTAAACTTCAAGTTATATTGACCTGTTTGAGGATCAACATAAGGAGTTTTTTTCATAGTATTAACAGTCTTTTGCATAAACTGCTCTACTTCATTAGGAGGTATAGATCCAACATTAACATAGAACATTCTCTTTTCAGGTGCTCTCATTATACGATGTATTAACATCGCATCTTCCATTAATGTTGTTTGTTTAAATATCTTACGAGCTGGCTCTAGATAAGATCTTCCGTACGGTAAATAGTGAGTATCTGATATTAATCTAAAATGAGCCATTTCGTAATTCTCTAAAGTAATAGCAGAACTTTTCTGGTTAGGGAGGTAGGAAGTATCAGATGATGCTCCTATACCGTCAGGATTTAGTTCAAATATTACTTTACTAGGATTTTCAGGATCTAGTCCTTCTTTTCTAGCTATATGGTAAACTGTATACGGAAGTACATTATACACTCCAAATTTCTCTGCTATTTCTAACTTTAAAAAGAAATCTCCATATTTACACATATTACGTGCCCAAGACCATAAGTTAAACTCAATGTTCATTACATCGTAGAATAAGTTATAAAGTACTCTCTGTATGTTTTCGTCTGAGGATTTAATCCCGAGTATTTCTCCGAAGTCGTTTTTTACTGTTGCTTCATCAGCTATAATATCTAATGCTGAAGCTATAATAGGATCGCTGTCCATTGCTTCATAATCTGCATATAGTTGAATACGTAAGGTCTGGTAGTTTAGATTAGCACTAAACATATTAGACTTATTGTACTGATATAATCTAGTAAATCTGTCAAGTAGAGAATTAGTCTCAAACTTACCAGTTTGTTGTATTTTGTTTATATCGGTAACTTTTAATTCTTTTCCCCCAACATTACGTATTACTACGTCTGTTGCAAAGAGCCTTGTTAACCTACCGAAAAGAGTTTTATCAGCCATCTAGTGTTCGTTTTTTATAAATAGTATTAGTTTAGTAACCAGGATATATCTTCTTCAGTATGTCCATTATTAACAATATACGGATTATTTTGCATATTACCAACATTTTTTAGTATTGCTGGGTTTTTAGAGTTTAGGTTATGAAAAGAGGATAACTGTGCTCTGGCTAAGTCCATACCCTGCTGTCTCATTCTTAATGCCGTATCTCTAACATATAGTGCAGTTGCACATGCTATAAGTAAATCATCGTTGTAGTTCACCTGTGCTTGAGGTTTACCGTTCTTCCATACGAATACTCTCATTTCAGCTACGAGTCTCTTAGACTGTATAGTAACTGCCTTCTCCCTAACGTATTCGATCATCTTAGCAATAACTAATGGTCTAGTTCTTACCGACATAGTGAATCCAGGTACAAGTTTATCTCTTTCGTACTTAGACATATAAGATTCTACTGTCTCCATATTGCCTGTAGAACTGTAATATAGGTTCTTATACTCTCTCTCCATCACTTGTTCGATGGTTGCCCAACCTATGTTAGCATTTTCTACAACTAACAGAGCGTCGTTATATTCTGAGGCAATCCCTACTAGTACGTTACCGTAGTCTTTAGGTGAAAGTTTACCTTTGTATTCTGCTACTTGAGTACAAGTTTCTATATCAAATACATGAAATGCAGAGTAATCTGCAGAGTCTCCTCTAGCAACATCCGCTACTACCATATATGATTTATTATAGTCAACTCCTTCCCATACCCATAAGTTACCGTCAACTCCTCTTCTTTCCATAGGGTCTTTGATATAACTCTGTTCTATGAACATCATGTCGTCTGGTTCAAATACTGTATCTCCGGAAGCTAAGAAATCACAGTCACATTCCTGTCCTGCCATTCTAGGTCCTAAATCAGCATCTTGTTGATCTCTCCATTTCTGATCTCTTTCAGGATGTACTGTCCAAGGTAGTCTTACAGCTACGAAAGAATTCTCTGCTGTTTCTGCTTTTTCCCATGTCTGGTGAAACCAGTTACCAATTCCGTTAGGGGTTGATAATGACATACACTGTCCACCTGTAGCTAATGTTTGTTGTGCTGCTGCGAATGTTTCGTCAATATTATCTATAAATGCTGCTTCATCAATTAACAGTAACGATACTGCTTCAGAACGAGCTGCATCTGCATTAGATGATTTAGCTGTAATTTTAGACCCATTAGATAATCTTAGTGATAATTTGTTTTTCTCTAATGCCGGTAGTTTTAACCATTTAGGTAGCTGGTCGTACATAAACATCGTCTTTGTAACTAAGTTACGGGCTGTTGCTTGTGTAGTAGCTAATGCTAAAACGTTTTTATCTTTATGAAATAACATTAACCATAGAGAATATCCAGCTGCTAAAGTAGATATACCTAGCTGTCTAGATTTCAAAACAATAAGAAATTGATTGTCTCTAAATAAATGAAGTACTTTTCCTTGAAAAGGGTATAAATTAAACAATATACGTCCTCTAGTGGGGTGCTGGATGTAGCAATACTTTTTCATAAAGTATTCCGGATCCTTCGCACACTTAATATATTCCTGTGCTATTATCTTCTTTATGTCTTGTGCCATAACTTATTTTAGATCCTTATAATCTAGTTTTAAAACGTTTGCTCTTGAAGTAGTACTTAAAAAGCCTTTTATTGGTACGGTTCTAATTGTAATACCTCTTCCTGCGTGTCCTTCTGTATTTGTTGCTTTTGATGCATTTCTTTCAAATCGAATAATTGGCTTATCTTCTTTATCGAAATCTTCATCTTTTTCGTAGTTTCTAGATGATGTAATAGTTAATGTGTCTTTATCAAATTTAAAGTCTAATTCTGTGAATGTTCTTTTGACTACTACTGCTTTATCTGATCCGAATGCTAATGCATCGTAACCCATACCTGGGGCATTTAGTACGTATATACTTCCGTAAGGTTTATTATTTTTAGGGTTTATCATATTTAATAGCTTTGGATTATTTTCATCCTGTACTAGCTTTAAATCTTCTGTGCCTTCTCCCATACCCGGTAATAGTACGTTATCGAATACGTCCCTATGAGTTGTCATTGCTGATGACCATCTAAATGGGCCGTCCTTTTTTATTGATATAGGAATTTCTCCAGAGCTATTATAAAGTCTAATGTCTGCTTTTTTATTATCTCCGGTTTCTCTTCCTACAGATGCTGCACTTTCAACATTAGGATATTGGAAAACTATATTTCCTTGAGATGGTTTTATTGTAACATTTATAGGACCTCCATGAACGTTAATTAATTCGTTTATTTTAGCAACTACTATAGCCTCGTTATCTAAGCCTGCATCTCCTACTGAGGTTTGATTCTTATGTATGATTTCTATCCCCTCTGGTGTTCTAAACCCTCCACCACTTGAACCTGTAATCTGGTCTTTTTCATAACCTAAATTTTGAAGTGCTACGAAAATATCTGATCTCTTCTTATCTGTATATACGATAATACGATTTTTAGCATGAGCTATTATCTCATCATCATCTAAGTTAAGCTTTAATATTAACTCTTTACCGAGTGCTTGTGCTTCTTTAGAAAGGTATTCAAATGGGTGCTTTGCTTCGTTTATTAAATTAAAACCAAAAATAGATTCAAACAGAGCAATATCCTTAACACTATTAATGTCTGGATATCCTTTTTCGGTTCTGTATGACCATTCTAGTAAAACTTTATCTATAAGACTCATATATTTACTCTTTTCTTTCTCCTATTATGCTTTGTGCTGCTGCTGTTAGTTGTTCAATTGCATCATGACACCAGTCATTTGAAGTTTGGTCATCCCATAGTTTAACATCCTCTATTTCTTCTAGCTCTCTTTGAAGACCTTCTACTACTTCAATTAAAAGTTTTCTATTTTTCCATTCTTTTCCTTGCCAATCTTCTTGTTCTTTCAAGTCTTCTTTATGGTATAGTTTTTCACTTTCACCATTAGGGCCACTACCGCCTTCATCATGGGGTTTACCTGACATTATTGAACCGTCAGGCATCTTATGAAGTTTACCTTTCCATTCTTTACCGTCTTTAGTATAATGTGGAACACCTTCTTCTTCATTTAATCCTTTCCTAGTATTAGTAGTAAGGTTATTCTCTGTTAAAAAGCTCTTAAGGTTAAAATTGTTTTTCATATCTTTATTATTATGCTTCTGGTTCTGCTCCGTCTTCAAAGTCTATTTCTTCTCCTCCTAAATCTGCTGGTTCTGCTGGTGCATCATCTCCTGCTGGTATTTCTGCTTCTCCTTCTTCACCGCCTTCGGCTCCACCTTCTTCTCCAGGAAAGTCCCCGCCTCCGCCTCCGCCACCTCCGGTGTCTTCTGCTTCTGCTTCCCCTGCTCCTGACATTGGACCTTCTTGATAGAGTCTAGTCATTTTATCTAATGCCTGTTGGTAATCGTCTATTTTATCAATGTAGTACCTCTTTCCCATTATTTGAGCTTCAAAACCGGTACCAGTCCATTTTAGGATGTAGTGTTGTCCATTTTTAAGGTTAACCCTGAATGATGATGGTCTTGGTGATACCCAATCCACTGTGTCAACAAATTCTTTAAATTGCTTAGTTTGTAATTTAATGATTGCTTTAGATAGTGTTGGAAACTTACCTAAGATGGTATCAGTAGCATCTTCTAGGACTGTCTCTTTTGGAGCGTCCATGTCTGCTGGTTCTTCTGGTGCCGGTTCTTCTTTTTCAAGCTCTTTTAAGTATGCTGCTTCATTTAGATTATCATATTTTAGTCTCTTAAGTCCAGTAACTGCTTCTTCCATACTACGTCTCATTCTCATAAGTTCGTATTGCTCTGGTCTTTCAGTTCTTAAGTAAGATTGTAGTTTTCTAAAATTAGTTCTGATAAGCTCAAATAAGTCTTTTGCTTTTTGATCTCTTTGTATATCAGGGGAACGCATTAGTTCTTTTAAATCAGCGATTATGTCTGAGTAATCTTTATATAGTCCGTTAAAAGAAGGAAGAGAGATTATTTTATGGCCTACTGATCCTGTGTTCTTATCTACACTTATAGTTCTGAATAAGGTTTTCATATCACTTGATAGAAAATCTCGTTCAGGATATTTCCCTACTCCGTATCTTGCAGTGATTGATTTCTGCAAGGATTTAGGTAAACCTGTAATCTTATGAGTATCCGGTGAATCTGCTGTTTCTTTCTCTTCTCTTACTTCTCCGTATGCTTCTAGAATTACGTTCTTTATATCTTCTATATTCATATCTTACTTCTTTTTCTTTTTGTATCCTTTATGCCAATGTTCGTTAGTCGTTTTAATATCTAACTCCTTGACTGGTATATTTTCTACTGTTTTTCCATTTTCAAATAAAACATCATAATGGGTAACTATATACTTCTTACCTTCTTTAACTAAGGTATGTTTTTCTGGAATGCAAGTTCCTTTGCCGTATGCTTCATGTACTACCTTAGCAGCACAATCGTGAGCGAATCCAGGTCCAGCTTCTGTAGTGATATCCATGTTCTTATGTGTCTGTCCTACTTTTGCATCTAATAAAGACTCTACATGCTTCTTTTGTTTAGTTAAGTCTTTAAGTTGAGATACTACTGATTTATCTCCTGCTTTATATTTCTTAGCTAAATCTTTCATAACGCCTGTTATAACATCATGTGCTTTTTGTAATTTAGCAACCGAATATTTACCGTTGTTAAATTTCTTAGGTAATTCTGCTTCTTCTATATCTTCATCTTCTGCATCATATCCATCTACATCGTGCAGACCAAAGTTTTCTAATTCATCTGTAGTATATTCGTTTGCTAATTTTTTAACAAATTCTGGTATAGATATAATCCAGTCTGCTATTATTTCTACTCCTCCAGGATTATCGTCAAAGAATTGATCAAAATCATCATATCCAATAGCATCTAACATCCTATCCATAGAGGGACTATAGTCATCTTCAAATTGATCTTCTATTTTGCTTGCAAATTCTGGCACTGTTCTTAACCATTCGTCTAGTTCTTGATGTGCTCCAGGATTGTCTTCAAAAAAATGTTCTAAAGCTCTATATCCTATAGCTCCAATAAGTTCATCTATATCGCTACTTCCGTATTCATTTATAGATTTCTTTACTTTTAAATCAGAATCAAGTTCAAACCTTGTGAATTTATTTAAATCGTTTAAACTTCTTAATTCAACTCTTTTACCGTCTGAATCCAATCCGTAGATATTAGCATCATACTTACCCATTCCATCAGAACGTGAACCTTTTAATTTTTGTTTTAATTCAGCTCCTGCTCTACGTTTTGATACTGATGAAGACATTCCTAAATCTTGTCTATTTTCTTCTTCATCCATGTTACCAATTCCTGATACTGGGCCTCTTTTTCTGTAATAATCAGATTGTTTTTTTGATTCTACATCTCTTGAATCTTTAATTGCTTTAATAGCATCTCTTAGTATGTTAGAGGATAATAATGATATTTTTCCACTAGCATTCATTTGACCCATAGGGGTTAATGAGGATTTTGAATCATCTAAACCATAGGCTTTTGCTAAGTCTGATATGGGTCCTGAATCATACCCTTGAACTGTTGTGACATTATTACCATTTATTGCAATATAACATTTATCTGGTCTTCTAACATCTGATTTTGATAGTGGATGAATTAAAATACTACCACCACCTCTTCGATCAACATACATTGTTTTTTCTAATTCATCAATGTAATCTTCAAAAGTTGAATGCATTTTATCACCCTCCTTTATATCTTTTGATTTGTTTCTTCTAAAGCCGCCTACAATATCATCATATGCCTTACCTACATCTCCCTTATATAGTTGTTTTACAATTCTTTTACCTAAGTTTTCTAATTGATCATTAGTTAAAGTATACTCTTTACCAAATCCTTCCAAATAAAACATTCCAATGTCTACATAGTCATCATAGTAATCTTTATGTTGAGGTGTAGGATTTTCATCTAATTCTGCTGCATCTTCTTTGCCCATTCCTCTTAACCTTAGAGCTTGCTTGATAGCGAAAACAGCATCTTGTTCGTCATACCCGTATCTCTTAGCCATTGCTTTAATAAACTGATTAACTTTTTTAGATACTTCTGGGTTTAGGTTTTCATTTACTGATTCTTCAACTTTCACAACATTTATAGATTTTAACTTATTGTCTTTTGCTAATTTCCAATGTTTGTCGTCTGCTTCTTTTTTAGTCTTGTAAACTCCACTTTTAAATTTCTCTCCTTCTTTAGTAAAGTATTCTACTCTGTATTTAACTTCATTTACTGATTCGTCATAAGCGTCGATAATGTAGGTATCCCTTAAAGCTTCTATTATTTCTAAAGCTGCTTCTTTGGGAGTTGTACCGTCTTCATTAGCCATATCAGTAACAATTTGTACGATAGCATCTAAATCTCCTCTTCCTTCTTTAATTGATTCATTATAGTCATCGTCATCCTCTCCAAAGTAGAACCCTAAGTTCTCTAATTCATCATTACTAAATTCATCACCTAATTTTTCTTGGAAGTCTGATATGCTACCAATCCATTCCATTATTACTTCTACACAGCCAGGATTATCTTCTATAAATTCATCAAATCCCTGTCTATATCCTAGAGCTCCAAATATCTCATCTAGGTTTCTAGCAGCAGACTCCTTTACTAACTTACCTAGGTATTTAGCTTGAGCTCCATGTCCTTTAACAGAGTTTTTTAATTGACCTACTATCTTTTTAACTTTTTTAACTTCCCCTTTATCTAACTCCTCTGGAAGTTCATTATTATCGTAGTCGTTTTCTTCTCTTCTGTAATCCTCATAATCTGTTTGATCACTTCCTTTGGCAGCGTCTAATATATCTCCTAATTCTGCATCTGCTTCCATTTCTGGATTAATTAACGTAACAGAGTTAGGTAAATCATCTCCTCTTCCAATATGAAGTTCGTAATCTTGACCTTCTTTATATCTAGAAGCTAAATAATTAACAGCTGATTCGATATTGTCTAGATCAAATCCA